CACAAGATAAGAAGAAGAAATCAACTTCAAGGAGATTAAATTTAAAGTCAACTGCAAAATCAACTTCTCCATTAAACACATGAAAGTCGCGAAGAGTCTGCATGACAGTGGTTCATGGAATCCAACAAGGAACCGAAAGTAAAAACTCTTTTTGTTTTGTTTTTGTGTTTAGTGAGTTGTAAATTAGTTTCAGATTTGTGTCAAAGGGTTGCTACTCTTCATCCAATGCTCCGAATCTCCCAGATCGGATTCTGAGTTTGGGTTTGATTTCTGTCCAGACTGCTTTGCCTTCATTGATTGCCTTTCGTGCTTCCAAGCGACGACGGTTGATCATGTTTGCAATGGCAATCCAAGGTTGAATCTCCTCGCGATTGATGTAGATCTGTCGGAAGACGCGCTGAGTGTGGGCAACCCACTCTGCATCGGGCATCGCAACGAGACGATCAAAGTACGCCTGTTGAATATCATCCTGGATCTTCTTCTGTCGAATGTCTTCCTCGTACATCAACAGACCCCAATTAGGGTATCGTCCAAGTCCACCCTCTAACATGGGCAGCACGATGGACCTTAATCGTCTCACTTCTGCACGCTTATCGAGCAGAACTCTCCACTTTCGCGAAACAACCTTCGCGAACTTCTCAAGTGTATGAACGACCCGGTCAACCTTTTCGTTCATAACCTTCTGCTTCTTGATTGCGCCCCTGGGCACCCACTGACTACGCATGAACCCACGAATCGACGTGTCCAAGACGTATCCTAACTTTCGCATGGTGACGCTGTAGGGAATTAGTTTAATCATTGTATCGTGTAGATCTCACGCCTCACACAGTATATCGTATGTAGGACTTGAGGTGATTAGTTTTGGGGTTATCAAATCCATTTTGGACGATGTTGGTAAAACGGATTTAGTTGGGTCAGAAACAGTAGGGGCAAGTCCTCTGATTGAAAAACGAACACACAAATCCTGAAGAACTAAAGACAAGATGCCCACCTGTACAGCATTCACTAAGCAATCAACACCCTGCACCGCACATATCTATACACATGAGAGAACCCTTTGTGGAAGGCATCTCCATATGATCGCAACCCCTCAACTAGAGGAGCGTTTCAACCGAGAACAGGCAAGGTTTCGTGCCAACTGGCGAGGTCTCCAAGAAGGAACTCACGTTCGAGTCGGAAATCGAATTGTTCCAGTTGGAACTCTACCTGTTGGAGTTCGCGAACCTCCTCCTCTAGTTGTACGCCCTATCTGTATTTCCGTGAAGTCAAATGGAACACGCTGTGACAAACATGCAGCACATGACGACAACCGATGTAATCTCCATCACGCTGTGCTTCTTCGCCAACAGCAAACTGCGATCATCGAACGATCTATGCGCGAAATACGCAACATCTACGACCTCTACATGCACAACCCTATTGTAGCAAGGACTACCATTGAAGAGGCAATGCCACAACTGACCCAAGGGTTAACCGAAAGAAGTCAACAACGACTTCGTAGTCAAGCAGACGAGTACTCGCTCAGACCCATGTTCCATACGATTAGGAGACTAGTAGACCAAGGTGCTACGTTTGAGCAGGCAGACGCTCAAGTTCAAGCGTGGGTCGCAAATGGAACCTTGGTAATGCGATTTGTCCCTAACTTCCACCAACAGATCCAAGTCTACATTCAGATCAGGGATTGGCATGCTGTTCACAGACCTGTTTTCCGAGCAGACCAACGTGAAGCACAACTTGCAGCAGACTCGCAGAACGTCCACACACGAGAAATCACTCAGCAGATGAGGGACTCCATCAACATCCTTCTGGCAGTTCAAGTTCCCCCAGAACAGACAGGAAGCGTCCGAGAAATGCGAGTTGGCTGGCTAGAGAAGGGATACTCTCACTACGAGATCGACATGGTCTACCGTGATGTAGTCAACTGGTGGAACAAGGACACCATCTTCAGTGAGAACGACAAACTCTACCGAAGGATTCTTCGAGGACTGTGGTGGACCATCAAGCAGTACAAGGAAGACGTTCGCAAGGAGTTGGAGAAGAGACTGTGGGAGGAGTTGAGAGATGGAGCAATCCCCTACTCAGTCTGCACTCAAGGACACGTGGCTCGCATCAGCAACGTGATGATTGGATTTGACGACGCGTTTGTGCCTCCAGTTCCCATAGGTGAAATTCTACAACAGAAGATGGCTGCCATCTACGGAATGGATGTGGACTACGAAGAACAAATACGACTCGCAGAAGCAGTACTGGATGAACTGAAGATTCCACGGGAACAATACGCGGAGTGGTTATCCGCGTTCTAGAAATATAACCCTTTTTACATACAATGAGACTCAAGACACTCCGACGCTCACATAAGCGTGACAAGAAGTGGGATGCAGTATTTGAAAAGGAAGGAAAGGAAAAGGTGGTTCCATTTGGAGCCAAGGGGTATAGTGATTTTACAAAGCACAAGAATGTGACTCGTAAAGCACGATATATAAAACGTCATTCTGGAATGGGTGAGCACTGGAGCAAACCTGATACTCCTGGAGCATTAAGTAGATGGATTCTCTGGAACAAACCGAGTTTCCGTGACAGTGTTCGCGACTTCAAGCAACGGTTCAATCTTTAAAATGGAATTCTAGACTAATCACTGACATGATATACAAAAATGAATCGCATGTCAATTCAACGTCTTAATACTGAACTTCTTGTTCGCGGATCTCGTACTTCAGGTTCATACGAACGTAAACTAGAACGCTTGCAAAGGTTTCTTGAATTGGAAAAGGAAGAGTTAACAAACCGTGAACGTCTGAACCTTGTTATGGCAGAGGAGCAGATTAAAGTAAGAGAACTTGCTAAGTTACGTGCTGCTGAATACGATGCAATCTGGGTCTTAATGAATCTAAAAACGGAAACACATGAGTCAGTCAATGTTCCAACTATACATGGATAAACTAAAGGTCTGTGTGATTTGCAAAGTAAGTATTGAAGATATAACGATTCACCGTGAATGTCTTCTCAAAGGTCTTGAACAAGGTCTCTTTCAAAGCAAGACAGATTGGTTGAATCAGTGCAAACCTAAACCTAGACGAATGATTCGACGTGTGCGCGTAGAGTAGTTGCCAAGTCTTCCAAAGTCAGTGTGCGATCGGATTCAAAGTAAAGTGTTGCAATCTTGTTGAAAACATGAACATATGTGAACAACATAGTGACAATAATCACAAACGTGTCATTCATTTTTATTGAAGGTTGATGTTTTGCGTCCTTGGAACCCTACGCGACAAAACGACTCGTTGTGTTCCTCCAACACTCATATCGTCACCTTCTTGAATTCCTTCAATTGCACGCAATGCTTCGGCAACTCGTTGAGGTTGATCTGCAAACTGAAGAAGAAGTTGTGTGCGAATGGCTGTTCGACGAAGAGGAGGACGAACTGTGCGTGTAGAGCGAGCAATGGTTCCTGCTCCACCTTCAATTACAAAATTATCCAAGTTGTTACCTTGCATGAACTCTAGAACGGTTGCTCCTAATATTGTTTTTCGATCTCTTATTGTCTTAATCTGCGCTTGCAATGCTCGGATTTGGTCATCTAATCCAATCCATTCCCTTAGAGTTTCTCTAATTTGCGTCGGGTCGTCTTGGTTCTCCATGTCTTTCTTCGTGAGCGTCTGTGAAAACCGCCAATTGTGGGAACTGTTGGAAGTTTTGGAACTGTAGGGACAGCATTTTTAGCATTAGAGGCTGCTTCTTGGGTTTGTTTCGCAAGAGTTTCAAATCCTTCTTTCATAGACGAAGATACACTATTTGTAAGTGTAGAAAGTTGATCTAATCCATTTGCAACGTCATTTCCAAGACGAATACGCTTCTCATCAATCTTTGCGACTGCACGATTTCCTTCAAGGAATGTATTTGCAATCATATCTCCAAGTGGAGAAGGAATCATTCGAGTGAACGCTTCAATTGCAGCTACAAAGTCCTGTCGACTCAATGAAACAATTGCAAAAATAGGCCATACGATGAATCCAAACAATGCTGCAATTGCAATACCTGCCATAGAGGTATATGGAAGAGGAATCACACCAATCGCTGCTGGAAGTAATGACTGAACTGACTTGACCATAATCTTGCCACCTGCAAGAATGATATCTAATGATGCACTTAAAATGCTTCCAAAGACAGGAATCTTTTCAAGATAACTTACGAAAAAGACGACCATAAAGATACCTTCAAGTAGAGTTCTTGCATAAGGTGAAGTCACTGCAGTTAAAAACCAACGCAAACGAGGTCCAAGATAGTCTTCCGAGTCAGGAATGATTGGAGGCGCTACAGGAGGTAGTTCAGCACCTCCACTTGTGGGACGATGGTGTTTGAATTTCTCAAGTTTTTGCTTGTAATTGGATTTACGTTTCAAACCAGCAATGATAATGTCAAGACGTTCATCAAAATCATCCGGAATAGGAACCTTGTGTTTTTCAAGAGTGTCACGAAGACCCATTGTGTATCATCTCTAAAATTTCCACCGCTTGTCACATTCCAAACAAGTCACGAAAGTCGTCATGGGTTCATCTGCAGAACGTGTTTGCAACTGATAGTAGTCGCACTTGGTCTTGACCTTACACGAGGAGCAGTACATGAAGATACTTGCTGTGGATTTCTTGGAGTACATCGCCTTTTCCTTCTCAATCAATGCCTCAATGATGGATGTCCATCGTTTAGGATTGAGATCTACTGCAGTGGAGTCTACAAACTCAGTAGCAGTCATTGTCTTTGCAAGATCACGATATCGATACAATGAAACTGCACGACTACGATACATGTCTACAAAGACTGAATTAGTCCAATCAATATCAATAAACCATTTTTGTGCATCCGAAACTGAACGGGTCAAAATTGCATGTTCAATCTCTTCACTCTCAAACTTTGAACGAATCAAGTCTCGTAATGGATGATCCACAAACACGTTGGAAGCATGAAGCATGTGAACGGTCACATGAGGGCGAACGGTTGCGTCCACTGGGTCTTCAGGTTCCTCTTGTTGAGGATCACCGAGTCCATCATCTTCTTCATATTCTCCCTGTTCTTCGGGGTCATCCTCTTCATCAAATGTACAGGTTGCATAGAACTCGTCATATTCAACGGTCTTTAAGTCTACATATTTGGACGCTTGACGATCGTAGTCGTCTGGATTTGGATTTGCAGACTTTAGAACTGCAATAGACCCTTGAAATGAATCATCATTGAAGGGTGGAGGTAACATATGTTGATTAGTTTGTTCATCTTCGATTTCCGATGGAACCGCGAAGAATGCAAAGGAATGCTCTTCGTGGACACACTTGCCTTGGAATTGTAATGTAGGTTGCTTGAGTTTCTTACGTAACCATTCTAAGACATCTGCGGTCTTTGCAGGAATGGAAACTTCAGAGAGAGTACCAGAGATTGAGATAAGTGTTGCTACAACCATTTTTAAGTGAAGTTGTTTAGGACTTCTCCATTCATTTTGTTTAAATTCGGCGTCCAGTCTTCATACGATGTCTACGCCGACCTCCCTTAGACTTTTTCATAAAAGGTTCAAATCGTGAAGTATCTAACTTTTGTTTTTGAAGACCTTTTAGATAACTAATTTGCATAGGACGTGACCACTTTGCAAAGTCATCTGTGGAAACAAATCGTTGATTCCAACCTGGACGATCGGATTGACTTTCAGTAGATTTTTTGGAAGAAGTTGTGCCCTGACTGGTATTAGACGCTACAGATAGACGTCGTTCCAAAGGAGGTAGTCGTCTTGGCGCTTTTTGAACCATAGGTTTTGACATTTCACTATAATTTACTGGTGGAGCAGGTTTAGATTCAGGTTTAGATGCTGAAACTGGAGGAGAAACTCGTACTGGAGTCACACTATCTGCAGTGTCGCGAAGTAGACTTTCATTCTGAACTTCCTCAAGTGTTTTAGGTGTTGCAATAGATTCACCTCTCAAATGAGGTGGAAGTGCAGGTGGTTTGACTGATTTCTTAAATGCATTGCTTGCAAGTGCACGTGATTTTGCTTCTTTTAGACTGTTCTTCTTCTTATCCTGAATGTTCTTTTCAATGTTTTCAAGTTCACTCACTGCTGTATTTGAAGTGTCTGCGATTGCTGCCGGTGTTCCTGGGGGTGCTGGCGCCTCTGCGATTGCTGCCGGTGTTCCTGGGGGTGCTGGCGCCTCTGCGATTGCTGCCGGTGTTCCTGGGGGCGCTTTTTGAAGATTTGTTACAGCACGAATGGTTCCTCGAGGCAATCGTTTTCTCATCGTTTTCCTACGTTTATCTGCTTTCTCTGCTTGAACATCTTTGAACATTTGCTCATCTTTGAACATCGGATTGGTCATTTGAATGTCGCTGGAAGGTTTGAGAACTGGGAATACTTCTTCAATAGGTGTATCTTTTGGTATTTGTCTTGGTTCAGGTGTTCTTCCAGTAGGTCCAACTCCTAATACGCTTCCAAGATTTCGTCGAGTAGTTCTAGCAGATTTTGCAAGAGATTCAGGGACTGCGGGCAATGCAGGCAATGCAGGCATCACAGGTAATTTTGCTTTCTTGAGTGCATCGTATCCACCTGCTAGAGATCTACCTAATGAGTCTCCTGCACTTTTAAGAAATGTTCCTGCAGGACCCGTTGCCATCTTCAATCCAAACCAAATCAACAGAATGATAATCAAGACAGAAACAGGACCCAAGATATACAAACTGAAATCCTTTCCTTCTACATCGGGTTTGAATGCATTTGTAGGTAATGGAATGACAGGAAGCATTTTATTGGGACATGGAATTGGGTTGCCTCGTTTATCAACAGGTGGTGCAGGTTTGTAACGGACGGATGTGATTTCATGAATCACATCTCCAGGTGGAGTCACTGGAAGACGTTTAATAGCGTCCATATCGGATCTAGAAATCAAAATAGGTTCGCCCATCACAATCACACGTGTTCCTTCTGAAGTGACCCATGTATAATACGAACGATTGACCTTGAGAACCTGTGCAAGACTCCACTCTGCACCCAATCCTACATCTGTATCTGGATATCCAAGTAGACGATCCGGTTGAGCAGCAACAATCGCAGGAATCTTGCTTCCAAGTGTATTGATGAACTTTGCACCATCGCCTGGATTTGCATCAACTTTCAGTGGAATTAAAAAGACATTCTTATCTGGATCTCGTCCTGTTGTTCCAAACTCACCAATTTGCAGACAAGCGTCATATTGAATATTTGTACCTGAACCAATTGTATCCATACGAAGAGGGAATGGATGATATAAACTCATTAACTCCGTAATTTCATTGAATCGTAGTGGACGCGGAGGTATTGGGTTTGCAATATTTGGAAACCACCAAGAGGGAAACGGTGAAACAGGAGGAGGAGGCGGAGGCGGAGGTGGAGGCGGTGCTGGTTGTGAAGGTTTGTTTCCCATTACTCTTATCGCCTATAGATTTTCAATAAGGATTAAATTCAACTTTGAAAGGAATTGAAGGTTTAATGTGAAGTTTGGTAAGTGCTCCGTAGTTTTTGTAATTCAATGCAATACTACCGTCTGGATCCGTTGGGTCATCCGATGGATTCCAAATACGAACCATTTTTTCAGAAGATTTGGTCTGTGATCGTCTGCTTGCAAGTTTCTGGTCTGCTTCCCATGCGATTTTATCATCTCTAAAGTGACACAATACATTACTTCGATTCGCACCTGCAGACCCTAACCTTAATACAACTGTTCCATCAGGACCTACATCGGTTTCTTCACTACAACCACTTGCTTTGATTTTAGTTTGTCCAAATGCAGATGGATCAGCTCGTTTATAAGTGCATCTAGATCCGCATCGTAAATCTATGTCTGCATTGCTTTCAAACAATGTAGGAACTCCGTTTTGAAAAATAACAAACCGATCCCATGTCCAGGAATCGGAAGGAGCCTTTTGAGATGCAGGAATCTTTCCCAAGATATCTCGTGTTAACGTAACAGATGATGATGAAAGTGTAGGATCTAATATGATTTTACAGGTATCACAACTTGAACTGTTTTTAACAGACAGTGCAAGGTTTGTTGAATTTTTAGGTCGTTCAAATTTAGAAGTTGCAGGTGGAACATACGGTGCTGGCGCGGGTGCAGGTGCAGGTGCTGGTTGTGAAGATGTATTTCCCATTGTATCTATCCTATAAAACAAGTATAGGAGAAAGACAATGGCATCTAAACCACCTTCTACAGTTTCTCCTCCACCAACAGTTTCTTCTCCACCTCCTCAGGAGATGATTCCATGGTGGGCAGCACTGGTGACTGCGATTGTTACGGCAATTGTCTCGGTTTTAGGAACTCTTTATTATTTGAAAGGAAGTCGCCCCTCGGTTCCTAACGCTCCTCCTGGAGTGGGTATATTGTTTACAGATGCAATTACCTTCCTTCCTCACATTTTGATTCTCTTCGGAATCCTTGCGGATATTTTCACACTCCGCGGCGCGTATTCAATTCCAAGTATAGTAGGATTACTGTCCATTGCCATACATTATGCTATGCAGTTCCTTTGGTCAGGCGTGACTGTAATGATTGGAGATTTGTATACTTTGATAATGACTCCACCCAAGGACGTTCCAGATGTAACTGCAATGTTTAGTGGAACGAATACTGGCGCTCAAGTGGGTAGACCTTCTCTTACTGGTGGAGCCATGAGTGCATGGAATGGATGTGAAGTCTACGGGTTTGAATCGTTGAAGAGTCCATATGCACCTCAAGGATTGGTCGTGACTGCCACAATCTTCTGGTATTACTTGTTGGATTTATGGAATAACCGTAATGCTCTTGACAGTGTTGCTACAGCACTTACGTTTCCTCTCTTCTTTGGACTTCAAGTCTGGCAACTCAATTCATGTGACAATATGATAGGCAGCGTTGCCATCAAGTCTGTGATTGCTCTTGCAGAAGGATTCATTATTGGCGGTACGGGATATGGGATTGTTCAATCCACTATACCGGAACGTCTACCTTCCTTTGGTCTTCCAAAAACTCCATTCCTATCCTCCATGACTAAAAATGCAGATGGAACCTATTCTGCATCCGATGGAACTGTCTATGTCATTGGACCTAATGGTGAACCCGTTGCACAAGCGTGGTTAACTCAAACAGTTCAATCCGCAACCACTGGACCATCCTCAGGTGGTGGTGGAATCGGACTTGGATCGGCATCTGCAACAACCTGTCCTAAATAGATCGCGCCTTCTTGAGCAAACTATAATACACAATCATATTCGTTCCTGAATGACGACCCACTTCTGCACCGTTTTTTAAGACCACAATGGTAGGCACAACTTGAACACCAAACTTCTTTCCAAGACCGTGCGGATCAATATGAGTATTCACAGAAGTCCACTTCACATCATCAAATTCCTCCTTCAAGTCCTCAATTGCCGGTTTGATGGCATGACAAGGTGTGCAAGATGGTGACCAAAAATGAAACGCTTCAATACTCATTCTACCTTATCTACGACATTTGTTTGTAAATGACCATGCGAAGCGCGAATCACAGGTGTTCGTGCAATGACCTGTTTTGTTAAATTGACATCTCGTGACTTACACATTTCCGTAAACGCCTTGAACAAGTGCTTGTCAACCAAGTCCGTGTCCAATGTGTCCAGAGATTCACGCATCCATTTCACAATGTCCTTTTGCTGTATCGGACCTCCCATGATTCGTAAAGGACATCCTGGAAAGAGTTCATCCACTACAACCGTTTCAGGTGAATGAACAACTCCTTCTACAATTTCACGCGCCATCTTATCAACCATATCATTGTGTTTGGAGAGTTCATCTATGCCTCCTGTATGCGCCTTAACATGTACAAATCGATGTGACTTGAATTTGGAAAGACGAGATGTAATGTCTTTAATCAAATCTTGATGAAGAACGTCTTTTCCAGCAGCAGTTTTCCATCCTCGATTCATCCATCCTGTAATCCAAATTGTTAAACAATTGATGCAATATTCTGAATCTGAATAAATCACCAAATCACAGTCCAATTCTCCACGATCTTCTAATGTCTTCACTGCAAGTAGAATAGCAGATAACTCGGCGCGATTGTTCGTTTGATCTTGGTCTTCTGGAACTCGATGTGCTGAGGACCAACTAGGATGATCTGGAAACCATGCTGCATACCCTGCTTTGGCGTCTTTTCTTCCATTACTTGTGCAAGAACCGTCTGTAAACACTCGCATACTACTCTATAGGTTAGACGCTTCTAATTCCATTTCAAACTTCCTTGGATCGTCCCATAGACGTGTATCTAAAGTTCCATGAACAATAGGTGTATGTTGATACGAAGGAACACGAGTCACAATACATCGTGATACAATTGCAGATTGTAATAAGGGTTCCTCTATATGAAACCAGACTCTACAACGAAAGGATCGTTTTTCAAGGGATCTACGTAACATCTGTTGACATGCCAAACTCAAAAAGTGTGCATGCCATACAAGTAAAACACGAGCGCGTGTAGAGCGTCGTTCAGGTGCAAATGCAATCCATTGGGAGAACCATTTTGCAAAATCATCCATTGAGTTGGACAACGCAGCATCTACTTCCTCAAATTCACACTGATCTGCATACTTAGTTTTGTAAGCGTCCCAAAGTGTTTTTGTTTCACGATCATTCAAACATTCATATAAAATACGATGAGGAGGTGGGAAGTCCATTATGAACTAGAACCCACAATGCGTTTAACAGGGATATCCGAAGAGACAATGTAGAGACTGTTCTCTGTGAGGACAATGTAAACATTATCTTCCTTAATTCGAGAGATGGATTCAATGGGCGACGTATACTCGGTGTCAGACTTAACTAAAAATTTAGTTGTGTCTTGAACACCGATACAGCACTTCTTCTCAATGCTGTCGTTGTAATAGTCTAGGTAAATCGGGCGATCTTGGTCAATCGCGATCTTTGCGGCAGCAGCCATAACAGTAGCAGAGGGCACAGCACTCATTTTCTTTGACGCAAGGTTGCGTTCTCTTGAAGTTTAACGAATAAACTCTTATATCAATGAAATTATCACTTGCAAATGGACAGTTCAAAGTAGGATACAACTATTATGGACAAATGGGAGAAGACAAACATATTTATACTAAATACTTTCCGTCTTATCGTAATGGTATATTCCTAGAATTAGGTGCATTAGATGGTATTAAATATTCAAATACTAAGTTTTTTGAAGATTCATTAAATTGGACAGGAGTGTTAATAGAACCAATTCCATCTGAATTTGAAAAACTTGTTAAAAATCGTCCAAAGTGTTCTGTGTATCACGCAGCTATTTCAGAAAAGTCAGGATACATTGAACTCTACAATCATGGAGCAGTTAGTTCAGTCAAAGATAATACAACTATCGAATTTTTCAATGGTTGGCATGAAGGTAAAAATATAGAGATAATCAATGTTCCTGCAAGAAGACTTGACTCTATTCTTCATGATGCTAAGATTAAACGAATTGATTTTTGGTCACTAGATGTTGAAGGTTCTGAATTAGAGGTTCTCAGTACAATGGACTGGTCTATACCTGTGTATCTTATCTGTATTGAGACCCAAGAGTCTGAAAGAAAAAAACAATGTGATGCCATTCTACTTAGAAATGGTTTTATATTTATAGAGAATCTTGCTCATAATGAGATTTGGATTAATCCTTCAAACAAGCGAACTTAGAGTTTTAGAGAATCCTCCAATTTGAAGCGACTTTTCATGTTGAGACAGGGAGTTTCTGCCTTTGGAATTGCAAGAACCTGTTTAACAGGGTCCTTAACTTCAGGCACTTTTGCTGCCACTGCAAAGACGAATCGAACCAGAGCGTCCACGTGTTCTTCTGCAGTAGGTGTCTTAGGTTGTCGAATAGACTCTTTTAAGTCATCCGCAATGGTCTTGACAAACGTAGACATCAGTTCGTGTGGAATGAGTTCTCTAGCAAAGAGTTCAGCAACGTAGACTGCAAAGGTTCGTTTCTTCTCCTTTTGCTTGTACCATTTGAGAATGGTTTGCTCGTATTCAGGATCGGTATGAACTGGAACGACAGTCACATTTGCGTTGTCGTAAAGCGTATCAAACATTGTGACTTGAGTCAGCAAATCTTGACGTGCATCAGGATATGCACTTGCAATATCCTTGTATGCGTCTCCCATCAGTGGAGCATAGAAGGTTTGCGTAACGCCTCGGTCAAACAACAGAGTTGTAACACGGAGTCGAAACATGGAATCGCGTTTATCCAGTTTCTCCATGATTCCAACCATCATCTTGTCGTAGGTTTGTTTGGTCAGTTTGTTTAGGAATGCGTTGACCTCATCGTAGTCTGGGTCGTCCTTCTCACGCACCTTGCGATGCAAGGAGACTAGCGCGAGTTCTCTCCAGTTTACGGAGACTTCCTCAACATGTGCCCTGCGAACAGTTGGGCGACGAAAGGAAGGTTTAAAGGTGATCTTCAATTTTGAGATCAGTGTTCGGATTGCTTCATTCAAAGGGGGTCGGGGTACAGTTCTTAATGTGTAGAGAGTTGAGATATCCATGGTGTCCTCCTTCTTTTCTGTTTAGAGAATCATATCCATTTTCTATCAATGGGGTCATGTCTAAGTTTTGAAAAACCAATGGCAAGAATTGGTTCAACGATTCTTCGAACTTCAAAATTTAAGAAAATCAAAACGTATCTGGATGCTCTAAGAGCAGCAGGTTATGTAATTCCAGAAAATGCATCCATTATTTTAGTATGTGATGGAGTTCATATTATGAATGTTCCAGTGTACAAACCATTTCAATTTGTGGATTCAATCAAATATGGAACCATGACGATTCCAATAAAACGACTGTACGGCAAACAAAATGGATTGAAACCTAGACAATAACATAGAAGGCGCCACAATGTCTGATTCAACTATAATGCCGAACAAATGGGTCCTCTGGTATCATGACCCGAATGACAGTGACTACTCTGAAAAATCGTATACAAATATTGCAACACTCTCCACACCGGCAGAGTTCTGGACCGTGATTGATGCTATCTCTAAAGACGCATGGGAATCCGGTATGTTCTTCTTCATGCGAGACGGTTACCGTCCACTATGGGAGGCGCCAGAACATATCCGTGGAGGTGCGTGGTCCAAGAAAGTGGATGCACGAGAAACCTGTGAAATGTTTATTGATGCAATGGCACACTGCTTTATCAATGGTTTTCTAACCAATTACAAAGAAGCGATTGTGGGTGTTTCAGTGTCACCCAAGGGACAATTTCATATTATTAAAGTTTGGAATACAACGACTAACATTACGGATCGGAAACTCTTTGCTCCGACAATGAAGATGAAAGGAACAGACGATATCGTCTATAAAGCACATAATACTCGAGGGAAGTAACTATGAAAGTGTGAATAAGTACTTGATTTGATTCAAGTCCGCTAAGATTTCATCACGAATATTCAGCAAGTCTGAATCCGCCTTTTTTAACATTCTTGGAAGAGAGGTTGTAAGCCATTCATCACTCTTTGTAATGAAGGATCTGATACCTGTAATGGTCAGATTCTTAACTGGAAGTGTCTTTTTGATATAAGGACGTCCGTAGCGGCCCATATAGACCTCTACGAATTTATCAATATTGGTATCCAATGCAGCAACCAAATCGTCAGTTGCTTTGTGCTCTGCAAATGAACGAGTTTGCCAATGGTACAACTTAACCTGATCGCGAAGATGGAAAAACATAGTGACAATTTCACCACCCTTCTTTGCCTTACGTGTCTTAGTGCGACCACCAAACAATGAAGGAACATTACGACGTGATGCATTGGTTGCAATTCCTTGAGGAATCTTGGACTTTGCTTTGGCTTCATTGAAAATCGCGATTTCTTCTTGAGGTGTCAATCTACGCTTTTCTTTAAAAAAAGCAGCTCGTTTAGCGTCAGACAGTATCTTTTTAGGGTCTGTAGCAGGAGGTGGGTGAAGAGGTGGCAATGCTGTAGGAGTTGGAGATGCAGGAGGAGTTCCAAAAATAGAAGTAGGTGAAGCAGGCAATGAATTTACCTCCTTAGGGCGATAGATACCCTCTACTTTCATATCATACAGAGAAGCTCTCTCAAATGAATCTTCAGACTCTGCATTCCATCGTGCTTGCCATTCGGCTTTCTGTTCGGGTGTCCAGTAAGTGTCCATTACTCTAAAGCAGACAAACTTATAAAGTCAGGATTCCAATTGACTAACCAACCTTCATTGAAGATATGTCTAAGATATTTATCCAAGCGCTTATATTGATTTGCGTGTCCAAAGTCGATGACCCAAACACGCCCATCCTTAAACGTAAAGTTATAAGGAGTTACATCTCGATATTGTATTCCGTGTTGCCATAAAGTGTATAAAATGTTGTAGATTGACTGTCGTATATCATTGGGAAGGTCATCAATGTGTTCACCAAAGACTTCCGAAATGGTAGGACCAGAGTGTTCCATTTCAATAAAGGTTGTTTGGTCAGTGTTAAGTACATTAGGGGATAACCCTAACTCTGCTGATTTACGCATGAGTTTTACCTCACGAACCAAATCCTTCTTGGGTGTTTTTGTGAATTCTTTGCGATACATGTTAACCTAATGTTGAAGTTGTAGTGTAAACTAAATCCATTTTATACGTTATGTAGACCATGTTCCACCTAATCCTACATGATACAATGCAAGTGGTTGTACTGCACGTCCTTTAGTTCGCAAATCTTCAAGTGCGTTCTTCTGAAGCCACATTGTTGGATTGACTTGAACACTCGCATCATTAGGGAGTTCAGCTTTCAATAAGTATGGATTAGGTTCTGCAGGACGAGTGCTTCCAGACATTGGGAATGGATAAATCTCTTCAGTCTTGAGCATCTTAACACGATCTTCAACTGGATTCACGATTGCCGTTCGCAAATAATAAGGTCCTGTAGTTTGATTAATGTTTTCGTCTTCCAAATCAATCTCGGCTAATACATCATCGTCTAATATACGCGCTAAAACATCAGACATTTTTGCTGCTGCAAAGAAACTATTGGATAAGTATTTCTTACCATTGCCTCCTTTACATTCAAGTTCACATGGGTCTTCATTACATCCAATAAATTGTACACCTTCTTCAGACGCTTTTGTGATTACGGTATAGAAGTCATCACTGGTTTCAAAGAGCGAGTCAATGTAGATACCACCTTCTTTATAGATGATCTCAAGACGCGCTAAATCAGCAACCTGAGCCCAACGAGATTGACCTATTTCTTTTCCTTTCTTGAGTGCATCATTCTGATAGGCAATAGTTGATTCAAAGTTTTCAGGAGTTCTGTCTTCATTTCTCCATAATCGATAGGTATATCCATTACGTTCAGCTACAGTCTTGTTTGAGTCAAATAAGTATTGACGCCAAGCAGGTATTTCACCTCCGAACCAAATTTGATTCACTTTCTTAGGTATTCCTCCTTTAGGTTTTGTAAGACGATCTTGAATTTCCTTTTCAAGTTTCCTATTTTCTTCCGCAAGTTTTTCATCTGGAGTGAGTGGAACAGGTGGAAGTTTTGGAACTATACTTTGTTCAATAATAGGCAATGGACTATTTGGATCAGGTCTTAGTAGTTGCCATCGGATACGAGATAGAAACATATAACTATTGGACATATGAATGTTGATATCGGCTAATGTTTCACACATTGAAATCAACGCAAAAACGATATGACTTCTAGATGAAAAGAACATTGGTTTTGTGATGTCCAATACGATCGTTGAAAGGTACTCTGTCTTTATACGAGATCCCTTATTAAATGCAACTGCCTCAATAGTCTCCGAGGTTGTCTTTAATTGTTTACCAATCCATACATCTTTGCCTTGAATTAGATGATTTAAGATCACTGGAATTGTTGCTGTAAAAGGTAATACAACTGGACTTGCTCCAAGTGGAACTTTTAATTTGATTGCAAGACCTCTATTTCGGTCTACAATCTCATTATAGATTCCATATCGTTGCTCATAAGGCACGATATTAATCAATTTTTGATGGTCATCTGATTTCATATACTTCAAATAGGGTCCAAGTGAATCCACGGAATCCTTGTTTGGAAAGAAGATGTATTCATACAATGTTCCTATAGGTCTGTTACAGTCAACTCGTCTTGTGATTTCTTCAACATACTTCTCAGGAAGACGATTAGCAGAAGCGCCTTGTTCGGAAGCTGCTTCTTCAGCAGTCAAACATGCAGGATGTTCAATAATACAGTCATTTACATCTGCAGCCCCCTCCCAAACAAAATTACTATACTTATCGGTCAACCAAAGGTATTCAATTGGAAGTTGAATCAAGTTTGTATCTAAAATCTTATTCGTCATCGTAAACATCATTGACAAAACACGATCTTCAGCCTTTCCTTCATTGCTTTTTTTATTGTTTTCAGCATTCCAATCATCTAATGCACGAATTGCTGCAGGTGTATTTGCATAAAACATTGTTCCACCCGATGTCTCAAAAATGTAAGGATCATAACACTGCCAATCCTTAAATCGTATATTTGTTCTCGGATCTGAACCCCAACCGTGTGCCATAATATCTACGTTTTGCAAATCAAAGATTTTCGGATACTTGTGAATAATCATATCACCATCTACGTAGAGAACACCTCTTCCTCCGCAGGATTCAAGCGCTTTCTTAATAAACATAGGTTTTGCGTTAATCGCAGACTGATAAAACTTAGGCCAATTGATAGTGAATTCTGGATATTCAACCGTTAAATAGTTACAATTGGCTTCCCTACAAGCAGATTCCCATTTTCCAATCATAGTTTCAAAAATCATAGGTTGTTCCATCAATCCACCATATTCTGGAGCTTGAGCATTAGTAGAAATAGGTTCTTTCTTGTATTGTTCAACGTATTTTCGAATAGCGTCTTTTGCAGATTGTTTTTCAAAAAAACCTTTCAAAATCAAATTACGTTTCACCTTTGCTTCATTCCATTTCTGTTTGGTTTCATCTGTAGTATCCTTAGGTGTATTATTACGACCTGTGACTGCATTACGCAAGGGAATAAACTCATTTTCTATAAATGCTGCATATTCGGGGTCTTCTTCTCCAATTTCTGATTCTAACTGCTCTTTAGCTCGTTCTACATACATTTCAGGACAAGGCCATTGAGTATTTGGATTCTGTCTTCCCTTGCCCCACCAATAGGTAACTACTACAAACTTACTTGCAGGATTAATAATCACAGGAACAAGTGGATGTGCATCTACAGTAGCTTGGGCGTATTCACCGGGTCCACCACCTCCACGACGTGGCGTTCTGCGACGACGGGAGGGGATTTTTCTAGGTGTCTTGGGCATTATATTCTGATAAGAAGTAGTTTTATGAAGATGAAGCAGATAAGGGCATCAAACATAACTTGATATCACCTAAATTTGCAATGACGTATCGTATCATCAAGAACCAGTCATTCTTCATATGGAGTTCAAGATTGTTAGACAAGTTTGAACATTTTGTAAATAGAACCAAATGTGGAAGAGAATACGTTCCACTGACAATCGCATCCGATTCATCTTTTCCAGGCACTATATCTGTGACTGCATCACCCATTGTTACGGTCTGTTGTGCAAAAGGACCTTTGCAGGTGAATGTTAAGATACTTCCAACCTTTTTGATTTCAACATTCTTTGCAGATAACAAGGTCATGTCTCGACAAATCTTTTGGAAATCGAGAGATGGAATGGTTGTGTGTGCTGAAAACTCAGTTTCAGGCATCGTGATATCCGAATCATCTCTATCTAACAAATTCAACCGATACTTGGTTCTACGTCCCTTTTCGCCATTCTCAATAGTAATCGTCAAATGATTGGATTCGTGTTTGGAAACTGAAAAAGTAATGGTATCATCGTTTGTCACTGTTTTCACAATACGATAAAAGTGATCGGTATTCAATCCAATATCTAATTTAGGTGCCGTATGATTGTATTCGTATTTCTCAAACTTGGACGCATATAAACGCATATGAGTTAACACAGTGCGTGTATTGTCCATTGCAATCATTCGGATTCCCTCCTTATCAAACACCAAACTCATCTCCACTAACATGGACTTCAATCCTTCAGCAAGCGTTCGTATGGGCGATGTTTGAACCGTTTTGGCTACAATCAAGTCGTCGCTCATTTATGTATGATTGAGGTTCGGTGTCTAAGTTCTTCTACGCACCTTATTTATTGAGGAGCCTTTGCGACGTGTCTTGGGTCTCTTCAATCCAGCAGGAAGGCAACTCCAGAACTCGCCTTTTTTGTTCATTCGGTAATCATAGATATCATATCCAGGGTTACACTTCTTTTTTGCTGCTCTGAGGCGTTGTTTCAGAGTCCTGGAGGAGCTCTGTTGACGTGTCTTCATTATACTTTAGTCAGAATATGCAAAAATACCCAGTGAAAAGAGACTTAGTCCGATGGCTAACCATTTCAAACCTTTGATTTTCTCCTTAAAGAAAAAGACACCTAGAAGAGTGACCAAAATATTAGAAGCTAAGTTCCAGATTAGATTGGTTGTCAACATGTTGGAATGAGACATTGCTTTCAAGAAAACATAGGGTTGAAACGCATACAAGAGTGTAGCAATAGGAAATCCTATCGCATACGCTAACTTTCCTTGATCGATAAATTTCAGCGTTCCCATCATAGTGATATCGATTAATGCCATCACGATTCCAAACAGAATGGGTAATAAATCAAAGTTTCCTAGTTTCCAGTTTACCGATTGTATCAAGACGTCCACGAAATCCTTCATTACTTCTTGACTAGGAAAGGAACTACCAACAAGACCACAACTCCAATCAAGATGACAATATCAATGGTTCGCACTAACTTCTTCTCTCGTTCAGGAAGTGCTTCAAACTCTTTCATATAAGAAGGGGGTTTTGCCCATCCCCACATCCATCCGAGTGCAGTAGGTTTCAACCGATCTTTACAATCGTAAATCATATCATACCATGCGAGCAGAACATACGCTACACATGCAAGTAGAAATGCCATGAGTACACGATGTTGCCACGCTTTGAAATGTGGCATCCAATAGACCATCAATACAAACGCAGAAAACACGAGGCATTTTGGATTCAATGCAAGGTGTGTTCCGAATAATCCTCCAGCCATTACTTAGTATAGGTAATATAAATCAACGAGTACATGCCTAATAACGCTTGAAATGCAACAGCACGATAGGAGAAGAATAAATCAGAAAGACTGGCAAGTGCAACTACCGATGTAATCATTAACGCATCAGCAACCAAAATCTTCCAACTGCCTTCACTTGCGTAGGATTTGAAAACATCAATCATTTCATTCTGACCTTGAGGAAGTCCCTGAATGACTACAACGTAAAAGAAGATGTCATGAATCATCTGTACAAAGATTGCACCCATTACCAGTTGAAGTCCAGTTGCTCCTGGAAATAAGAATGTAGCCAAAAGAACTCCTAGAAATAAACTCAGAACATCTGCAGAGACTGCCGCAAGTCCAAATTTATCATACCATAGACTGAGTGCGCCTGTGGGTGGAAGAAACCAAACAGGAGCAGGTACGACTTTAATGAGCGCCATCACTGCAAAATCCACCCATAACGCAGCACTTAATAGAGAGATTAATCGCATTACTTGTTACGGCGAGTTTTTCCGTGGGACATTTTAGCTGACTTCTTACGTGAGACAATACGACCCCATTTGTTCATCTTGAGGTCCGCCTTAGTAAGTCCACCTGTTGTGTGGTGAGCTGTTCCGTGCATAACTTGAGCGCGAGATCCAATTTGCTTGAGATGCATTTATTGAGTAGCAAGATTTTAAGTCTTTATAATGAGTTTTTGATTGATAAATCTGAATCTACGTTCTGGTTTTTCTGCAGAGAATGGTGGTTGTGGAGAATCAACAAAGTTTTCAAAATCACAACGTCCACAATAGAGTTCGTTAACGTATTCAAATGGAAACTGTACAGCATTTTCATCTTTAATTCGACGATTATTACTATAATGAACTAGCGCATTTTTCCATAAATATGGATATATGTAGTCAGTTAAAAAACTTTGATCAGCACCATATCCTCTATCAGAAGGCGATTCTTTATAGAGTTTATAGAGATTTTCAATAACAAGTCCATCTATTTTGCGCATACCCCATAATCCTCCCATCATTTTAGATGTATGTTCTTTATTGTCTCGAATAATATGTGAATTATATTGAGTATTGCTCAAAAACTGATTGATTGCCCATCGATCTTTCCAATGAACATGACTATCCGCATCACGAACCATCATAATTTCAACTTCAGGTTCATCAATCGCAAAGAACCTTTCAAACATATTGATAGAACCCAACTTTCCAGTTGGACGAATGACTACATTCGAGTAGTCTGTTAGTTGTTTTAAAAATTCAGAATCCACATCAGGTGCAATGTATAAATAGACTTTCCAATCAGGGAAATAAGTTCCAACCAGGGAAATGTTCTCTAGAATTCGAAGAGGGTAATATAACCTATTTGGTGGTCCATACAAGCAGAAAGAAAATACTTTAACCATTGTAATGATCTCTGGAAAGAGTTTTGCAGATCGTTGCACATGGATCTATGACCCACGATACAAAGAACGACCCTTTATGCAATGGGGTTCTAGACAAGGTGATTGGGTCTTTATTAATGCAGATTACTTAGATCAATTTTTAAGTATTCGTCTTGCGAGTCCAAAACGCTTCAACTTAATCATTCATAATGCAGATAAACCTTTTGATCAAGATAGACTTCGTAGAACTCTTCCACGCGCACTTCATATTTATGCAATCAATACAACTGTAAGTCATCCACAGTTAACAACAATTCCCATTGGATTTCCAGATAGTGGGTTGAAACATATTTCATTGATTCAACCATCAAGGTATCGCTATATTGAGATTTACTCTAACTTTTCAAATCATACACCTCCAAGATATGAGTGTTTGAAGGCATTTGAAGGAGATACTCGTGTGGTCCGTAAAAATCCAGAAGGAAGAACACAACCTGAATATTACAATGATTTATGTCATTCAAAATTCGTATTATGTCCTGAAGGATTTGGAATGGATACACATCGAGTTTATGAAGCATTGGCATGTGGTGCTATACCAGTTATATTACATAGTCCATTAGATCACTTGTATGCAAAACTTCCTGTGTGTATTTTGAATACATGGAAAGACCCACTCTATGTTCCAGAAGGAAATACTCGATTAGATGTTGACTTCTTTCTAAGAAGGTGAAACCCAATTCTTCTGTTGTAAACAGGATACAATAAAGTCATTGATCTCTTTATGCTCTGAGTAGGGACGTAAGCAATGATAATCACAAAAGTATCCAAGTAAGAGTGTATTTCGTAATTGCACTAGATTTGTGAAATTCCAAGGATGAACTCTATCTAACCGTGTAAAGTTCGTAATCTGATCATTGAGAACGATCTTATCACCAGACCATTGATCGAACGTTTGTTTAAAAATAACCTGATCGGTTCCCCATCCTAACCCTCCATGATTTCCATCATAGTGAGTTCCTTGATACCATTTACGTAACATTGTCTCAGTTGATTCACTTCCAAACATACTTGCCCATGTAGAAGGATGTGCTGCATTGTAACACATTGCAATTTCCCCTGGGAAACATACATCACGATACACAACAAATGCAGAGTCTGGAGCAGATTCAATAGAATTCACATAATATCTACGGTTTGCAGGGAGCATGTCCATATCTGTAATCAAAACACCTTCATCACGCAGTACTTCACGAGGATAAAGTAATCGAATACATTGCGCTTGAAATGCAGTATGTATCCCTTCAATTGGTTTGAACAGTATCAAATTTGATGACCAACGAAGTAATGATTCAGGGATAGCGTCTGCAATCAATACAATATGAACATCTGCTTCAGGTAGAACTGCATTCCAAGCTTTGATAAAGTTTGGAATGAAGTCAGAATAGAGTGGATTTAGATCCGTTGCCGTTACAATAGTTCCGATCTTCATTGTATAGACCGTCGGATACGATCTATCCAGTAACCAACGCGAAGTTTCTCAAAGTTCCAGTTAGTAGATTCAATTCGTTTCTTCTCTGCAAGCAATCGTTCTTCAGTGATTTCATTCCAGTCGTTGATAAATAGAATGGGTAAGTCTTGCCATTCGGAATGAGCAATATCATTTTTTACAATTGGAATACTTCCCATATACAAGGTTTCCCATAGACGATGTGTATCAACACCATTCCCACGAGGACAGAGAATAAACTCGTGGTTTCGAATTTCTTTCAAAAACTCCTTTCGTCCTTCAAATGTATCCACTGGAGTTCCACAGGTAACCCATGATTTTGATTGAAACATATTTTGGATAAGTTGTCGTTCATGAGGATAGGTTTCAACCTTAAAATTCAAATACACGAGATTTTTGATTTCACGAGGAGTTTGGGCAACCTCAAGCATCATTGGAATGTTTCCATAAATGCGATGAAGAGAGGATTCATCTGTATTATTTGTGATTCCAAGTGGAATTCCTGTAACTCGAGATGATTGGGTATTTACTGAAAACCATTTTGAATTTGGATATTGTTTTACAATTTGGTCTGTAATTGGATAATCTGAATGCCCTGAAACAATCAAGGTCTGTCTAGAAGATGGAGGATAGACTTGTTTTCCACGCCAACTTATTGGAGGATAATGATAGAAAACGTCGGTCTTAAAATAGTTGTTTGGAAACGCTTCAAGATAACGATCAGTACATAGAACATCTTCTAATGTCCACGTGAAATTCATTTACATTTAATGAATGAATATGTCTAAATGAAGATCCTAATATTAGTGATTGCATGTGAAACACATCCACTGTTCAAACAACTAAAAGTAGAATGGAGAAAGAACACACATCCATCTGTCAAAACTATATTCATTCAGTATTCATTAAATGTGAATGAGATTATCTTAGTAGATGATGATACCTTGTTTCTACCAGGAACTGAATCGTTTGAAGGTATAACTCGTAAGACAGTTGAAAGTCTGGAATATTTTCTTCATTATACAAACTTCACACATGTAATACGAACTAATTTGTCATCCGTTTGGCATTTTCCTAGACTCATTTCATATTTAAAAACTAGAGAAATGACTGGATTATTCACAGGAGTTATGGGAACGGATAACTCTCGATATTTTATCTCTGGAGCAGGAATGTATATGTCAAGAGATGTAGCGGAACTTCTTGTAAAAAATAAGGAAAAAGTGTATACATATCTTTTTCAAGATGACCTTGCAATAAGTTATGCGTTACACGATCTAGGTGTTAAATTAACCTCAAGTTCAAATAGATTTGACCTAGTTACGCCTGAGTTATTCAATACTAACAAATACAATATTCCAATAAATATCCATCATTTTAGATTAAAACAGATTACAGATCGTAGTGTTGAACCAAAGTTTATGAAAGAACTAATTGAATTGTTTCCAAAAATGATATAGACATGACACTATAGTCTATAGTAATGAATCGTGCTGTAGTAATTACCGGTGTTACCGGACAAGATGGATCGTATCTTGCAGAACTATTACTCTCTAAAGACTATGATGTCTACGGAATTGCAAGAAGAACCTCACGTTCCAATACTGAGCGAATTGCAAGTATTTTAGATCACCCTAGATTCTTTCTTAAAGAAGCAGATCTTACGGATGTAAATTCACTACGATCTGTCTTTGAAGAGGTATCTCATTACAAACGAATTGAAGTCTACAATCTAGGAGCACAATCACATGTTCACACTTCATTTCGTCAACCCGAATTAACTGCAGATGTAGATGCACTAGGTCCTCTTCGTATCTTAGAAATCTTACGATCTATGAATCTTACACAAGCACGATTCTATCAAGCGTCTACCTCTGAACTTTACGGCAAAGTGATGGAAACACCTCAATCTGAGACAACGCCTTTTTATCCAAGAAGTCCATATGGTGTTGCTAAACTCTATGCTTTTTGGATTGTCAAGAATTACCGTGAAAGTTATGGAATGTTTGCATGTAACGGAATTCTGTTCAATCATGAATCTGAACGTCGTGGTGAAGAGTTCATTACTCGCAAGATCACTAAGGGAATTGCACGATTGAAGAAGGATCCTGAATTTATTCTTGAACTTGGAAATCTAGATGCAAAGCGAGATTGGGGGTATGCTCCCGATTATGTAGAAGGAATGTGGAGAATGCTTCAACAAGATGTACCTGATGACTATGTTCTCGCAACCGGTGAAACGCATACAGTCCGAGAGTTTCTAGAGACTGCATGGGGTTCAATTATCTGGAAAGGTCAAGGTGTCAACGAAAGAGGTGAAGATGTCAACGGTCGAGTAATTGTCAAAGTAAATTCTGAATTCTATCGTCCTGCAGAAGTTGAACTCTTGATCGGAAATCCTACAAAGGCGTGGACTCAACTTGGATGGAAAGCAACCACTACATTTTCTGAATTGGTTACGCGTATGGTTAAACACGACGCAAAATAGTAAGTCCGTTGTTATTAGTTAGACGTAATTCGATCTTCCATTCTGAGTGTTGGTTTAAAAACTCTTCAATAGCAGGCCAGAGACCTTTACGTATTTCTTCTAATGGAATTCCAGACTCACGACTTTGCTTTACGGCATCCCATCCAACACGAACTGTCTCACCAATCCACTCATCGACTGTGGTATCATGAAGAATGATAAACTTATTTACAGATGTATTCCATCGAGCAAGTTCCCTCTTGAGATGTCCATAAATATGCCATGTATCAATGAATAACAAATCAGTTTGAACCAAAGGACAGTCAAGATCACTTTGTTCCACAAATGAAGCGTTAATACCATTAGCACGACATAAATTTAAGAATGGTTCAATCTGACTAGACTTCTTTGGATCCACCATCAAATACTGATTATTAGGTGTATCGACAAGACCATATGCGAATGCATAAGAACTTACAACATCACGAACACCACATTCAACTACCGACGAGCACTGCTTTGTATATGCAAGTAGTACTGGGAGGTGCTCATTGATATCAGATGGAGTTTTAGCATTTGAAGTGTACTTTTCAAACAAAGACATTTGAGTATAATCTTCAATATTTTTTACATATTTTAAACACAATGCTTATTTGGGTAGTGATTATTGCTTTTAATAATCCAACCTATGTTAGCGATATGGTAAATCAGTTGCTGAAGTATACTAACAATATTATCATAGTAGATAACTGTAGTACTTATCCAAAAATGATAGAATATCTAGAAACCATTGAGAAAAATGTAAAGGTCTTTCGAATGGAAAAAAACTATGGACATAATGTTCATAAAGAAAATATTATACAGTCCTTCATTGATAGTGACATATACTGTATCACAGATCCTGATCTCAGGTTTAACACAAAACTACCAGAAAATTTTATTGAGACTTTTGCTGAACTTACAGAGATACATAATGCTGAACGTGTCGGGTTTGCACTTGATATCACAACTGATATTCGTGATGATATTCACTATCAAGGGAAACTGATAAAGGAGTGGGAAAGTAACTTTTGGAATGATAAAATTGAACACCCTTCACTGGTATTGTATAAAGCTGCAATTGATACAACATTCTGTTTGATTAACAAGAAATATACAAGTAAAGAACCTACTCATATCCGTGTTGCAGGCGACTTTACATGTGTTCATCGTCCTTGGCTCACATATTCAAAAACAGAAGTGCCTGAAGAGGAATTGAACTATTACATGCAACATGCAACATGTTCATGTTGGGTAAAAATAAACACATGATATCTTAATGAAAAACTTTTTAATAACAGGTGGTGCTGGTATGATAGGTTCAAACTTGGCACAAAGGTTATTAACGACCGGTAATGTCTTCATAGTTGACAATCTATGGAGAGGTAAGCGTGAAGATGTTTCTTTTATTGAAGACAGTAGGTTCTATCAAAGAGATCTTCTTATACCGGGTCAATTAGACGATATTTTGAAAGAGAATAAAATAGATGTTGTAATTCACCTTGCAGATATTGTTGCAGGGATTGGGTTTGTAATGAAAAATCAAGGCATGGTCTATCACAATAACACACTGATCAATACTAATGTATTTCACTCTATACGCAACTCTACTGTTAAGCAACTCATAAACATTGGTACAGCATGTAGTTTCCCAAAACATATACAGAACTCAATTAGTTCTCAGTTAAAAGAATCGGAGTTATATCCAGCAGATCCCGAGAGCGCTTACGGATGGAGTAAACTAATGAGTTGCTATGAAGCAGAACTTCTTTCAAAGGAGACAGATATAATTGTAACAAACTTGTTATTTCACAACGTATATGGAAGTCCATGTGATTTTGGAGAAAGGTCACAAGTCCTTCCATCTCTAATCTACAAGGTTATACGAGGAGACACTTCACTGGAAGTATGGGGAACCGGAAACCAAGGACGAGCATTTCTACACGTAGATGATGCAGTTGAATCAATTGTTCTTGCGATAGAAAAGAGGGTATCCGATACGATACAAATTGGACCTGATACATGTACAACAATTCGAGAAGCAGCAGAGATGATTCTAATGATTAGTGGTAAGAAAGTTCCTATTTTATACGACACCACAAAACCAGAAGGAGATATGGGTAGATGTGCCGACTATTCTAAGGCAAAGATGATATTGAATTGGTCTCCAAAGGTTTCAATGGTAGAAGGTCTAACTCGTTTGTATTCATGGATATTTTTAAGAAATAAAGTTAAATGATTTCAATTGTTCTACCAACAAGAAAACGTCCTACTGCACTCACTGAGATGGTAGAGAGTGCACTTTCTACTGCAGATGACACTACCCAAGTTGAATTTTGTATATATGTTGATGAAGATGACACAGAAACAAAAGAATGCGTCGGTGTCATGTCATATAAGGGGATTTCAATAAAACACACCACATCTCCAACTTCTTTAAATTTGAGTCAAATGTGGAATTACGCATATGAACACATTGCAAAAGGGGATATTATTATGTTATGTGCAGATGACATACGATTTAGAAGCAAGAGTTGGGATACTCGTGTTCGTCAGACAATTGATAAATATGAAGACAAGATAGTTCTTGTCTACGGAGATGACTTAATTCATGGTGCAAATTTGTCAACACATCCATTTGTTCATCGTAAGTGGATCGAAAAGAGTGGATTCTGGCTCCCTCCATATTTTGTAAGTGACTTTGTCGATCTATGGTTAAATGATGTTTCAAAAGATTTAGGTAGACGTGTTTTCCTATCTGATGTTATCACAGAACATCTTCACCATACAGTTGGTAAAGCTAGTATAGATGAGACTACAACTGCACGATTAGAAAGGCATACACAGTCCAATCCTCAAAGTATTTTTGCAAGAACATTAGGAGAAAGAAACGCTCATTTAATGAGACTTCTTGCGGTCATAAATAAGTAATTTTATAGATTTTAAAACACAATGCCTGTTTACCCAATTTCATTCTCGATACCTGCTTCAAAGATCAGGACAACTGTTCCAGAAAAAACACAAACCATGGCATCTCTTATTCCAGGAGACTTATCAACCTATACGTTTACAGATGAGAAATCATACTATGAAGACTATGCAAAAAGTGTGTTTGGAAAAACATGGAGAAAAGGAGGGTGGGATTGTATGAGACATTATGAAATTCTTGCAAACGGGTGTATACCTTGGTTTGAAGGACTTGAGAATTGTCCTGAAAATACAATGACTCATTTCCCTAAGAAACTTGTGAAGGAGGCAATGGCGTCATCTGATCCAAAATCATTCATACCACAACTTCTTGAATATACGAGGACACATCTGACAACAAAAGCAATGGCACAGTATGTTTTAAATACAGTTGGTTGTCCATCTCCAAAACGTGTTCTGTTTATTTCATCAAATCCGTCTCCAGATTATCTACGATGTTTAATATTTTCAGGTATGAAAGAATTACTTGGAAAAAACTGTAGTGAGTCTCCTTATATTCCATATATTTATGATGACTATGGTACAACTGATAAGTTATATGGTAAAGGATTCAGTTACACACGATCTGTTTCTGCAGAATTAAAAACAAATGCTGTTCATATTGATGAACTAAGAACCCATGCATTTGATATTATAGTTTATGGAAGTATACATAGAGGAATTCCTTATTATGATGAGGTAATGAAAGTCTACAAACCAAGTGAAGTGATCCTATTATGTGGAGAGGACATACATGTTGACAAAAAATGTTGTGGGTTTGAATTTGCAGAAAAAGGTCATCCAGTCTTTATTCGTGAATTACCTTGATTATTCAGAACTAACTTTCCTAATTGAGTATTGATATCCTTTAAAGACATCCACGTAATGTCCCTTATATGTATTCAAAAATGAATCAATACCGAGTTTTGGTGCATCTTCTGGTTTCGGATATCTAGAATCTTGCCATAAGTAATCATCAAATATTAAGATACCCCCAAACTTTAGAAGACGAAACGCAAGAACTGCATCTTCAAGAACAGATGCAGCGCGATGATCTCCATCAATGTAAATGAAGTCGAATTTTTGATTAAGTGTTTTCATTACATCATGACTGTATCCTTTAATAATTTGAACATTCGGGTATGGACTAAGATTGGATACACAACGTTCATATAACTCATGTTTATGAGTATCTGAATGTTCCATTGAACCTTCAAACGTATCAACACATGTTAAATGTGAGTTTGGGTTAGTCATAATATTCTCAAGAAGCCAAATTGCAGATCGTCCCTCAAATGAACCTATTTCTAGACCAAGAACTTCTTGATCTTTGAACTCTTTAAAAATTTCACTCCAAAGTTCTCCAGCTCCACCCCATCCAACTGTAAATGTAGGCATTATTTGTCTACGTATATCTAAATTTTAAAACAAAATCCGCATCAATCTTGATGTGACTTTTGTTTTTTGTTTTCTTTTGTTTTGTTGTTTAGTTGCTGTATGCCAAGCCGCCCATGCCTGACATCACTCGCAACACGTTGTAGTTAACTGCATACACTCGGACCTGAGCAGTTCGTCCAGATCGCACTGTGTTGACTGACACCGTGAGTTGGAGGGTTGCCTTGTCAATTCGTGAGAAGTTGCAGGTGCCTGATGGCTGGTGCTCCTCGGGCTTGAGCGCGAAGGAATACACGTTGATACCCTGAGATGGGGTGCGAGTGTGGTGCTGGAATGGTTGCACGCGGGAGAAGTATCGTCCCTCACGCTCAGTGAATCGGTCTTGGCCGTTGAGTTGGAGCTTGGCAACTTCAACTGGGTTCTTACCTTCGCACTTGACTCCGGAGTCGAGGATAACCTTGGCGAGGAGGTAGTTGGTCGTGTCCTCGAAGACAATTGCTTGGTCGTTACCGCCATCACCAATATTTGAGTCCAACCATGATGCTCCGTTGAGCGATGGACCAACTCCAGGGATTCCCAAACCTGGAAGGTAAGGACCTGAAGGACCATCGTTAAGTGTTGTAGGAACACTTGTTCTGGGACCACCTGAAGCCAATGAACCACGAGCAAGCACATCCATCACGATGCCCTCCGTGCTGAAGTCATCAGTGTAGTTGAATGGTTGGCATCCGTTGACCTCCTGGATAAAGACCTGGTTAGGTGTGCAGTCAACGAAGGAATCTCGTTGAACAACCCAGACGAGCTCCTTAACCGGGTGGTTGAAGTTGAGCTGGATCTTGTTGGAGGAGGATGTGATGGACTCAGCACCCGTGAACTGGAGCTGCTCAATCAAGTACTCGTGAGTCTGCTGGGCAAATCGGCGTCTCTCCTCAGTGTCGAGGTAGATGTAGTCAATGTAGAGCGAAGCAGCAGTCAAGGACTGGATGCTGGTGGGGGCAGTTGCACCAGTGCTCAACTCGTAGTAGGTACAGTTGATCCACTGCTCGAACTCAACATTGATACGGACCTCGTGGTACTGGAGCGCAATGAGCGGGATCGCAAGACCCGGGTTGCGGCAGAACCAGAACTGGAGAGGAATGTAGAGAGTTCGCGCTGGGGTGCCTGCACGAGGAGCGCACGAGTTGGTGAGCTCAGAACCAGCGCAAGAGGCGTCCAAGGCATAACCACGTCGGTCCTTCATGAGGACGAGATCGTGGGTGTTACCGATCATGTCGTTGAGCGCCTCAGTGGTTCCGACATCCTGGGACAACTGGGTCCAGATCTGCATCCAGTCACCATATTGCCTGTCAATTCGCTGACCGCCAATCTCGAGCTCAACCGTCTTGATGAGACGGTGACCAATGTAGTTGAGCCATCTGAATCGCTGGAGCTGAGTCACAGAGGTGAAGTCAACTGCAGGGAGAACGACTTGGACGTATGTTCGGTACATCAAGTCCGCGTTACGGTTGATGACTGCAGTCACACGCTTGTTGAAGTCGGCCTGGCCGTTGAAGGTGACTTCAATGGACTCCATGGCGAAGTTCGTATGGCGCTTGTAAAGCACCTTCCAGAAGGTAATCTGGGGATTGCCGGAAATGTAGATGTCCTGCGCACCGTAGCTGACAAGTTGAAGAAGACCACCACCCATATTGTTTGCTTAAGCGCGAGAAAAATTATTTACAGGGTAGGGCGACGCATCCATAGGAAAACTTGTGACGCACCAAACTCAGACATGTATATGTCAAAAGTTTGGGTTGTTTTATGTTATAATTTAAACCTTGCTCAAGAGGTGCGCTCTCTTTGCACGGGCGCGGAGAGTTGCCTTCTTTCCAGAGGTCTTGAGTCCGTGTCCCTTGAGAACACGCTTCAACGCCTTAGCAGAAGGTCCCTTTCGGGTTCTTCGTCCAGCAGTTTGACCCATAGCGGGTGCAACAGAGTTTCCAGCAGGAGTAGTGTGTTCAGGCATTTTGTTTAAAGCAGAGACAAACTTTCAGACTGAACGCGACAATTAAAAAATGGACCCCATTGGAATCGTTGCTATTGTTGGAATTTTAGTCGTTGGAGGATGTCTTGCGTGGTTAGTTAGAAAGGATACAAGTCGATTTAAGTCTGGAATGACAAAATCACCATCTCGTGAAAGTTTGAATACAATGGTTCAACCTGATGATCCTACTCAAGTATCATCTTAGGCGTGATATGCATTGCTTCAAGTTCTTGGACCCAAAGTTTCATAGCGTACGGGATTGTCTTCATCACAAAGTCCGTCTTATTACCACAGACACCACATGCATAGATTCCTTCGACTTGATTCACGATCGCAAGTGTTCCACATGATTTACAAAGACCTGTATTGAACGGGTCGGAAACATCCATCAGACGCTCCTTGGTAAATACCGAGATACCGTGTGATAACATACAATCTCTTTCCATCTCACCTACACGTAGACCTCCATCACGTGATCTACCCTCGCAAGGTTGTCGTGTCAGCGATACAATCGGTCCTCGTGCTCGTGAATGCTTTTTGTCAATCACCATGTGTTTGAGACGTTGGTAGAAAGTAGGACCCATGAAGATCTCTGCTTGCATCATCTCACCTGTCTGACCATTGTAGAGAATCTCATTGCCATAAGGATGCATTCCTAGGTCCACCATGTGTTTCTTTAAGTCTTCCACCTTCAAGTGTGAATACGGTGTTCCATCTCCTAATGTTCCTTTACGCACACCAATCTTACCAAAGATGTTCTCCATCAACTGAGCAATGGTCATACGTGATGGAACTGCATGAGGATTCATAATGATATCTGGACGAAGACCACTTGCTGTGAATGGCATATCCTCTTCTTCCATGAGCATTCCAATAGTTCCCTTCTGACCGTGACGAGAAGAGACCTTATCACCAATCTGTGGAATACGTTCAGAAACCGTACGCACTTTGATGAAGGGATATCCATCTGAATTCTTGTCTTGCCATACTCCATCAATACGACATTGCTCAGAGTTCTTATGTGTCGTAGAAGCGTCTCTGAACGCATATCCTGCTGCATCATTTCGCAAGTTGACAACCTTACCAATGACTACATCATTCTCTTGAAGCACTGAGTTGATAATTGGAAGACCGGATTCAGAGATTGCTTCATACGATGTGTTTTTGTACTTGCGTGTTGCATGCTTTTGAGGTTTCATGAACTTTTCTTCACGACCGGATGTTACGTTACGATGCTCTTCGTCTTTATACATTCCATAATAGAGTCCACGGAAGAATCCACGTTCAACTGCAGACTTGTTCATAATCACTGAATCCTCTTGATTGTATCCACCGTAACAGGCAATTGCTACAATTGCATTCATACCGAAAGGCATCTCGTGCATCTTGAGAATGTTCATGGCACGTGTTTCTACAATTGGTCGTGCAATGGAACAGAGAACATAGGCGTTCTTATCCAGCCGTTTAGCGAAGTTGCCTGCGTAGATACACATTGCTTGCTTACCCATAGCAGATTGATAGGTATTACGAGGAGATTGATTATGATCCGACAATGGAATCGTAGACGCCATATGTCCTACAATCAATGACGGATGAATCTCATAATGGGTATGTGAAGGAGTCAGTTCATCACGTGTCATTGCAATACGAAGCGTTTCGGATTCAGAGGGGTCGATGTAATCTACACAGGATTCAACCCATTCGTTCCAACTTGATCGATCTTTAGGAGGTTCTGATCCTTTCCTGAACACTGGACGCACACAACGCCCTCCATCGGTTTCAATCGAGATGTTGTTCATCATCGTATACCATGCAACTGAAATGTGTGGATGCAAACGACGAGTTTGCTTTGCAAGTTTCAAGGATGAGACCACTTCATAGGGTTTATCAGTATATCCAACCAATACTCCATTCACTGTGATGGAGGTTCCAGTATAGATTTTAGGTGTTGAAATCCAAGTCAGTCGTGCGTCATCTTGCAAGAAGTGTAGCACGGTGCTTGAAGGAACATGTTGTGAAATGGATGTTAACAAACTCATGTTCTTGACAATACCGACTGAATGACCTTCTGGAGTTTCCACTGGACACATGAATCCCCAGGATGTACCGTGAAGTTTACGAGGTGCCAATAACTTACCTGATTTTTCAACAGGAGTCTGAATACGTCTCAAGTGACTGATGGTTGCCGCATAGGACATACGACCTAACACTTGAGAGACACCTACTTTGGATGCGTTGGACATTGAAGAGACTGTGCCTAACCCTTGAACTGCAAAGTTACCTGTTGCTAACGCTTGCTTGAGTTTACCCTCAATTGCAGAGAGTTTGAGAATCTTGTAAAGGTTATTGGTGTTCAAGATATCCATTGGACGAGGTTCACCTCGTTTCCAGGTATCATTGTTCACTTCTTGTACAAACTCATTGCGAGTGTCATTACAGACTTTCTGAAACAATTGACGGAACAGATGGGTCAGCAAGGAACCAGTGGTTACTACACGTTTATTAGGATATGCATCTCGGTCGTCCAGAGGAATCTGTTTGCAATAGGTCAGCAATAACCGTTGAATCATAGAACCCATGAGCATGGTTTTACGTGCATTGTGAATGGGTGTTGTTGTCAATTCACCTGCGAATCGAACATGAGGTAAGAGTTCGGAGTTCAAGAGTTGACGGACATACGCACACTTGTCCTCTTGATTGGTTCCATATTGCAAGTGGTTGGTCAAGTATGAAATGGCTTCTTGTTGAGTAAAGATTCCAAGTTCAGATGCATCACGAAAGGATGCTGCCAATAACTCTACGTGTGGATCTTCCAACGATCCCCAAATGATTTGAGTGATTTCTCTGTCAGTCAGAACACCTAATGCACGGAAATATACGACTACTGGAATGTCTTCACGAAATCTTGGAACACATGCAGTCAATGGATTACCGTATCCATTGAACTTGGAACTAATGCGAATCTCTAATTTCTTTGGAGGCAGAGTGAAGGATTCGTGAAGTGACTTGATTTCGACTGAATACAAGTGTTTGGAGGTTGACTTTTTGTTTTGGAAAATCATGATGCGATTGTCGGCAACCTTTTCTTGACAAAGAATTGTTCGTTCGGATCCGTGAATGATGAAGTATCCTAGAGGATCGTGTGCGCATTCACCATACGCTTCTAGACTTAATGGATAATCTTTTAGCAAACATAGACTGGAACCAAGCATGACTGGAATCTTACCTAGACTGATGCCTTCAAACACTCGTGATTCCTCATCATAGGTATCCAATAATGGACCTTTGTAAGTTCGTGCAATGAAGCGGACATCTACATACATCTGTGCTGCATATGTAAAGTTGCGAATACGCGCTTCCATAGGGAGCATTGGTTTAACACGTCCTGTTGCTTCTTGAATACGTGGTTTGATATATGAAATGTTCTCAAACGATAACTTGAACTCGTATTTGTACTTCTTGAGGGTCTCATCTTGTTCATGCCACACAGTGATGGGAGGTGTAGACTGAATAATCAACGGAATCTTATTGCGAATAAAGTCCTCATACGAGTCCACCTGGTGATCTACCATTCTACGAACACCATTTGAGAAATACGAACGAACTGCTTCCCATTCAATTGACGACATGGTAATACTATAAGGTCTTGTTCGCTGTAAATATATCTATCCATTTTGAATAAGCATGTCCGGTGTCAAAATTCAAAAGGTGGATCATTCCGATCCTGCTCCAGTTGCAAGCAGTCGCCACAAGTCAATGCGAACCTATCCTCGTGGTGTCATGAAAGGTACGCGTTCTAAAAAGGATCCAATTGTAGGTGTACGTGATCCTGCCAAACCACCACCTTACCGTAAAGGAACTCTAAAGATTTTGACTGAAAAAGGTGCCGCACTACGACGCAAAACCATTAAACAAAAAGTAAAGAGTATGACCGATGTAAAAGTTCGTGATCAACTTCGTAAATCAGGTCTTTCAGTGGATTCAAAGACTCCACCTCATATTGTTCGTGAAATCTTAGAAGGCGGCATGGAAGCAGGAATGATTGTCGCAAAGTAATGTAATTGTAATGACTTCGATTTGGGGACCACTTGGATGGATGACTCTACACTCTGTTGCTTCATGCTACCCTGATTCTCCAACTCCATCAGAACAAACACTGACGCAAGCGTGGTTAGATATGTTTCAGTCGACCATCACATGTCCAAGTTGTCGAGAACACTTTGGTATTTCATTGGCGTCCTATCGAAGAAACTATCCACAGATGTTAACGTCTAGACGTGACTTTCTACTCTTCACATTTCGGGTTCACAATTCGGTGAACCGGAGATTGAATAAACCTATTTATCCAACGGTGGCTGCATGTTTTGAGGTATTGCGAATGAATGTAAAATCCCGTCCAGCACAACAGTATCGCGGTGCATATTTGAGTCACATTCAACGATTTTGGCGTACTATGCAAGACGCTTCTGGATTTTCTGCATTAAAAAAGATTCAAGAAATGATGAAAATTGAAACTCAATATGTGCGAAAATTTGAAAATAACTTTGAACAGGACATTCCAGAAGACATAGTTGTTTTACCTGGAAATGTGTTGGATTCACCTAATCAAGAAACACCCTCAGTTGTGCGTTTTGAACCCCGTTCTGCTCCTCGTATGGGACTTAGTGGCGGTCGGTTCCAAGTCCGAAGGTAATGTGCGTAAGTGGAGTCACAGGATTCCATGGTAGCGAAATGTAAGGGTCGGTTTCCCACGCATACGCTTTCATCCACATATGACGTGAATCGGGTCCTTCATCGTAGAGTTCATCTGGATAGACACCTCGTCCTGGAAGAATGAAATCCAGTTGCTCTTTGATTCCAAAAGGAGGAGTTGGATGTTCCCATGTGAAGTCTAAGGTTCGTTCTTCCTTTTCAGTGACCGATGAAAACAAAGGCGCTTCTGGATATGGGTAATACCAGCACCAATCCAGGACATCGGATGTTTTGAAATAGTGTAACGTCCATTCAAATGTCTTTTCATACGCATATTCAACTTTACTCCAATCCAGAACTCCATCCATCAAATGCAATGCCATACGACTTTCAAGAGCGTGACCATCTTTTGCAACAAATTTCCTGTCTGCGTCTTTGGCTCGTTTTAGAATGACTTTGAGTTCATCTTTGACTGCTCCTTTCAGTGTATCCTTTTTGATAAAGTGAACTGCTCGTGAATATCCATCTTCTCGTAATGAAAACATCGCAAGATTTGGCATGAAATCATTCCCAAAGCAAAAGATACACATATGAACCCAATCATCAGGATCTACAGGTAAAACTTTACATAACGCATTCACATCAAACGTTGAATACCCTGAATCTCGGTTTTCGCGAATGAGTTTAATGGATCCAAGTGCAGATTGCGCTACAGAAATCAATACTAAATCAGCGTCCATTCCATAGATCAGAATATCCTGACGTTCAGAAGGTTCCATCCCTTGAAGCCACTTAAAGATCTTATGTTCTCCTTCACCACGTTCATCGGTTCCAGACAGAATACAGTCAGGAAAGCAGAATCGCAGAGTGTCTTCCAATTCAATCATAAACGGAGTTCCAGGTGAGATTTGGTGCTTATCAAACAAAGCAGGTTCAGGTTTCTTCATACGACGATAGCGTTGTTGAACAATCTTTGCATACGGAACCAATCCATCCAACGCAATCAATACTTTCTTTCCACACGCTACATCCCGCAAGAAGTTCCGTAACGCTACTACGACACTTCCAATGGGATTCTCAGGTTTCAAATAGGTATGAATAAAAGCGTTAAAATCCAATCCTAATACTTGACAGTCTAAACGTAGATTTCCGACTTCTTTTTGAATATGTTTATGTGTTCTTAAGAGCGACGCAACGTAGTACGGGATGCCCATCTTCTCTTATGAGTTTTGCGATGTTTAAGTGAGCGTTTACCCTTACCCTTCATCAACTGTTTCTTACCATGCCAGAGTTCTTCCATTCGTTTACAGTGATCACGATTTGTTCGAAGACTCATTACTTTAATCTTTGCCATATCCAGTTCATGTTGAGTTGTTTTAGACATTCCTCGTATTTCGTTCTCTAGTTCTAGAATCTTAGTTCTACACTCTCGAATACGCAGAAGAAGTTGATTTGCTTCCTTTTCAATTTCTTGATAACTCATTACCCAATAATCAGATTTTAATTAGGAACTGTAATAAATATCCGATGGGTCTTAAAATGTTCTTCCATAACGTCTTGCGGTAACCATATCTTCTTTTTATCAACAAACGCACAATACATACTCCTATTTTCCATATCGGATAAATCTCCTAAGATACGATTTCCAGCAGAGATTCCCCCATCAATTCCTACTGCTCTGCAAGAACAGAATTTGAAATCGTGTACATGTTTACTTTCGATTGTTTCTTTACATTTCTTACAGTAAATTGCGTGTCTTGTTTGTGTATATCGTACACCGCCATACAGGATAGATGGCATATACATAGCAATGTTTACTTAGTCTAAAGCATTTCTATCTTCTAATTAAATGGTAATGTTAGGTATCACTTTACTTGCACTGATTGTATTTTTCATGTATATGTGGAAGGCGCGATTGGATACTCCTAAACAAGGTTGTTCTACCTGTCCCAACCGAAAAAATACTATAGATTAACAAATGCATGAAGATGATACACGTATCTCAAGTCTTTTAAAAGGTGGAAAAACATGTCGTAGTGGACAGATTCTTAGGGAAGGATACACTGCCACTCGCAAGAAGAAGACAATACTTGGACGTCTTTTGAATCGGGGAACAACCTATCGTGTCAAACCAACGTGTATTAAGAACAGGGGAAACACTGGAAAGGGACCTGCTGTCATTGGACCTCTTAAACAAGGTGATCTCAAAACAGTTGGATACGATCATACAGATGGAGCAGAGAAACGTCATAGGTCGCTTATCAAAGCAGTCAGTGAATATGGTCCTCTTTCAACACTGCGTAAGTTGAACGCCATTGCGGTCTTGAACAAAAACGTAGCGCCCACCCGTGCAAATACTTACCGAACTGATCGCGATTGGATTAAGAAGATCTATTTCACAGTTTAAAATATGGACTTCACGCACACATATACAAATTCTGAAGGGTTTGTGTTCACCTTCACCTTCAGTTTTGATTTTGATGACCTAGAGATAAATGACGAAAGCCTCTAAGTGGTTGTTATACATTCTCGGATTTGCGTTTGCGTTCTGGGTTCTTCAACGAGTTGTTCCCGAACACTTTACAGATGTATCCACTCAACACAAAGCAAAGAATTGTCCCGATGGAACACGAACCACTACAGGTATCTGCTTAATGCAAGATCCTTAAGCCAACTGTTCAACGGGCGCCTGTCGCAAGAAAACCCTTGAACTAAACTTTTGTGCATCAAAATATTCTCGAACTACTTCCTTCACAATTGCTGGATCAAAGTCCTTACAAGAGAACACATCCAAATACATGGAGTTATTCTCTTCTACGAAATGTGCCGCAATGTTAGAGGTCTCAATCAATTGAATGAGTGTATATCCCTTCTTATTACCAGTGCCAAACATGACAATCTGTGGGTCGCCGTAAGCAACCATATCAATGCGTCGTACCAAATCTCGTGTAAAGTTTCCAATTACAATTGGGCATCCAATCATTTTAGGAGAGCATCCTGCTGCGTCTAAGACTAAGTGTTTTCCCCAAGTTCGAAGTGCTGACATACTCTTTCTATTGTCTTCTGTCTAAATAATGAAGAACGTCGGACTTAATACAGTTCCAAGCGTGAAGGGTCATATTTTAAACTTAACTCTCAATCTCATGTGTATTGCGATTTTCTACGTATTTTTAGGCGGATTGCTGTCATGGACTATGTGGCGCATCTTCCCTCAATTCAATGAACAGTGGGAGAAGCAGTCTAACCTGTATCAACTTGCCGATGTCTCCATGGAGATTTCAATCATCGTCGTCGTAGCCTTTTGGACTACCTACTTTGTTCATTCGTTTATTCCTATATTGCCTGTCACCTCGGCATTGGAAGGATATCTTGAGTCGTTTGGAGGTCAAATGGTGTTTATTTATGCAGTGTTCGTCTTCTTGGATACGTTAGATGATAAGTTAAAACATGTATTCAATGACTTTTTTGGAACAGAAGGTAAATAAATTCTTATTAAAAGACAAACAAATGTACGGTAAACTCATCTTTCTTGCAGTGGTCTTCTACTTTTTGATTCCTGGTGTCTTAGTCCGATTGCCACCTGGCGCTTCTACTATGACTGTTAACATTACTCACTCGATTGTCTTTGCCCTCGTTGCCTCCTTTGCATGGAAGGCAATGAAGGGTAAGATGGGTAAGTAAAACTATAAATTATTCTGATCGATTTGTAACCTCAACTCGTTCAAAATGGATTTGATTCATCCAAAACATAGTATAGTGTGGATAATAGAAGAAAATGAACAGCGAAATTGAAGTTGAAGAGATGATTTATTTCTGTAAGAATCGAAAGTGTCATAATCAAGTGAATCAACGAGGTGACTTGTGTGTCAAGTGCTCACCTCCAGAAGTGGAGACCTGTGGAGGTTGCAATACTACCGAAGGAGTCTGGGCGCTTGGATTCTGTAGTAAGTGTTGGATTGATAAAAATACCCAGATGTCGGATGGATACTTCTGTGGATTTGCAGACTGTAAGGAATGCAGTGTGTATCCTTATTCCTGCAGAACGTGTCAGTGTGACAAATGTGGAGACTTGTATAGTCTCAAAGAAGGCGATGAAGCAACTGGATTCTGCTATCCATGCAAGGAAACCCCGCCTTTAAAGTGTGATTGTGGACAAGAGAGCATCTCCGATGACTTTCAAAAGTGTATCGATTGCTATTATAGCGATCCTCGTATTCGTCACGATATCAACGAGGACTAAAATGGATTTAACTCCATCAACTAAATCATTTTTAGTGTTAAATGTCAAGCATGTCCTATGAATCGAATCATTGTCCAGGGTGTGATTTTGAAATTACTGTGGGAGCAAATGGGTATTGTGCATCGTGTTGGATTGAACGTTTCGGATGTGAAGATCTTTCTCCAATTTCCTATGATCCAGAGGAAGAAGGGTACGTAGAGTCAGTGATTAAAATTCAAAAATGGTGGCGAAAGATGTATCCACCGATGTGTTATGGTTGCCAATACAATGTGTTAAATCAACAAGGTCATATGGGAATTGGAGGGTGTTTGTATGAACCGGATGACGTGTAAAAAATGGAATCCAAATCTTTTTAGATTTGAATCTCATTACAAAATGATTGATTTCATCTCTCTAGGATACAGCCAAAGTGAACAAGAAATGTTAGAGGACGCATATGAAGCCATTGAAACTACCAAGATGTGGGACTACATGAAAAAGGAACCAGTTGGAGGATATACGTTTACCGATGATGAAGAACTCAGACTCATTAATAGACATCTTGAATACGATGGACATTCTGGTTTCTCGTTTGGATGGACTATGAGGACTATGCAACAGATTGCGAGACTTGGAGAAGAAAAGTTCATTGAAGAATGTTTAACCCTGAAGAATGTGAGCAAACGGTCCGTGAATGGGTAGTTGAACAATACGACACCACGCTAGATACAGACGAAACGCCTCTTCATCTTTGAAGAACGGGAAAGAAGGATAACAATTTTTCACTTCAAGAAATGCATCTGCATGGTTTGGTGAATTGTTTGAACGAAAAAAGTTTATGATCTCATCTAGTTTTGCAAGACGTTGAGGAACAGGCATAGATTGAATACGTGCTCGGAGTGCGTCCATTGAACGATTAAGGAGATTTTGGTTTAAATGAATGACAACCTATCCAAGTATGTCCTGCGCCACAATTGCCTCCGTTTATTCCAATACGACTCTCAAGAAGGTCGTGAATGTCTACCAAACCCAGTTCGTTGATTTCAAGGCGTCTGGATTGGGTGATTACCTTCGTGGATCCTTCATGATGCTTCAACTACTTCGAACTCTCAAAAAGTATACTGGAGTCCAAGTAGACTTTGATATGGATTTACGAAATCACCCTATGAGTAAGTTTTTGATTTGCGACCAAACCCTTGAACGACCTGCAAGTTATCCAGTACTTGGAAACTTCCACATTGATTCGCTGTTGGTTGAGCAAGATGAAAATGACATTGCATACCAACACATTGTTCGTGAAATCATTCGATATTTCAATAAGATTCAGCAACCGACCTTTTTTGCATACTGTTGCAAGGACCTCGTGTACACTGAAATCCTTGACTCTGAAAAGGAATTGATTCGTTCTAAGATTCAACCTACACCTGAGATGGAGACGTACATTACGGAGTCACTCACTCGTTTGGGAGTCACAGGAGCATATACAACCATTCACGTTCGTCTGGACGATGCAGTCTGCTTCCCTCATGCAGTTGGAAGCAGTCAAGCAACATTGAACACTCAGTTAATGGACGATTTGGTTGCTGCTGTTCGATCCAAGGTTGAGGAAGGCAAGACCTATGTATTGGTCTCGTCCAACACACGAGTGAAGGAAGCGCTAACAGGTGGAAACATTCTTTCCCTTCCTACTGCCATCTGCCATATCGGTCAGAATCAAGAACCTACCGATGAACAATTACGAGACACATTACTTGATTTCTACTTGATGTCGCGTTCATCAGAGATTTTGGCGTTCAGTACCTATCACCGCACTGGATTCAGTTTGGAATGCAGTAACATCTACGGAATTCCCTATTCGATTACACAAGTTGAAGACAAGGAAGAGACTGCTCGAAGGGAAGCGCAACAAAAGCAATTTGAGGCAATGATGAGACGTTATTAAAATGGATTTAAAACTTCCAATTCAACTGAATTTATCTGATACAAAATGACTGACTGCCCAATTTGCTACGAAAGTATAACTCAGACTACAGGTTGCTGTGTTCTGAGTTGTTCTCACTCTTTCCACATTAAATGTTTGACTAAATGGACTTCTGATGCGTCCACTTGCCCCATGTGTCGTCATACTCTGACCGACATTGAACTTAATCGCCCAGAACCACCCCCAAAACCTGAGATTGTACACTCCGAAACTAGATGGTTTAGTATTGCACCGTATACCTTCACGACTGAAGACCGTATTTCACAAGTAATTCAAGAAGCAGGTATTACACGAAGTCGTGCAATTCAAGAACTTCGTGATAGTGGTGGAAATGTAGATGAAGCAATTCTTATCGGTCGTGATAGTCATCGGTATATTCCAAGCACTCCCACTCCACCACGAAATCCAATGGAACCCACAGATGATATGATGACTGCTTGGGCGTTAGAACGTCTGTTTAGTAATGGAACGATCGTAGATAACTCGTATGACTACGGAAGTCTAGCGGATACGATCCATCGCACAAACGTAACTAAATTCAGCGGTCGTGCATCTGGTTTATGGATGAATACTGACTTCATAGATTCTGAAGTCCGTGAACGATCACTCTCTGTCTAAAATGGAAAAGAACTCTAGTTAACTAATATTTTTTTAATGAACCTTACTCCAAATCTTTACCTAGTTGCATCTAGTTTTACATTAGCAATTCCTGGATTCTATCTACAGAGTATTCCATTCTCTACATGTTCATTTATAGGATGTGCTTTCTCTATACTATGGCATGCAACAAAACCTAAGTATCCTTATCTCCTCGTAGGTGATAAACTCTTTGTCTACACAAACATTACAATAGCTACCTACATGAGTCTATCGGGACTTCCCTATTCTCTGATTCCTTTATCACTCTTAATTACGATGGGATGTACATTCTACATTTACGGAAAACAATATGAATGCTTCACATGGCATCAAAATTGTACCATTGCAACTCGTTGGCATATGTTCTTTCATATATTTGGTTCGATAGGTTATCTATGGATTATTGCAGTATACAAAAAATAAAACGAATGTATTCACATTTGAAATGTAAAATGGACTAATTTTTTCAAAGTAGTTGATAGTACGATGAAGACCTTAGAATCCAAAGTTAGAAAAGCCAAAGCAGAGTATGAAACACTCAAATCACAGTATGAAACATTGAAGAGTCTGAACTGGGACATCTTCTACGGACGAGAAGAAGGAGTTCATGATCTCAAAAAAGAGAACGAGTTACGAAAACAACTTGAGACAGCACAGAAGAAGATGGAACAACTACAAGGATTTCTCCAAGCAAAAAAAGAATCTTAACGAATCTAACCTTTTTAACTATATAATGAATACGGTTGAACACGAGTTGATGATCTTGCATGCAAAGATTGCAGAGTTGGAAGAGAAGAAGAGACGTGAAGACGAGAGACGAAACAATCCCATTATGGTTCTTGAGAACTTCATTGAACTCAAGAAACAATGTGTTGAACGAAACAGCTACTCCAACAATCTTCCATTGGCCCGAAAGTATGACCAAGAGAAGATCTTGATGATTGAACCAGTATTAATTGTTCTTAAAAACTTGCTTGAACGAGTCGAAAAGTTAGAGAGCAAGTAAAATGGATATCAAACCCACCAACGTAACATACTACATACAAGATGCAGCCTATCACACGAAATGAACTAAAAGAATCACATACAATTGAAGTTGAGAGAAGAAGGATACAACAGATCCTTATAAACGAAGCGTATGCTAAAATGAAGAGAGATCAAGATTTAATTGATGTTAACAATTGGATACAGTCATACATCTATGAACCTATCAAACGAGCAGCAAAAGATGGTTGTCCTGGGTTTCAATTTCAAACACGCTCTTATCCTAAATTTCATGAGTATCAGGAGCATATTATGAAACAAATCAATACCTTGTTCCCCGATTGTGATGTTCAAATACATGTTAGTTCGCTCCCAAGTTCAGACATATGTAGTATACGATGGGAGTAAAACGAATATCAAACTCACTAACTTAATCTTTTTATATGGCTCATCTACTTCAGAAATATCTTGCTGAAAACTGTTCGGGAACAGTTCAAAACAATCATTATACGTATTGGGTTCCTCAATCTATCTACGATGACCTTCCAATCAAACGATGGAAGCATAACCGACCACCTGATAAGGATCGTGTTGCTGAAATTCATGACTTCATGAATCAATCCAAACGCATGGACGGTATGCTCTATCTTGCATGCATTAATAAAGAACTAGTCTGCTATGAATCCAATCATCGTCGTGAAGCGTTGATTGGAATTGAAGGCATGAATCCCATTCTCGTTGATATCTTGTGGGACGCGACCGACGAGAGTGTGAAAGCCGAGTTTCTCAGATTGAACAAAGCAGTCTCTGTACCAGAACTCTACGTATCTGAAGATACAAACGTAGATCCAACAGAACTGATTAAAATGCGAGATACATTCTGTGAGACCTACAAACTAATGAAAGTGACTACAGGTCGTCCAAATGCTCCTAACTTCAATTCAGATATGGTCATGAATGAGTTTCTTCGTGTTATGAAAGAGAACAAATTGAGTCCATCTGAATTCTGGACTCGTTTGATGCGTCTCAATACCCAAATGTCTACTCGTGATCGCAAGAAGTTGACTCCTAAAATCATTGAAAAATGTGAACGATCAGGATTGTGGCTCTTTGCATGGAGTCGTGTCTTGGATGGAAAGGAGTTAGTCTAAACTTCGTCCAAAATGGATTTGTTTTTTTCAAATGAAATCATAGCGTGTGGAAAATGTTTACAATTGTTAAAACCCTTCCAAAAAATGCAGGTGCTTCTTGGACTCCAGAACTTGATGCTGAATTTCTTCAGATGATATCTGATAACAAAAGTATAGAAGAATGTGCTATACACTTTGAGAGAACAAAAGGCAGTATTATTGCTCGTAGACTGAACATAGCAAGAAGAATGGTTTCTGAAGGTCAAGATATCCAAAAAGTATCAGAGATTGTTAAAACACCTGTTAGATTTATTGAAGAATCAATTGAGTATGAGGAATCACGAAAGCGGAATAAACAAATTGAACGTGCTGAAAAGAAAAGTAGAATTGAACCACCTAAAGAAGAGACTAAGTTGTCTGTTCTGAAGGAAATCCGAGACCTTCTAAAGCAGTTAGTCTAAACACTCCACAAATTCATAGTCTTCACTTGGAGTCTGATGTATTTTTTCATAGTAGTACTCATCTCATCAATCTCCATACTGGATTCGCAGATGGATATAAATAGACAACTAATACATCCTCCTAAGACACTGACTTTTTCGTAGATTCTATGATCAATTAGATCTCCGAAGTGTTTTTTGTAGACTTTGTAATAGGCTTCAGAAAACTCAAGTTGATGTGTTTGTTTTTTGACAATACCATCAAACTCTCCTTGTATCTTTTTTGTAACAAACTCACACAGTTCATCAGCAACTAACTCAATTTTATCGTTGTAACTCATTTTGTCATTAGGAAGATTGAAATGATTAGATCCGTTTTGGACGATTTATATTTGCGAGACTATAAGTAATCGTTGAATGGGTGCAGCAGAGTCACGCCCTTCAAAAATAGTGCTAGACGAAGCAGAGGAACTCGCGTTGTTCACATATATTGTTGATAACTGTGATATCAAACCACCGATACCTGACTCCCTAGCAACTTATAACGATCGGGGGTGTTCGTCGATTATACCAACTATTATTCGCAAATACGGTAAGTCATCTGGACTAGATATGCTTGTATACCGAGGTCAATATAATAGGAAAGAAATAACAATCTCTGAATCCAAACCATTCTTTTCAGTGACAACAGACCCAAACTATGCGGAAACATTTGCGAGTAAGGTGTGGGACACAGAGAATCAAGAGTATCATTTGGGAATAGACTGCTGTATATTCAAAATCCACCTACAAAACGTGATGATTCTTGATCTTTCAGACATCTCATTTGATCGGGTCCTTAATAATCCACCTCCACTCGTTAACGCAGATGATTCAGAGGTACCAATTCTAACAAAGTTCAAAGTCTTATTAGATGCTGAATCAGAAATTCTAGTGCTTGGTGGTGGGAGTTTCTATACATCACCTGCATGTACACAAAAAGGTTGTATTGAACCACCTGATTCTGACGATCATCAATTCCACGAAACATGGTATTCAATACCAACTCGGAAAAGGAAACGGATAGAGGGTGGTCGCACACGTCGGTTAATGTCCAAGACCTACTGCAAGAAGACCCCATGCCGTCGTATGGGATTCACACAGAAGGCCAGTTGCCGTCCCTATAAGAACTGCTACAAGTAGAAAAATGAATTCAATACTGTCAAACAAATCGTAGTCATAGTTAAAATGCCTCGTTTTGTTCGTATTCATCAACAAGTGATTCATGTTCCTTCTCTTGCAAATGTTAGTATGGGAACTACCTGTTTAGGTCAACCCTTCTTGACTTTCTATTATCACAATCAGCATAGTCAGACGATTTCGTATGGCTGGGGTAAGTGGGATGAGTGTGAAAAAGATATGATTCGCGTGAAAGAGTCTATGATGGAGACTGAACGTGTTCTTTCAAGTGTAGTTCTTACTGAAAACCCTCAAATTGTAGACATTGCGGTTGAGTTTTCAACTAAAACAGAAAACATATCGATAGATAAGTAATGATACGAACCTTTTTGTTTGTAGTAATGGTTACGCTTGGACTATCAATGATTCAAAACCGTTCAAATTTTCCTACAATCATTGTAGTTCCACTGTTGACTGCACTTCTTACAAAGTATACACTAGGAGACTGGGATTCTGGGTTTAGATGGACATCGAATGATGTTTTGTTTTTGGGAAGTGTACTTGCCATAAGTTATGCAACCCTTCAGTTCCTCAAGACTTTTCTATAACTACTATAAATGGGAGTCAAGTCTGAAGGATTGAAGTTCAAGTATTCGTTGTATTCTGCTCTTGCGTTTTTCCTTGTGGCGAACCCAGTTACATTCAAGTTTGTGAATTCATTGATTGCAGGAGTTGCAGTCAATGGATGCCCTACAGCATTTGGATTCATGCTTCATACCTTAGTGTTTTTCGTTGTTCTCTACGGTCTCATGAGTTTACCGAGCGATCGTGATTAACCCTTCAATCCTCTCTCCTTTAGTTCTTTCTTCTGAATCTTCAGTTCTCTAGCAAGAACCTTACGAGTAGGACGACTGAGCACCTTAAATAGATGATGGTGTTCTCGCAAATAATCACTCTTCTTCATACGAATGATCTTGTTTCTACGAGTACTCTTACGCATTACTTATTAGACAGAAGTTATGAATTCCCAATGTAGGTATGAGCAAATCTTTCGCCATATTAAGTCATGTGATATCAATCGGTCGCGTGATTTCAACAATGGAAAGAAGACTTTGTATTCATCCAAATCTAGCAACTCAAAGAACTTGTACAAAATGTAGGAATACGACAGAAAGTTTGTTCGGTCATTTGGACAATACAACAAGAACGGCGCTTGAATTTCCTGAAACATTGCACGAACCTTTTCCTCAATTTCAGGGGTAATGGTTGGTGGAGGATTACCGTTCAACCTACTCAAAATATGTGCACGATGCTCGTAATACTTGGATCGTCCTAACTTTTTCAGAATCTGACGTATATCTTCTTCAGACATATCAGCAATATTATCAATTCTACGTTTCTTGATTTCAAGAATGACTTCATTCATCACTTCTTCGGGAATAATGGTAGATTCCTTTGCTTGAAACTGGTTCAGAATCTCATTCAGATGGTTGATCTTTTTATATGCGTAATTGTTTCGGTCTTTGGGTGGATCACGGAAACTTGGAAAATCTGAAACGACTAATGCATACTCTTCAGAACCACAGGATGGACAGACTAAAATACCTTCTGAACTGATTTCTTCACGCGCAACATTACACCCAGGACAGTGTTCGGTCAACAATTGAGTTGCTTCTGGACCATTGCTTAGTTTCATACGAGTTACATATTCATCAAAGATCTGTTTCTTGGATAATCCTGTATCCACTGCAGGCGTATTGGCTGAAAAGAATTTCATGAATGTATGTGCGTCTTTAGGAAGTGGAGTAGACTGTGTAACACTTGAGGTTTCCTTACCATAATAGTCTAGCAAGATGTCTACGTTTTTCATATAGTATTCTTCGACTGGATTTGTCTTAGATAATTCATCTTCCACTTCTTGAATTTGCCTATCAATCTGCGAACACTTAACGATCTCAGTGATTTCAGTTGAATTACTTAGTGTTTCATGTTGTTCTTGCAGTGTCTTAAGTTTAAGAGTCAATTCATCCCGTTGTATGTCCGAAGTATACAATCCCCGAACTTGGTCTTGATGAATTGAATCCAATGTTCCCATTGACGATCCTGTACTTCCCACCTCTCTTGTTTTACGAATTCGGAACACGTCCATTTACAAATGTTTCTGTCTGCTTCCTGAAGACTGGATTTGTAAACATACAAGGTCGTTGCTTTTTCAAGAGTGCGAAGGTAGAATCATAGGGCATTGAAAAATGTGTCGTACTATAGGTCAGCGCTAAGAAAGCAGAACGATTAATACCGCATTGACAGTGGACAAACACTGTACCAGAGTTGGGTTCACGTAAAAAGGCGGACAATGTGGTCTCAAATGCAGGATACCATGTGAGAATATTCACAGTGATTGAATCTTCTGCACTCAATCCAACGTAGCGTGTAGGGTTTTGCATTCTAAACCAAGCAGGTGAATCTTCTGGAAATGCACAATTGATAACGTGTGTAATTTTATATTTGGAACAAAATGCAGGTGTAAGCATTTCACCTGCTCCAACCAAGATGCGAGGATAGAACCATGCAGGAGGTTCAAAAAGATATCTAGGTTGAAGGAACATTATTTCATTAAAGACCCTTATCTTTAATCGATACAAATCCCGCATCTTCATATCGCATCAGTATATACGGTGGTAAGGGAGCAGGAGGAGATTCTCGATATCCTCCAGAATGACTATCATGAATGGATTGAAGATATTTGAGTTTTTCAAAATAGTAATAAATCCACTGGAGTGCCATCATCAATGGTTTTCCATTGGAGATTTCTCCATGAAAGGAAATACCCTTTCGTTTCACTAATCCCGACTCAATCAGTCGTATTGCAATATACGTTGTGTGTTTTCTTAACGGAACTTGTCCCAACTCAAAACGATGATCGGATACAAGTTTTTGAAACTCAGGGACTAGTTCGGGAATCAATTTAGGAATACATTTCAGATTGTAATATCCATAATACAGTTCATCTTTAGAAATGGGAACACTCAGAGTGTCGTAAATAAATGCACGACACGCAGAACATTGGTGTGGAGTCATTGTTACTTGCGAGATTTCTTTGGTTTACGAATCTGGGTTCGTTTTTTACGGAATGTAGTGCGTTTGGACTTCTTGACCTTACGGGTCTTTTTGCGACCTCCTAATGAACCTGCAGGCACTAAGTGAGCTTTATACCAGTTCACACCTACAATAGCTTTTCGTGTATATGGATCTTTGAATGTTTTTTGTTCCCATAAGTTTTTCAATGAAGTAGGGAAGTAATAACTTGACTTTGCAATCGTTCCTCCTTCACCTACAATCTGTCCTACAACTGAACCTTCTTCAATATCGTCGGATGTAATTACATCACCTGATCCGGTTTCAATGTCTTTTGAAGGAGGAGATGCTGGAGGTGTGAGAAATGCTGGAGGAGCTGGAACAACTGGAGATTGTTCTTCTTCATCATTTGAATAGACAGTTGCAACTGCTCCTGTATCTGCATCTACAGAACGAATCGCAAGATCTTCATCTTCACCTTCTAGTACATAGAGAATCATATCACGAGGATGCCACGCTAAATACATTGGATAGTAAAATGATGATGTATCACTTATACCGTCCATTCGCATTCCGTTTCCATTGCCTGCTAGGGTAGTGACTACACCTTGAGGAGTAACTTTACGAATAAGATGATTGTCAAAATCAGCAACATAGATATTTCCATCTGTACCCACTACAAGTCCCCAAGGTTGATTAAAACGCGCTTGGGTTCCACTACCATCTGAATCTCCACTTTCTCGTTCATCTCCTGCAAGGATAGTAGCGCTCTCATCAACTCCAAGTTTTGCTTTGTAAATACAGTGTTTTCCAGGTGTAGTTGTATATAGAATTCCAGAATCGTCAACTGCAATTGAGTATGTAAAGTATGTAAGTAGACTTTTAAATTCAGTGACTTCTCCTGCACTTGTAATTCGAACTACGTCACCACCTTCCTCACCACGTTCTGCTACATAAATCGTTCCAGTTGAATCAATCGTAAAACATTCCATACGACTTAAAGGTGCTATAATTCCACGTCCTTCAGTTGCACTCGCAACTGTAGTTACGTTTCCTTGAGCGTCCACTTTACGAATCGCATTATTGTTTACGTCAAGTACATACAAATTTCCACGATAGGATACGACATCCTTAGGTTTATTAAATGTAGCCTGATTAGCAGGTCCATCTTGAAATCCAGTCTCTGTTTTACCTGCAAGTAACCGGGTATTTGAACCAAATTTCAAGATAGCGTGATTAAACTCTGGAACATCCTCAGCACGATAAGAATCAAAATTAGATATATAGATGTTTTGAAGATCCACTGCAATTGGATTTGCGTTCTCAATCCGCATTATAGTTTATAGTCAAAAAAATATTTACCAACTCGTCTCCTTCTCTAGACGTCTCTCCCAGATTGGATCTGAGAATGGTTCAGGTTCTATTTTAGAAGGAGGACAAAACTTTAGAGCAATTTTAAGTCTATTATTTTCAGATCCGTAATAGTACGCTTGAACATATTTACCACAATACTTTTCAAGTTGTTCAAGCAGTGAATATTCGTTCAAAACACTTTCAACATCAAACTTAATTGAACGGAAGGTCATTGTACTGTCCAAAGTACAAACTTCAAGTTGAGGATCAATCCTTGCTTCTAAGCATTCTGCGAAAGAGGATTTAAGATTTCTTTTAAGAGCAGCATCCATCAAAAGAGAGTTCAAGTAGATTGAAAACTCTATTTTACCTTGTTGGTTTCGTATGTGTATGAGTTCTCTAACATCTTGATCAGAGAGAATAGGAGTCATTTTATATGAGTTAATCAGTTCTACTTAAATTGCTTCCATTTTATCCCAGAAAACTGAGTAGAAAGACGTTCAATAAATGAGAGACAACCACTGCTGCAAGTCCTAGAACACCTGCTCCTTGCCAAGAGACAACGCCTCCAGAAGTATATGCATTGGGAATGTATCGTAGCAACAGGTCACGAGGTGCTGACAGTGACAACAACACAGTAGCCAAAAAGAACGAAATATACAATGTCAAATTTGCCCACATCATACGCATCATAGGGAGACTAGGTTTGAAAGAGGGTGACATCTGGGTTCTCTGAATGTGATCAGATCCAGAAACGCCTGCCATGGGAGGCATAGATTGAGGGAGTTGAGGCGAAGGGAGTAGGGCGTCCAGGGAAGTTGAGTCGTCCATTGTTTATGAAGGAGACGGGATTTCGCAAGTCGCATCTTCCACGCGATACTTGTAGCACTTCCCATCAACTTTCACCGTCTTAGATTCAATTTCAGGTAGAGGCAAGGCAAGTGTGCGATATGTAGCATAATTGCGATGAAACAATAACACGGATAGTCCGAGTCCAATAATGAACGAAAAAAAGGGACCTGCACGTTCCAACGCTTTTGTGATGTCTAGCATTACTTCTTGTTTAGACTTGCGAGTAGATTCAATGAATCTGCTTCAATTCCACAAGGAACTTCAATCGCATTGGTTCGGACACATCCTGTATCGGTATGAAAGAGGTCTTCATCATGAGGAGTTGGAAGTGTTGTTTGGACGCGAGTAGGAGGGATAATAACACATGCAATCAACATTCCAAAAATAACGCCTGCAGCAATCCACAGGATATGAAACATTATACCTTTGGAGGAACTTTTTGTAAGTACGCCACGCCTATTGGAGTAATCAACAATCCTGAGAGTGGAATGATTGCCGCGATTGCAGTCAATACAACTTTGGCAGTAGTGAGACCCATTTCAGCAAATGTGCGATAGGTTGAAGCAACTGCATACACGTGAACGACTCCTAAGACTATCATAGTAATATAGAAGAAGGTCGTTCCAATTCCAGTGAACAAAGACCAAGAGATGGATGGTAAACTAAATGAGGATTTAGGTTTTTCACCAAACTTCACTTGTTGTCCATCTGGAATAGCAGTCTGTCGTTCAACACCTTTATCATCAATATAGGTCAATGTAAGACGACGACCTGTGACGATGTTGGCAGACGATTGAGATTCTGCAACCTTTTTTTGTAAAAGACTGGATTGCATCATATTGACTTGATAGTCAATGCATTTCTGATCTTGTGCTCCGCCACAATTCTTCACAGCATCTTGCTTAATTACATTCATTTCACTGTCATCAATGGAAACGTCTTTGGTTCCAGTCAATAAATCCACTGATGGAACTAGTTTGTTATCTGCAACAACATCAAGGTAACCAGGTTTTGCTTTCTCTACCATTGAAGCAGTAATATCCGTGGTTCCTTTTTCATCACCCCATGTAGCACTTTTAATTGTAATGCCCATTGTTAGTTAGCAAACACGAAATTCGCAAGACCACTAACGATTCGTAAGAAATTGATGGATTCAACGTAGACTCCTAAATTATAGGTGTATGCAAAGATTATACTGTCTCCATTTGTATTTCGAACAACGCTCACAATCGAATCAGGGGGATACAACAAGGTTCCATCTGGATTCCTTAATGCAAGTTGTGCCGCAGTAATCACTACTGGATTTGGACTAAACACTGAGGATTTCAAAACGCACACAGTGGATTGAGATTCTACACCTTGTGTTGTTGGAAGAGGTTGTTGTAATCCAAGTCGTAGAATGACTTTGTTGAACATACTTCCATTGATTGCACCACTGGGTTGATACAAATCGTTGTTCAGAGCAAATGAATACATGTAGACACCTGGTAAAACTGGACTATCACCGGTTGTGTGCTTGTACATTTGAAGCAATGAAAAGTAAGAAGTGGGTTTCACTGAAAAGCGTTCTTTTCCGTCCAACAAAATTTGACCATTGACAATTGGGTCACGAGGATAGACAGAAGTGATTTGTTGTTGTCCACTTGAATACATAAAGGTCTGTGACTCAGTAGATTGAGTAATGTCAGAAAAGATATCATTTGCAATGCCTGTAGACGTAAAGGGAGCCACATAGGGGTCCTCCCAATTCGTGTAATTGTCCCAATCGTTTGTCAAAATCTTATCTGAACGCTGAGTTGAAAACACAATGCGAGTGACTAAATTGAAGAATGGAATTTCAATGTCTGAATTACCTCCATATTGTCCAGGATTATTGACGAATTTAATGGTCTTGACAAGGAAAGTCTGATCTGCAGTTGCAAGTTGTGCCATCTCCATTTCAGTCAAGTAGATAAAGTTACCTTCCAAATACGGATCTGGAAAAAAGGTGGACAAACTAGAATTACTAATGGTTCCATCGGCAAGAGGAGGTGATAAGAAACGTCCAAGTCCATCGTTGGATCGAATTCGTTGTCCATAAGTAGAACTTGAAGGATTCACATCCACAATGGTAAATAGTTGATTCAAAGGTCTGTAGGTTACATTGATAAACACTTCTGAATTTTGCATGGATACCAAAGGAAGCGCCATACCTGGATTCTCGGCAAACCAGAAATGCAAAGGAATAATCAATTGTCTTGAACGAATCGACGGTTCAGGAACCTTAGTATTTGGAATTCCACCAGGTTGGTTTAATGGAGCAACAGCATGTGGATATTGTCCAAGTCGTCCATATGCATTTCCTGGGTCGTTCAATTCTGAAACGTGTCCAATCATCTGATCTACAATCGCTCGCTTATTCGCATCATGTGTCAAATAGGAGTAGAACTTCAACCATTCACCACTGAGTCGTTGAAGACTCTGACCATTTGCAGTGATTTCAACAGAATCAATCAAATTGTATCCAATGTTTTCAATCCACTTGAATTCATACCCAATTGAATTTGATCGTTGATCGTATCCTGTAGGAGGTCTGATATTCAATCCAAGATAGGAAAGAGGTGACCAAATATCAGGAAGTGTCAATACAAGATAGGTATCATGAAGCATCTGCGCATAGCGATCAATACGACATGAAATGGTTCGAGTAGAGGTTGGAGAAAACTCTAAATTTGAACTTCCAAAGGTCATTCGGATAGATTCCATTGCAAAGTTAGTATGACGACGATATACTGCTCTGAAATGGGTCATGGATGGACTTCCATTGACAAGTTCGTTCTGTGCTCCTATCGCAACAAGTTGGAGAAGACCACCTGGCATTATTAGTATCTACTTAGAATGGTTTAGACCAGATATCTCGTGGATGCAGAATTAGCAGGTACGCAACATGAAGATGAATAGGTTGTTCCAAGTGTAGCGGGTCCTACTGTATTGATACCGACTCCACCTACAAATCGAGTGTATCGTTCAGACTTATTTGCAAGGACTCCAATGTATTGACCATTGGTTCTTTGCTTCTGAGGAGGAGGCGAAGACAAAAGAGATTTAGCAATGATACGTCGTTTCTGATTCGTCAGATAATCTTGTGCAGAGTTGACTTGCATTTGTCATTTATAGAGGAAAAGAGTCTAATACTCAATGAGGTTCGTTCTCGTAAGCACACATGTCGATCAGACTACTGGATACTCGAAGGTTGTGTTCAATCTTCTCAAGCAACTTTCAACGCTTGCTCCCAAGGTAAAGACCTACCATTTTGGATTTCAACGTCATCCATCTGGTAACAATCTACGTAAGGTTCCATCAGGAGTCATAGCATATGATGCAGCCGCCAATGAAGACCCAAAGGAAGAAGGATTTGGATTCAACAAAATTCATGAGTATTTGGAGATGGTGAATCCAGATGTAGTGATGATTTACAATGATCCACTCATTATTCACCGATTCATTGAGGCAATGAAGTTCAAGAAGGGTGAGTCCTCGTACAAGTTATGGTTATATGTTGACCAAGTCTACGAAGGTATTGCTCCTCCTTTGATTGAGACGATGAACAAGAACGCAGACCGCATTTATTGCTTCACTCAATACTGGGCGGATGTGTATGCCAAGTATGGTTCTTTCCCAGACATTCGTGTTCTAGAGAATGCAGTGGACAAGACATTGTTTACAAAGATAGATTCTTCAGCACGATCTGTGATACGAAACTCTATGGGAATCAATTCAGATTCCGTGTTAATTGTGAATGCAAATCGAAATACTCAACGTAAACGACATGATCTTGCCATTATGGGATTTGTTGATCTCCTTCGTAAAAATCCAACAAAACCTTATTATATGATGATTGTTACAGGATTGAATCCTCAACAGGGTTCGTATTATGATGCAGGGCGTATTTTTCAAACAGAACTGATACGTCAAGGATTGAACAAAGAAGATTACATTAAGCGTCTAATGTTAGTCGACACTTCAAAGACTGCACTTCCAGATTCTGCAATTAATGAGATTTATAATGCAGCCGATTTAGGAATCAATTTATCGGATGGAGAGGGATTTGGACTGTGTCAGATTGAGCACTTGTATACAGGCGCTCCTCAGATTGTGACGGATATCGGAACCTATCGTTCATTCATGGATGACAAAGTCTGTACGTTTATTCCACCTGTAGATCGCACCTATTTTTCAGGAGCCATGCCTCTTGGACTTTGGGCTCCAACGTTTGATTACAAACAAGTTGCGGACGCAATGTCCTCTGCAATTGCCTGCTTGCCTGAGATGAAGTCAGCAGCTCAAAACTTTCCATTCAAGACATGGGATGAAGTGTGTGCTTCATGGATTGCCGATGTTAAATCAGAAAGCGAATCGAAGTAGGTGAAACCAATTCACCCATTCGCAATAAACGCTGATTATCATCCCATGCAGGACCATCAAACAACTCCTTTGATTCAGGATCCAGTAGCAAAGAGATTCCTTTTACTAGAATCTTTTGAAGACGTCGGTGTTTCTTAGATGTATTTCGAAGCACCGTTGCATCCAACTCTTCATTCTTGATATTCGGACGGAATGCCAAATCTTCTCCAGTCGTAGATGAATCAAAACGCATACACGAGACAACTGGTTTTTCCTTCGCGTGGAGTTTACGATGAATCTCACAATCAATGGCTGACTCTTTTAACAACAATGCAATCCGCTGACCGATGCGTTCCTTTTCGAAAGCAGTTTCGTAAAGGTATTCATCTGTGGACATGAAAGTTTCTACAGGTTCCCCTTCATATCGTTTCATCACCATATCATTACGTCGAATGGGTGTGATGTTTGGACCATCTTGCGTCTTCTTTTGATCGTCTGAAAACACTGAGATGTAAAAATTTACCTTGACGGTTCGGTCTTCTAAGGGTAGAGTTGCATGAGAACAAATACGAATCGCACGTCCAATGACTTGGTCATGTCGTGAAGGTGTCCAATGAGGTTCCATAATGTGAACGTGTCTCACATTGTTCAATGTAATACCTTCTGCTCCTGAGGAAGACGCCATCAACAATTGAAGAATCTTTTTGGGTCGTTTTGCTACACTCTCTTTCAACGAAGCAGGAAAGTTCTTGGAATAGACTCCATTAAAAATCTGACGTGTTAAATCACGCTGTTCTTCACTTTCTTCACCCGTGTAAAACGTATACGCTGGACGGTCATCAAGCAGTTCAGGGTCTTCAATCCATTGATTTGCTTCTTTAATAATTTTATAGGGTTGCCAACCGGATACATCCAACACTGCTGATAAAATACCCAAACCTTCCAATGCACGATATTGAGAGTAGATAAACTGATTACTGCCTAATGACGCTTTGATGTTTTTCAAGATAGCAAGCATTTTAGGACTGTAGGTTTCCAATCCCTTCTCAGAAAGGTATTTCTCGGGATTTGTTTTGAGTTTCTGTATCACCACATCACCTACTTCCTTCTCAGGTTTCTTGTTTTCAGATGGAGTATCAGCAGAGATTTCCTTCATAGCTAATTCAGGAGGAAGAGCATAGTCGCAGACTAGACGAGTTGGAACACGAAACGTACTTAAGTCTTCATTCATCTTAGAACGACCACGTCGTGAATCAATCTTCATTTCCATCCAACGCACTTCCAAATAACGATTGAACTGAGAACTAGACATCTCCACTTTTTGTAACGTCTTTTCTAGATCAGTCCTACGAGGAAGCAAACGTTCATCAGCACCTTTGAAATACGAAACCAATCCTTGAATACGACGGCGAAACATCATTGGATTTTTGATATTCAATCCATCCAAGAACAAATTTGCAAACTCTTCATAGTCTGTTGGAAGACATTGAAGTTGTTCTGTGGTCACACGATCTACAGCAATTTCACCTCCACCTACATCGGTCTCTACCTTTTGTTTGATGGACGCAACCCAATCGGAAGGTTGAGCAATAAACGGTAAATCCTTCATGTATTGAACTGCAACACGGTCTCCTTCACCGTTATAAGTAGATCGAAACTGAGGTGGATTGCGTGTGACCATCACAAACTTCTTGACTGCATTGAACTCAATTGTATCCACTTCAGGAATCGCACGGAACGCTTTTGTAATTCGTTCTTCGTCCCATGTTGGAATTGTTTTGAAGGGCATCGTGATTCGTTCAATAGGTCCACGAAGTAGATTCATCATATACGCAATTTCATTAGGTGAATTGATGACAGGAGTTCCAGATAATGCAACCACTTTACATCGTTTTGCATTGTATATTGCATTGTATAACTTATCGGTAATCTCGGATTCATTGATGACACGTGAAATCAAGTTATGTGCTTCATCAATAATCACTACTGAATCATCATACATTCCTTCAACAGTATACTCTGCAATTGAGTTTCGGGTCAAACCTGTGTAGCGAATAAAGGTAAATCGTTGTTCAAGAATGTCTTTTATTTGTTCACGAATCAACTTCTTGTCTTGAGTAGACAGACTCTCAAAGTTGGGTTCATTTCCAGACGTAGTTGTGTAGATACGACTGTATTTATCCATGAACTTGTCTGAAATTCCGAGTTTCTTGCCTTCTGCACGGACTTCATCGGACATAGGTTTTAATGTCCAAAAGTTCTCCACTGCATAGATTGGATCACCGCATTTCTGGAGTTCTTCACGGTAGTTCTTTTCAAGTGAAGCAGGAATCATGACATACACCTTTTGCGTTGTCAACAGGGACTCAGCAACTGCAATAGACGAGCAAGTTTTACCAGATCCTAATCCGTGATACACTAACACACCGCGATATGGCGTCTCAATTTTCAGATAATCACGAATGATTTTTTGATAGGGGAACAACTCGCGTCCTGTTCCACTTCGTTGCAAACAAAGGTCAATGTTCTTATCCTCTTCGTCTAATGGGTCTTTATCCTTGGATCGGTAGTCCGATTTAATGAACATTCGTGTGATTGAGTCTGAAAAGGCCTTTCGGTTAGGAAGTACATACTGTGTTGCCCTCATTATATTGAGGCGTGTTGAAAAAAAATAAGCGTTCAACATAATGAATCAACCTCCTGTAGATATAGGAGGACCAATAAGAATTGGACTACTACAACCAGGTCAAATCTATGTTCTCGTTGAAACAGATGAAACAGGATTTCAAAAGTATAACTATGTTCGGATTAGAAGCAAAACTACAATTAGAATCCCTAGATATGTTCTTATGATGGATGTTTTGGACACTCTAAAAAATAAAATTGGAGAACGACAAATTGTAGTAAATGCTGATAAAAATATTTATGTATTTTTCAATCTCAAAACTAATAAACTTGCAGAAGCAATTGGAAAAAAGGCAACCCGTCAAGCAATTGATGAAGTCTATGAAGGAAAGACAGGTCAATCTGCTCAACCGGGAACAGGTCCAGCAGATCTTATTCGTGGGTTTGTAGGTGTTCAACCACCAAAACGTGCAGGCAAAAAGACACAAAGAAATAAACGTTCAAAGAGAACACGTTCAAGACGAAACCGTTGAACTTTTTACGCTGCTTGATACAATGGATTTAACCCGACGAAATCACCGAATGTTTATGGTGACAATTTATCTGTTCTTGATGGCTACATTCCTCTATCTAAAACCGTCCGTCGCCTTTGGGCGTGAAGGAAGGATTCGACCATTTGGTGTAACAGATCGTGAAGCCACTGTATTTCCTATTTGGGTGTGGATATTTGGATTGAGTGTTCTTGCGTATTGCATTACGGTCTACTTAGCAGGATTTAGGTTTACGTCGTAGGGCGTCGTAGGTAATTGTAATAACATGCAACGACTGGAAAATACGTATGTGCTCCAGGAAAGGATCGATGAACCTCTTCAATGAAAAATCCATCGGCACGATAATCAGTTTCAATGAATCGTCCACACATATGACGCGGAACCACATATTGTGCGCTGTCTATTTTGGTAACTACAGGTGTATCTCCTCTGAACGTTCCTCCAGGAAATGATACAAAGTCATCCCATCGTTGTTGGTCAAACGTATAAAAATGATCATCACCCTTCAACAATGGAAAAATCTTTCCAAAACTTGGATGCATGACTGTATCATCATCTAAAAAGTAAATCAAACCTTCAAACACACAGTCCAATCCTCGATTTCGTTGAGCGTGACCTGCACAACCTCCAGGAGGTGTAGGATGTCCAATCTCAGTAACATTTGGATGAGTGAATTGTTTTGTAAACGGTCCATTGGTTGTATCATAAACGATCAACCACTTGACTCGATCTAAATCCAAAGACTCTTCTAGTAAATGCAGGTTTTCAGGACGTGCACACGGTGTAATGACAGTCAACATAGATTTGTATACCATATTCCCTTTATACGGTTTCAAAGGTCTCAATGATAGACTTCAGGTCATTCATCATAGATTGCCGTTGATTATGATGAGGTCGTATTTCCTGTTCACATTCAGTCCATGTTTTCCATCGGATTGCCGAGATTTCTCTACGTTGCATAGGTGTGAATCGTTGAAATATGTTAATCATTTCAGGTTTCTGCAACAATCCTATGAAATAGATATGTTTGTATCGCACTCCATTCAAACCTTCAAACGTCTCTTCTAATCGGATATTCTTCAAAGTCGTATATGCTTCACGGGGAACATTGGATTCTTCATTGAATTCACGAATCGCACAGTCCATATCCGATTCACCACGTATTCTTCTTCCCTTAGGGAACCCCCATTCAGGTTCTATGTACATTGAGAAGTTTTTGTACACTAAGTCTTGAACATTCAATTCAGAGAACTTTTGCTGAGATACTTTAAAATCTGCCGATTGATGGTCATCTCCCCATAACGTTTTCCAAATTGTTTCAAATGGTTCACTGATAATTAAATACTGTTCTTTGATAGTCATATTTTTGAAGAGTCGCGCAACATACTCTACATTGTTTACATCATACTTCCCTCTCATAAATTCAGCAAAACTCATACTATCTTTACGACGTATCATGAGAAGTCGCGTAGTGTCTGATTTTACAGGAATAGTGGGCGTTTCCAGTAATATAATTCCACACGATAAGACTGGGTCTTCACACATTCTAAAGATGTGACCTTTTTCACCGCAATTATTGCAGTACATTGAAGACTGTGTTATTGATTGGGATCCTGTTCGTTTTTCCATTGTGTCTTTACGCAACTTCCTTTGTAAGCGATAAACAAATGGGACTCTTTTCCTCAAAACCTTCATCCTCATTGTACGGACCCACACCGGGTCCATCTATGTTCACTCCGTCGGCACCTACACCATCCACTTCGTTCAATTTAATGAGCGTTCTTGGAAAGGCGTTGGTTGTAATCATTGGATTAGTCATCCTTTACGTTGCAGTTCTTATTCTCTATAATGCAATTGCCTCTGCGAATGGCAAACCGACTACGACTCTTCTAGGAACTCCAACGGTTCCAGATCAAGCTCCACTGCCGTTAGATGGAAAGGTAGCTACTAAAATTCCAGCGTCTAATATACCTCTTTCTGGTTCAGATAACGGAGTTCAATTTTGGATGTTTATCAAGGATTGGGACTATAACTTTTCAAAGGAAAAGGGTGTCTTGATTCGCTCAGATCCTACCAATGCTGCAATCAGTAACCCAAAGATCACATTGCATCCAACCGATAACAGTTTGAATGTAAGTGTTTCTATCTATGGAGGTTCGTCTACAGGGTCTGCAAGTTCAACACCTGCTGCATCGAATCAAACCAATGTCACTGGAGATGTCTTCACATGTACAGTCGAGAACGTGCCTCTACAAACTTGGTTTTCAGTGTCTGCAACCGTCTTCCAAAGAAACCTAGATGTCTATATCAACGGTAAACTTGTGAAGTCATGTGTCTTACCTGGGGTTCCTCGTCCTGCTGCAGGCGATATCACTGTGGGTGCAAACGGTGGTTTCTCAGGTCAAGTCTGTAATGTTCATTCATATCCAGGTATGTTGGGTCCTTCAGATGCGGCTGCGTTTTTCGTGAAAGGAACTAACTGTGCTTCATTCGCACAACCTCCATCCTCTACCACGGCAAAGGGGTCTGAATTAACATTGTTTGGATACACCTACACATTTGGAGTCAAGGACGCCTCGGGTAAACAGATCCAAAATTACTCGTTTTAGAAAACTAATGAACATCTTACTCAAATGTCCTACACGCTCTCGTCCTAAACAAGTTATTGAAACACTTCGTTCGTATGTACAACTCGCAAATCAACCTAATCGATTAGGGATTTGCGTGTCCTGTGATACAGATGACGTATCGATGCATGATATCAATGTAGACTATCATATCAAAAAACTTCCAGTCGCATGGGTTAAGATTTTCTATAGCGACAATAGATCTAAAATTCAAGCGGTCAATGCTGATATGGATAAAGTGGATTGGAAGTGGGATATCGTGATCTTAGTGTCCGATGACATGATTCCAAAAGTCAAAGGATATGATGACATTATTCGATCAAAAATGCCCAATGATACAGATGGTATTGTTTGGATTAATGATGGGTCACAAGGTTATAAATTGAATACATTGAGCATTATGGGAAAGAAAATGTATGACTCTTTTGGTTACATTTATCATCCATCCTACAAGAGTCTATTTTGCGATAATGAGTTTACAGATCATTGTAAGAGTTCACTTTCTTCAAAATGTTCTTACATTAATGAAATTATCATTCGACATGAACATCCTGGAAATGGATACAAGCAAGAGTGGGACGCATTATATCAAAAAAATCAACTATACTTCTCAAGCGATTTAGAAAACTATATTTCCCGTAAAAATTATCCTTATGACTGGTCTATTCTGATTCCAACATTAGTAGAACGAACTGAAACCTTTAATCGTCTGATGGCGTCCATTCAAGAAAAACATCAACGTATTTGTCCAGAACTAAAAATTGAATTCTGTATTGAAAGTGATAATCGTGAAAAGAGCGTCGGAATAAAAAGACAGGAACTACTACAACGTGCAAAGGGAAAATATATGTCCTTCATTGATGACGATGATGATGTAACAGATGCTTATTTTGAAGATGCGCTTGCGTGTATTCGCGGAGGGTTTCAAGTGTGTCGTCTTCGTGGACAAATGGCACAATATACGTTCACACATAGTGTTGAAAATACACTTAAAAGTCCTTTGGCAAAAGGTGATGTATTTTTACGCCCACCCAATCATTTGAATATACTTTTAGCAGATGTTGGAAAACTAGTTCCATTTAAGGACGCTAAACAAGGTGAAGATTTAGATTGGACAATTCGTCTTGCAGAAACTAGAGTTTTGAATCATGAGTATCGGTCTGATGAATCTAGAATTCATTATCACTATCAATTAGGTTCACGAAAGGTGGATTCACATAGTCTTGATTTTCAAAAAACTGCAAGTTACGAAACTATGCTTAAAATGGTGTGGACTCCTTCGGGTCGTCTTGTAGTTCCAAATCAGGCAAGAACAAATGGAATTAAGTTCACTGGTAGAGGGTTTGTTTCTAAGTAGAAAGCAATGGATACGTTTACAATTTTTGCCATTGTAGTCAGTCTCGTGTTAATTGGATTTATTCTTTGGAATATGTTTGGTAAGTCTACCGTAACTGACCCAACTGCAGTGAGTCTTGTAGATGGATCTATCTCAGGAAAAACTGGACGAACGTATACAAAACCACTTTCTAGATCCTTCAATCAATCAGAAGGCGCTACGTTCACGTATGCAGGTTGGTTGTTGATGAATGATTTTACAATGAACTATGGTCAAAAACGCACCATCTTTTCAAAGAATGATTGTCCAGGACTCTACTTAGACAGCACGTCAAACAGTTTGTTGGTGGTAGTGGATACCTATGGTTCTAAAGAAAGCGTTCTTATTTCAAACATTCCTGCAAGGAAGTGGATTCACTTTGGTATTGTAGTGGATCAAGACTCAGTGGATATTTACATCAATGGTGTCATTCGTCAACATCATATGCTCGCACAACTTCCTAAGCAAAATGATTCCCCTATCACGATTGGTTCTGATTCACTTGGGTGGGACGGAGCCTTGTCTGGACTCACCTATTACACGCGTTCATTGACAGCGTCCGATATGGACGAACTCTCAAAGACGGTTCCTAAAGACGATTTACATGTAAGACCTGAAGGTCCTCAATATTTTGATATGACTTGGTACACAGGTAGAACATAATCTCAGTCTTGAATAATGAGTGCAGGAGGTCAAAATAGTCTTGCTTCGGGTAATATACCAGCATTTGTAGGTCCACAATCAATGCGTCTTCGTGACGCTTCAGATAGTACTGCGCGTCTTCGCGTTCAGGGAGTGTATCGAATGTTCAATTCAAGCGCACCTACGGCGTTCCGTAATCGTGCTGAAACTGGATATAATTCATTCCTTCAGTTTCTTCATGGTCGTGAAGAAGGATGTGCTACTTGTGTAGGATTACCGTATCAACCTTTGACAACAGCTACTACGACGATTCTTTCGTTTCGGAACTAAGTTTAGCACGATTCTTTCGCGTCTTTCTCAACGCTTTTATAAGTTGTTTTCTCTTTTCAGATGAATCCGATGGGTTATAACTGAAAAAGTATTCCAAAAATTCTGGAGATGACTTATTACTCGACAACTCTGAATATAAATTCGCCTTCTCACGTTTCATCTCCGTAAATGTTTCTTGCTTCCCCAGGCACTCCTTGGGAGTCAAGACTGCAAATCGTCGACTTGTTTTTTCATTTGCAATCTCAACCAGTCGTTGAGCAATACATAAGATACTTGCAATATTCTCTGATTTTCCACCTGAATACATGTAGGCAAAGAAGAACTGAAGTGTAGTAGGAATACTTGCTACACGAATACCGTTTTTCATAGTGTGGTAACTATGACACGCAGATGTTTCATAAAATCGAATAAAGTGCTTCTTACCATTTGTTAATACAGTTGTGCGTCTAGGTAAGATTTCATTCTCTTCATCTACCACTATATCTTCTCCTTCAGTTAAACGTTCAATAACATCCTTGTTTGCAAGAAGTGCAATCGGTGTGGTCCAATTGGTTCGCATATGAATTTCAGATGCTCCTACACCTAGTAACACTACAGGTTCATTTTTAAGAAGATTCTCAATTTGAGTTCGTTGTTTCGTAGTTAATACCTCATGTTCCTTAATTTTGTCTTTAGGACATGTGACCGGATGTGCTTGATTCAACAGTTGAAGACGTTTATACACTTTTTCCCAACGAGTTACATCACCTTTTGGGCGAGAAAGTTCAAGATACATGGACATACGAAGAAAGTTTGGGTTCACATAGTGAATTCCTTCACGAACTAGACTGTCTTCCCATAAGCGATCAAAGACTTCTTCGGTCAAATGTGTGATATCGGCAACGGCTGTAAAGTCTGCAAACACTTTGAAGGTACCAATGTGCATACCTGGTTTGACCTCTACATTTTTCAATCCACTTTTAATCAATTGGTTTGAAAGTATCACCGAATGTTCTTGAGGCGTCTTACTAAAAAAGTCATAATCTGGAACATCGGTCTCGGGGTTGTAGAATCGGTCCTTCACGGGAAGAAGGTTATTGATTGCAGTTCCTCCATAGCACATGACGGGGTGTGTTTTCAAAAACGCTTCTACAAGACTCATACTCTTTCGAATCCCTGGGTCTGAGGCAATGATCCTATTGTTCTCGTCTTCAAGTTCGAGAACAATGTTCTGGATGTCCTCCATTATTAAAATGGAAGTTACTTTGTTTTTATCCAAGTAGGCAAATAAGGATGTCGCCCAAACGGTATAATCTTCGCAAGCGTAATACTCCCGTCGTCTGGGTAGACGATGAAAATCTCAAGACCAAAAATGATGACATTGAAGATGAAGATGAAGATTCTGACTACGTTGATACAGACATGAGCGAAACTGAAGACGAAGACGAAGATGAAGATGAAGATGAAGACGAAGATGAAGATGAAGACGAATCTGAAGAGGAAGAGCAATCTCTCAAACTTCCCAAAGGTGCCAAAGTCTCTGTCAAACTCCACATTCACCAAATTGCAGGTGGAAAGGGTATGAGTCGCATTGACGTTGAAGATGAAGATGAGGACGACTATGCAAGTGAAGAGGAAGAGGAAGAGTTCATTGAGCATCTCATGAAGAAGTACGTTCGTCCTGAGCGTGGAATGCCTACGTTCGGAAAGCAGCGTTCCAAGAAGGACAAGGAATCAGATGAACCTGCTCTGCGATTGAATCCAGAAGAGGAAGACTACTTTGAAGACCTTTCTAAATCCAAGCGTCGTAAACTCAACGAACAAATGAAGGGACTCGCTAAACTCGTGACTGATGGAGAGGTTCCATATAAGTTCAGAGTGTTGGCATTGCCGATCTCAGATATGCTCAAGGCGTCAGTGATTCGCAAGATTGACATGCTCAACGAGATGGATGCCGATAGTGGAGAAGTTCACAAACTCAAAACCTGGGTCGATGGATTCCTTCGTGTTCCCTTTGGACAAGTCGTTCCTCTTCCAGTGACCTTTGAAAAGGATCCTACAGGATGTTCCAAGTTCTTGACCGATACACAGACTACTCTGAACAAGGCAGTCTATGGAATGGATGCAGCCAAGACACAGATCATGCAAATTGTCGCACAATGGATTGCCAATCCTAAATCTGTAGGCAACGTGATTGCTCTCAAGGGACCTATGGGTGTAGGTAAGACCTCCTTTGCAAGACATGGAGTTGCTGAGGTTCTCAAGCGTCCATTTGAGTTCTTCTCGTTGGGCGGTGCATCGGATTCTGCAAACTTTGTAGGACATTCCTATACCTACGAAGGAGCAACCTGGGGTCGTATTGCAGATTCAATCATGTCTGCACGATGCATGAATCCAGTCCTCTACTTTGATGAACTGGACAAAGTGTCCACAACACCACACGGTGATGAAATCGTATCCATGTTGATTCACTTAACCGACAGGTCTCAGAACTCTCACTTCCACGATCGATACTTTGCAGGTGTGGACTTTGATTTGAGTCAGTGCTTGTTCGTGTTCTCCTTCAACGATGAATCCAAGGTCCATCCAATTCTTAAAGACCGTATGCAGGTCATCACTTGCTCAGGATACACATGTGAAGAGAAACAGGCAATTCTTCATCAATACGTCTGGCCACAAGTCCTAGAACGAATCAATATGAAGAATGACTTGACCATCACTGAAGATGCAGTCAAGTTCTTGATTTCAGAGTATTCACGTGAAGAAGAAGGTGTTCGTGTTCTGATTCGTGCATTAGAGACATTGGTCACTCGCATCAACCTTCTAAGGATTGCTGATGAGAAGACTGCAAAGACGTATCCATTCTATAAGGCAATTAAACTTCCAATGAATATCACACCCGAAGATGTAAAATCGTTGTTGATTGAAACCAAAGTTGTGAACGAGTCATGGCGTCACCTCTACACTTGAACGAATTCATGATAAGGAACTCTATTTCCATACAACACTACATTCCCACAAAACTCTTGATTCACCAGTGGATAGTCAATCAATCTTATTTTTTCAGTTGGATCTCCAAGAACTCCATCCGGTTTGAAAGAAAAGACAAGAAAGGATGAACGAATTAATGGATGCACATGTGTATTTAAGAAATCAGCGTCCACTGTATATCCATCGGGTCGGACCGCTACAAATTCACGTAGAACCTCTGGAGAGACTTCTAGTTTACCTTTGCATCCCCACAACCCACACATCATTAAATACGCATGACAACTGTGATCACGGATTGTATACGCCGTAAATGGACTGTCTAAAAAGGTATTAATACACCACCGATCTCGTGCATGAACACGACTATCCGTATCACGCACACAGACGAACTCATAGTCATCTGTAAACGCAGGCAAGAAGCGATACGATTTATTACGAGAATCATGTTCAGAGGTTGTATGAAGAGTAACATTCAGTTCATGAACAAACGCTGACGCTTCCGGAGAAGCATAGACTTTGATTTCACACTTTGGATAGTGTTCTTGAATCAATGGAATATTTTCAACAAGTCCTTGGTAGTATTTTTCTGTATATGACCCATACACACAAAATGAGAAGCACCCATGAAGATCTTTACGTATTTTTTCACGTCCTTCACGAATCTGTTCTGAAATATCGACCGATTCAATATGGTATCGTTTGTCAATGCAACCATTGTCTACCAATACTTCTTCATCGGTATAGGAACAGAATCCTTGATAGATTTGCGTTAACCACTCATCACAGTGCCAATTGCGAATGCTTGGATGAAAGAACGTTCCAAATAACGTATAGTGACTACGATGGACAAACGCATTCTCAATGACTTGTGTTCCTCCTACTCTCAACGCAAAATTAACTGGATTCTTAGGACCGACTACTCCACGATGTTTATGCTGTTTCAATTTTGATATGAATCTAGAAGTCCATCCAGATGTTTGAATCATCACATCGTCACCGATCTGAAAGAGGTAATCATGTCCATCGTTATATGCAACTTCTGCCAAACGATTCCACGCCCATGCAGGAGCATGTTGACATCCTGAAAGAACAACAACTTTACCTAACGCTTCTAGTTCAGAACGGTGGGTAAGAAAGAAAGAGTCATCATCATCCACTCCAAAATAGAATGTATACGAATACGCTGAATCTTTCGTTGCATTGAAACTAGGGAATAATCGGTTCACTAAAAAACAATCTTTGAAGTCGGTCCACGTATGTGATCGACTACAGACTGGAACTAAGACTGCAATACTCATTATCGAATTAGAGAACATTCCATTTAAACTCGGATTTAGAAATGATAAATCGAGATAATGCAGTTTCATTGATTCCTGCGAAAAAGTGAAGGTTTGTATCTACATTCCGAAACGATAGACAGTATTCAATTGCTGTAGAGACGAAGACAAATGGCATAGTGATTCGAAGTGGAATCAACTCCATAGACAATTCAACGAGGCAGTGATAATATCTACGAGGAGGACCATAGTCAACCATATGTACTAAAGTCCACCATACATTGCCTATACGAATAGGTGGTGCCGATCCACGAAAGAGTGAAAACATAGGTGGAGTTGGAATTTCACGAATGATAGTTCCACTTGAATCTACAATTGTCAAAGGATTCCAATCGTAAATGAAGGTATCTGTTGCAGGAATTGGAAGCCAATTCTTTTCACACTGTCTTCCTCGTGGTGAAGGTAAGACTACACAGTTTGAATAGGTTCCAGTAGGTGAATACCGACCTCGTAAAATACGAATTGCATCTTTTTCATAGGAATGAACTGTTGCAGTGAAACATTGATTTCCTTGAGAATCGTGATATCCACGCACATCTTCTAATCCTCGAATTCCACTTTCAGTTATAGGAAGATTCACAGAGGATTCATCCATCCTTGCAAGAAGGGTTCCTGTTTCTAGATTGAAACATGCATTTTCGCAAAGAGACAACCCGTTGGGTGTCACAAAATTCCCGTCCACAACCTTGTAGTTGACATACCGAACATTCACAATTGGATATGAAATCACGGATAATGCCGAAGGTGAAAAGGTCTCATCAAAGGGTGATGGAAAGGTTAATCGTTTACGTTCAGACTTAATGGGTTGTACGTAGAACTTCAAGTTGGACATAAGGCAGGGTTGATGAAGTCCAAGTTTTAACATATATTTCACTGAGGATGCAACACCTTCTGATTTGTCAGACTTGACATAGTAATCAAGAATGGACTCTTCATAGTCAAACAATCCATTGTAGACTTCAGTCTCAATGAACAAACTATCGGTAGACATCGGGATTTTCTGACCCATCAGCATATAGTGATAGGATTTGTAAGGTTGACCTTTTTCACGGAAGTATTTTGTAAGTTCGTATAAAGATTCTGCACGTTGAGGACGATACGCATACGCTCGAAGCATCCACTCTTCAAATTTTGGAATGTTTCCAAGTTCTTTATGACATTTTGCAATCATGTAATGAGAATACCAAATCTCTTCAAACCAACCTCCTGCTGCAATTCTCTTTTTATAAAGTTTAAGCGACTCCTTCCATTGTCCTAAACTATGATACGTCTGTGCAAGGTAGAACATATAACGAACATTTGTGGGTTCATCAATGAGTCCTTGTTCAAGCAATGCAATGTCTCGTGTGAACTTATCAGACTTACATCCTCCATCATTGAAGTCATCAATTCGACATACGTTTCGTGGAAGATGTGAACAGATTCCGTCCCAGTATTCATGAGTGACACCACGACACACCCATGGATAGTCCATTCGAACGAGGCGTGTATTTGGATACTCTAACATTCCAGCACATTGAACAATTGTATATCCAATTTCAGTCAGAGGATGTGTCTTCAACGATCCAGGAACAAACATCATATCTGCATCCAACAAAAGTCCATAGGTATCTTTCAAGTCCCATCCGGTTGCTTTCAAATATGATTGCGCTTTAGTAAAACTCTCGGACCGATTGTATCCAAAATTCTGCCAAGGAACATGCGTTAAGCATCCATCATGTGTCTTAAGAAATTCAGTGACAATCTCACGGGTTTTGTCGTTAGACCCTGTATCACAAACGCAAAATGCATCCACAACATCTTTTACAGATTCCATACATCGTTGAATAATACGCTCTTCATTACGGACCATTAAAATCAAGACAAACTTTGGCATGCTTGCGTCCGTATTGTCATTCCTCTAATCACTCTGTCTAAGTAAATGAGCACCGATTTTGTCAAACAGTCTCTTCGCGAAAATCTCAGTCGCGTACTGATTCCTCACGTTGCAGATGGTCTTTGGAGCATCTATGATAATGCAAAGACTGCCTGTGTTCGTTCTAAGCAACCTACTGAAACACTCAAGACGTTTCAAAACTTATTGACACGTGTTCCTCAATGGACAGATGAGACCTTAGAGACTGAAGTAGCACGTATTGAGAAGGCGTCTAAGTGTGAATACATGAATGATTTATTGCTAGGTGTCTTTGTCAGTTATATTCGTGCGTTTGCTTCTCTTCAGCAATCGGATGAAGTGCATGTGAACATTGAGTTTGATCGCCCATCGCTTCCTAAGTTTGTATTTGCACTCTACAAGTCTGCTGCACGCAAGTCTTGGAGCAATGCATATTTGTTCAAGACCATTGATGTTACATCTGAACAACAATCACGTAACCGTCGTGATATTGAAGTGATGTTAGGAGGATGCCTTGATGAAGTGATTGACAGTTTCATTCCATGGAAGGATATTAGCAAAGCCTATTTTCAAGCAAAAACATCTGTTGAACCACCAAAATCTCAAGTTCAAACTTCTTCTCCAGTGGAAGCGCCAAAATCCAGTCTCACGTTTGGAGATTCACAGACAGTTGAGTTTGAGACAGATGATGAAGAGGAAGAGGAGCGTCCTAGGGTTATGTTAGGTGAAGACATTCAATTGGATTTGTTTGCAGACGAAAAGGAGTCCGATGAACCTGAACTCAAGCCCTCTGGAACCATGGAACTCAATCTTTAATGCGTATAACGCCCCCAAACGAATCCACACTCAAAAATCAAATGACTGACTACCAAACACTTGGAATGATTGTAGGTGCCGTGATGATAGTGGCTGCGTTGCTGTATGTGTTGGATCGCCGTGCAAAGACTCAATCAGTAGATTACATGGATTTAGGTAAGATTGTTGCAGGGTCAGGTGTTCTTACTGGAGGCGTTTTGTATTCTCTTGGAACGGAGACAATTGTAGAAGCAGCAGAAACGGTTACCTCTGCTGCACAAGAGATGTTCGTAGGCAAACCTGAGTTTTAAGCGTCAATCATCAACGCATCTCCTAATTGAGCAGCAGACGGTGTAGCTTTATACTGTGTCATCCTTGCAATTTCCTTCTTTGGAACTGCTGAATCTCCACAATACCTCACAATTGCCTTATATAAATCAAATCCATGATACCGATCGTGATTGTCCATCTTTTCACGGAACATCACTGAAGTACCATCACTCTGTTTCATCCATTGAAGGAAGATTTCAAATAACGGATGTGAAGTTTCATGCTTCGGTCCTTTGGGAAACATATCCCAAAAGACTGACGTAGCAAATCGAACTAAATCAAACGAAGATGAAGCGCTAATATAGGATCTTTCTGTGTTGTGAAAGGGTCCCATGTTATACTGTCCACCTGCCTCTTCATCTTCCTGAAACTGACTGCTCATGAATAATTTAGGTTCCTTCATTCCTGTCAAACGCAAAGACACAATTGCACGATCAAAATCAATGAGTTTAATCAGGTATCCAAACGTTGGAACCTTGTAGACTTGTCCACCGTGCTTATAGAACAGAAACTCCTCAGTTGTTGAAACATACATTACATTGTTTCCATGCAAATCGTTGTGTGTGAATCCGTAATTCCTCTGTGCAAACGCCAATGCAAAGACAATCTGTGAAACCCATGCAACATGTTTCTCAGGTTCAGGATGATTATTCATCAAATCGTAAAAGGTTCCTTCACAGACTTCCATCACTGTAGTCATCACAGGTACATCTTTGAATGTAGCCCATGCAAAGGATTCAGGATCTTCATCAGATTCTTCGTTTGTTTCTTCTGAGCACGCACACGATTCAATATCGTAGACATCTTCATCGTCATCATCTTCCTCCTCATCTTCAGGGGATTCAGAAGAAGCAACATCGTATGCTTCAACATCTCGTTCGGAGTCTGGGTCGCTAATATGATCAACCGTTACATCTTCAATGTCTCCCAAGTCAATTTCATCTCCCATCTCAAGTGATGTTCTTGCTCGACGAGTATGACTGAACTCTGCATCATGACCTGCAGTTCTTAATTTCAATTCAAATGTATGTCCAATCTTATCTGCAAACCAACCTTTTTCAGTCAAATCCTCATAGTCGTCTGAAATATCAATCGTATGTGAGTCTGCAAGTCCTGCGTAGACACCATAGACTTTAGGAAAATGCTGGCAACCCGATTCAGATAATGCCAAGGATGTCATGGCTCCAACATATGCTGCTGTATGTGCACTTTGTGTTCGTTCTTGCATGTCTGTTGCAACATCGGTTCGTTTAGGAACACCAAACGATCCATAATCTCCTCGCATCGTCTTGAAAGGTGACAAAATCATCGTTGTCTTGCGATGAACTGGAATCGTCTGTCCGCGAACCCGAATATGAGTAGCGTCCACAATGGATTCAATTGGATGATTCAGTTTAACTCCATATTCATGAAGTCCTGCTAATGTTTCAGTCTTGAACAACTTCTCAAGACACGGAAAAAAGGGTTGCAAACTCTTCATAGACCAATGTGTTCCATCCAGTTTGGACATACGTTGGAGTTTTAAAGACACTGGTGTAGTTCGTAGTTCCTTTCCCATTATGAAATGTCTCGGTGATGAATGTTAAAAAATAAACGACAGGGATAACAAGATGAATTTCCAACTCAAAAAGTTCAACATGGACATGATCAAGGACCGATGTGGAATGGATTCACGAAAAAGTCCTATGATCGTGATTATTGGAAAGAAAGACACAGGTAAGTCCTTTTTAGCACGTGATTTGCTTTTTAACGTTCAAGATTGCTTTCCAGCAGGGTTAGTCATTTCACCTACTGAAGCAGTCAATGAATATTTTCAATCCTTTGTTCCTTCTAAACTAATTCATGATAAGTATGAACCAGGGAAAGTACAGAATTTCATTAAGAGACAGTTTGCTGCCAAACAGAGATTTTTGAAATCCAAAGCAAGTGGTCAGGCATTTGATCCTCGTGCGTTCATGATTTTAGATGACTGTTTGTATGCAGCCAAAGAGTGGATTAATGAAGAGTCTACTCGTTTTGTATTTATGAACGGTCGTCACCTCGATATGATGACCATTATCACCATGCAGTATCCTCTCGGTATTACACCCAATTTGAGAACCAATGTAGATTTCGTATTCATTCTTCGTGAGAATATCCTAGGGAATCGTCGTAGAATTTACGAGAATTACGCAGGTATGTTTCCGACCTTTGAGATGTTCTGTGATTTCATGGATCAATGTACAGAAAACTATGAAGGTCTAGTGATTTGTAATAACGTTTCTTCAAACAAGTTAGAAGACCAGGTGTTTTGGTATAAGGCGTCCGAACACCCTCCATTTAGGTTGTGCGACCAGTCTTTATGGGCAGATAACCGACCTTTCCAGTCTGCTATGCTCGCAGCCGATGATTATAACGCTTCTTCACTGCGTAAAAAGAATGCCGCACCCTCGGTGTGGGTTCGAAAAGAAGGAGGAGGTCGTGAATAAAATACTTCCAATAAACAATGCCCAAGGCAGTGATTCTTTTCAGTTTTAAAAAGGACGATCCATCTCCTTTGCTTAAAAATCTTTCGGACCTTTCGTTCAATCGAAAAGATGGTCGTCGTACCATTTTTTCAAAGGAGTTTTCGGTCAATGAAGTTGAACTAGAGTTAGATCAATTGAAGACTATAAAGGATGCAATTGCAAAAAACGCTACAATCCGAATTGCCTCTCCCTCTCGTATCTGGAAAGAAGCGTTCAAGTCAGCAGGGTTGGACTCTGAAGAGGCTATTGCTCTAGCAGGATTAGCGATGGCTGAGTCTGGAACTATGAGTTTTTCAAGTCTTACAGACACTGGAGATTCCTCTATGGGCGAGGCAGCCATTCCTGCAGCTGCACAGCCCGTTGCAAGTGCACTCAGGCAAGAAGAATCACAATCTCAAGGAATTGTCGATGATGACTTTGATGTGGATGCACTGGTATCAGGTCTTGCAAATGCTAAGATTGGAGGTCGTCGCAAGACACGTCGTCGTGGTGGTAAGAAATCACGTTCCAAGAGTCGTCGCCATTAATCCCTCAAGGAACCTTCGCTTGGGTGAATTGGTTTAGAAGCGTCCGCTAGACCATCTTCTAAGGTCTTCTTCTCTAATGCATTCTGCTTCTTTCGTTGTTCATTCTCCTCCTTTTGCTTACGAATTGATTCCTCACGTTGCTCAGCAAAGAACATCTCCTTATTGGATTCGTTCTCCTTATACTTTCTCATCAACTCATTCAACTCCTTCTCAGCATACTCAACCTCAGGCATCAAGTGTTCCGATGGATCCCAAGGCAACCAAGCGCCAACCTTACCGATATACAAGTTGTCCTTTGGATAACGACGCTGAAGTACCTTTGCAAACATCTGAGTTTCCTCAACGGTTGCAAACGCACGACGAACCTTAACACCACGCATATTGGTCCTGAACTCAACCTTGTTATCATACATCTCCTGAAGGTCCTTCTCGTTCTTGAGCAAGAAGATTTGATACTGCTCGTGAATATCCGTCTTCTTCACCTCCTCCTTACGCACATTCACATACTCCTGTGCATCCTTCAAAAGATCATCAATCTTGACGGAATACTTCTTGGACAAAAAGGCCATGAAGTTTTCAAGTCCCTTGATCTTCCATTCGTAATCCATCCACTCTACGAACTTTTCAAACATAAACTCCTGCTTCTGCTTAATCACCTTCTCAGGACTGATGAAGGAAACAACGCAATATTTCTGAGTAGGGATTTCTGGGTCTTCATCTAAAAAATCAACTGGACGTCCATCATCCTCAAATTTAGGGAGTTCGGTGCGAGGCATTTATTTACACTAACGCTCTCATGTTTAAACTCCATGTTTTACCGCTTAGTATTTTTGCAATACAAGGTCTCTTTACATTATACTGGTCAGCAAGTTGATATTGAGTAAGACCTTTTTGATTTTGTCTAATTTCATTAACTTGATCTAAAGTAAGTTTTGCTTTACCATTTGTTTGTCCACGTGGTTGTCTATTTGAACGAAGTTTATCATCTACATTCTCTTGATTAGTTCCCTCTCGTAAGTGATCTGGATTACAACAAGGTGGATTATTACATGAATGTAAAGCATGCATTGATTCTCTTAATGGACGTCCTAGTGAATGTTCTAAAGATACCCGGTGTGCTTTAAGATTTTTTCCAGATATTCGTATCACGCCATATCCCTGTTTAAATCTACACCCAGACCATTCTTTACAACCTTCGTTTGTTGTGATTAATTTTGAGTTAAACCACTCCTGAAATTCAATTTCGGTCATATTACGTTTTCTAATCATACGTTTCTATATTTAATACTATTGATTCCGTTTTTACCTCTTGCGAGTTGACCTTAAGTTCTTTCTCCGCAGAATAGTAAATGTATGATATCTTCACGACCGCGTATTTGTTCTTTCTCCTCGTCCCTGGTTTCATAGTTACGTTGCCTCCAGGTTCAAGCATTATGACCGCAGCAGCCGTCCATGCACTCATCTTCTTCTTGATTCTCCAATATATCTCGCTCTACGTTCCTTGGTGGGCAGTTTGGGTTGTCGGAGTTTCAATCGTTTCATATAAAGCATATTATGGAGTTTAATTGAATATGAAAATTTCTTCCTGACTAAGAACCAAACAAATGGATTCTAAGCCCAAGCCCACTCCTTCTGCCGGACTTGACATTGCCGACCTCGTGACAAGATTGATAAAATATCTCCTTGAAGGAACTGCGGTTGCGATTGCTGCGTTCGTTCTCCCTGGAAAGACCCTCAAGGTTGCCGAGGTTGCAATGATTGCCCTCGTTGCCACTGCCACCTTCGCGATCCTGGATATCTATGCTCCTAGCGTTGGAGCGTCTGCTCGCACAGGTGCCGGTTTCGGTATCGGTGCCAACCTAGTTGGATTCCCACGTATTTAAACTTTCAATGCATTGACTAGATGAGACGCTAATGTAGTCGTTAATAGCGTTCCATAGTTATTCTGCGTCATCTGCATGGTTCCCAAAGAAACAACACAAATAGGACTTGAGGTTGTAAAGAGTGTTTTAAGCACTTCAGACAAATCGTGTGGAACACAAAATGTATCATAGACCCTCGCAGCACCATAATGAACTACATAGTTTGCAGCAACCGCTACAATCCCCCTTAGGATGACTTCCATTTACTCTTTACAGTAATATCTTCTGAATATGACTTCCATTTACCACTTACAAACCTACAAGAAACAATGGAAAGTTCTACTTTTCTTGTAAGGTATAACGGAAATTGGGTTCAAATTCACTCTCGTCCTTTTGAACCTGAACGTATGACTACTGATGTTGCGTGGATTCAAATTAAAGAGGGTGTTACCCCACAAGAAGCCTATCGTCGTTGGTTTGAATTGCAACGCAGAATTTCTCGTGTTCTCAAGTAATGCAGACCCTCATCACAGTCCTTGCGTTTACTCTTTTACTTCTTCTACTTTGGCGTTTATGGAAACCTACCTTGAAACCAAAGCGTGAAGTTCCTAAAGACAAGGCAAACCTTTACTTCTTTCACACAGACTGGTGTGGACATTGTCAAAAAGCAATGCCAGAATGGGAGAAATTAGAAGCAGGACCTACTACGTTTGGAAACACAACGGTTTCATTTATTCGCGTGAATGCAGATAAGGATCGTGCAACAACTGATCTATATCAAGTGGACGCATACCCAACTATCAAACTTGAGACTTCAACCGATTTGTATACCTATTCAGGAGTTCCTACACAAGAAGGATTAACTCAGTTTCTCAGGGAAACGTTTGGAAAAGAAGCGTGAAGCCTGTTCAACTCCTTGAGTAAAGAGTAGTTTTTTCTGTTCAGGTGTTAGTTCTTGCATAAGTGAAATCGTATCATTCTTGAAACAGACTACATTGTCTCGTAATGGTTTCGAACGAAAGGATTCATAGAGTGTTGCAGAGTATTCTCCAAGTGTCATTTTCTTCAATCGTTCTGGAGGAATTGCAATTTCAGAACGACTAATGTGAAACACAAGACAGTCTGCTGGAACTACTTCATGCATTGCGTGTGTATGAAATCCACCATCAACATAGAGATTGTTATACAAGAGTTGAGGATGAAAGACAAACGGAAGACAGGATGAACAGCGCAGTGCATCCAAAATTGGAACCGAACCCGTTAACCATGTACTCCGTCGTGTAGTCAAATTAGAAGCCAAAATAAAGAGTTTTTGTGGACTGTCTGCAATCACTGCATTTCGTAGGTCAATTCCTTGACTATCAAATGCTTTGAGAACTGTACTTGTGAATGTATCCATAGAGAATAACCCTTTTGCTTGAGTGAAACTTGAAATGGATGTCAAGTTAATGGATGGAAGAATCGTTGATAAATTGAATTCAGTTTCAAACATATGATGAATTGCAGAAAGAGGGATTTTATAGGCAAGTGCTGTAGCAATAAGAGCGCCTGCTGAACATCCGTAAATACCATCTGGAAACTCAAGAGGTTGATATTTTTGAAGAGCAGACAATCCACCAATCATGAGACCTCCTCTTACACCACCTCCACCGAGGGCAATTGAGCGAAACATTCTTGTATAGAGAAGGTAAGCATGCTTAAAGCGCGTGAAGTATGGGAAGAGGCTGAGGATAGAAAAGAAAAACGCATGCGAGCAATGAGACCTGTGCTTTCACAACTCTATGGACAAATCCGTAAACAAGCAACCCATTCACCGAATGCACCCTATATTGTCTTTGAAATTCCTGCGTATGTGTTTGGATATCCTTTGTTCCAAATGTCCGAAGCGCGTGAATACATCATGAATACACTTTCGCAAGGTGGATACATGGTGTGGGTCATTGATGATAAATATCTGTTGATTTCCTGGATGAAAACAGCAGGCGGTAAGTTGTCTCAACATCGCCCACCTTTGTTAACCAATTATCGTCCTAACGCATATGATCCATCATTGTTGGAAAGTATGCGAAGATAAAATGGAATGAAGAGCTGTAATACAGAGAAACATATATGAACTGCGAGCATGAGGTGGTTGTGGATGACGGTGAACGCGTGTGCAAGTGCTGTGGGACGATTCTGGGAGCATGTATTGATGAAGGTGCCGAATGGAGAGTCTACGGCAATACTGAAGACGACCCTTCCCGAACAGGGACGATCACGAGCGAACTCCTTCCTGATTCCTCTTACGGATCCATGATGATGAGACGAAGAGGAGGACAACAATCTGAAGAAGGAAAGACGATTGCAAAACTCTCATCATGGTCATTTTCAAATCATGGAGAGAGGTCCTGGATGGGTATCTTTGATGCGATTCAATCCTCTGCATTACGCGCTGGACTTCCTAAAGCAATCATCTTTGATGGATGTGCATTGTTTAAAAAAGTAGAAGACGCTCAAAAGACTCGTGGAGAAACACGCCGTGCTCTCATGGCAGCAGCAATCTTTACAGTCTGTCGTCAACATGATGCAACACGAACCCATGAAGAAGTTGCCAATCTATTCCACGTATCCATTCGTGCACTTTGCAAAGCACTGATGCGATTTACAAATGATGGTTCAAATGTCTTGAATACTCAACTAGGCATTGCAGAACGTATTTGTTCAGACATGGACTTATCCGATACCGATCGTGATGCAATTGTATTGAAACTCCATACTCTCCCTGAAATGGAACACACCCCAAAGACGATTGTAGCAGGCGTAGTTTCATCGATTCTAGGTGGACAAATCACACGAGTCTCTGAAGCGTCAGGAGTTTCGTCTGTGTCTATTCGCAAAATTGTTGAAAAGTTAAAGACTATGGTGATGGAAAATAAGTAACACTCCATGATGTATTATTTGCAATTACAAGACTACCGCTATTTGATGTAATTAGTGTTCCTGTTGCTCCACTTACAGCAGATTGATGAGATGAGTCATATGAAATTCCAATATAACCTTGAACAGTTGTGTTTGAAATTGCAGAAACCATAAATATACCCCTTTTTAACGGAATATTATATGTAGACCCAGTAGTGGCACCACTTGATGAAAAGAAACCATCATTCACTTGAAGAGTCGCAATTTTATCTGGAAGTACTGGAGTAATTGTAGTGACTGAATTGCTATTTGAATCATGTGTAAAGGTCATGGTTCCATAACCATCCGACACTCGCATATCTCCGTTCACATTGAGTGTATAATCGAGTGGATTTGTATTGATTCCTAGACCTCCTATTTGATTGGTTCCAATACGAGCATATCCATTGACATCCAATGTATATTCTGGATTTGACAAATTGATTCCAAGACAGTTACTGCTTAAACTTCCTCCTAATAGATAGTTAGATCCAAGGTTATCTCCAATGTATCCTGGTGGTTTAACTAACGCTCCAACTAATAATTGATTGCTGTTATTTGTAAAATTTGTAACTGTGATATCATGACCAATGAAGATGTTATTGGATCCAATTGAATTGGACACTCCAGTATTTGCGCCAATGTAGATGTTTTGTGTTCCATCTCCGTCTGTACTCGTTCCAATTGCAATGGTATTTGAACTTCCTCCGGTTGAATTCTGACCTGCATTGTATCCAATAAATACACTATTCCTTACATTTGAAGTTGTATTTCCTGCTCCTGGACCTAGGAAGGTTGTGTTAGAATTACTACTTGTCACCATACTTGAATATGCATTTCCCGCACCTATTCCTACATATACATTACATCGTGCATCACCGATGGATGCAAAGAAGGATGACACCGTATTTGCAGAGACAGTATCAACATTAACAAGTTCTAGATTGGTTTTATACACGCGATTAACAGTGTCGTAGACAAAGGTAGGATGGAACACGTTAGACAATAAGTTCTGTACATTGATAGTACTCATTGTCTTGTAGCAAGACAAAGGTTTAAGTGTTTTCTCCCCTATATATACAGATGTCGTATACACTTTTTCCTATTCGGTCATCGGAGCAGCATTTGTATAAGATGTACAAGCAAAGCGTCGCGGTATTTTGGACCCCTGAGGAGATTGATTTTTCAAAGGACCATTCGGATTGGGCGAAGTTGACAGCAGATGAGAAGCATTTTGTTACGCATGTTTTAGCGTTCTTTGCAGGGTCCGATGGAATCGTGATGGAAAACCTTGTGCGACGATTTCAAGGCGAGGTGGATTCTCAAGTTGTCAAACTCTTTTATTCATTCCAAAATGCGATGGAGGGTGTTCATTCTGAATCGTATTCATTGTTGATTGATACCTACGTCAAGAACGAAGAGGAGAAGGCAAAGTTGTTTAATGCAATTGAGACCATTCCATGTATTAAGGAGAAGGCGGATTGGGCAGTTCACTGGATGAATGCGGACAAGAGTTTTGGAACTCGTTTGGTAGCGTTTGCTTGTGTGGAAGGTATCTTCTTCTCAGGTGCGTTCTGTGCGATTTTCTGGTTGAAGAAACGTGGACTTCTACCTGGTTTGACTTTCAGCAATGAGTTGATTTCTCGTGATGAAGGTCTTCATACACAATTTGCTGTAGCGCTTTTTCATACACTCTCTAATAAACCTGAACCTGAAGAGATTCGATCCATCATTACAAGTGCCGTGATTCTTGAAAAAGAGTTCATCTGTGAGTCTCTTCCATGTGCTTTGATTGGAATGAACTCAAAGATGATGTCTGAATACATTGAGTTTGTAGCGGATCGTCTTGCAGTCCAGTTGGGCGGTGAGAAGATCTACGGAACACACAATCCGTTTGATTTTATGGATTTGATTAGTCTGGAAGGTAAGACCAACTTCTTTGAAAAGAAGGTCTCTGAATATTCACGCGTTCAGTCTTCTGGAGAACTTAGGTTGGATGAAGATTTTTAATGTAAAATCGTGTTCCCTGCAGGTGTCTCTACCTTCTTGTCGCCTGTTTCAGAAGGTGTGATCGGGACAAAGTTCTCAGTAGACATCATCTTCAAGACAAAGAACAGAATGAAGGAAATAACTACAATCACTACAACATACTTGAGAAGTGTCCATAAAAGTCCCTTCATTGACGAAGAGTTCTTCGCAGCGTAGGCGCCGATTCCTGATGCAACCATCGTTTCAATAAATGCTCCTCCTTTCTTGGGTGCCATTTATCAGAATACAAGATTACTTTCCAGATGCTCCACGTGATTTTCTGATTTTATGAACCATTTACTTTAATCCTACGATATAAACTGAATGGATCAGGATGTTATACTAGCTGTTTCAATTTTTGTAACACTTGTTGGGTGTACAATAGGAGTCTTAATTGGAAACTTTGTATGTCCTCGTCGTCAATTACAACAATTAGAAGAAGATGACTTCGTTTAAGGAGCCACAACCTTTCCCCGCCTTCGTATAAATGGAGTTTCTTCATGCATCGATCGCACTTCTTGCTTCTATGGTTCTCATCCTCGCCTGTATGGTCGGTTGGATCTACTGGCAACAAACGCGTATGTTCCAGAACATGAACGCAATTGCACTAGTCATCAGTGATCTAAACCAGACCTTGATGGCGTCCATTCCACAACCTCACATTGAACTTGCCACAATTCCTGAACCCACTGAGACAGTTCAGAAGGTGGAAGTTCCTGAAGACGATGAAGATGACCGTGTCTCTGTATCACAAGATGTTGTTTCTGGACCCCCAGAAGCACTGGATACAGATGGACTTGAATCCAAGACTAAGAAGGAACTTCAAGAACTCTTGACCACCCGTGGAATTCCATTTGGAAAGGGAGATTCTAAGAACATTTTGATTTCTCTTTTAAAGGCAACCGCTTAAAGTAAACAATGAAGATAGTTTCCTTCGATGTAGGCATTAGAAACCTTGCATTTTGTGTCCTTGAAGGCACAAGTCGCACCGATGTAAAAATCATAGATTGGAATATCATTGACATACTAGGAGAACAGGCAGGTGTCGGCGCTCCTAGATGTCATAAATGCTCTACGGCAGCACGTTATGAACATGCAAGTAATGGATTGTTCAGTTGTTCAAAGCATTGTCCTCGCAAGAAGAAGGCAATGACTAAAACAGAAATTAATAAGATGACTCCTAATCAACTTCACGAACGAATTGAAGCAGAAGGATTGGAGACAACTGCAACTAAGAAAACCGATTTGGTAAAGTTGCTTTACAATCACCATAAACAGAACACGTGGAAGAAGTGTGTTTCGTCTGCGATTCAAGGGTCTGTGTTGGATTTAGCGCCTGCAATCATCAAGAGTTTGGACGCTCGGACTTCGTGGAAGGGAGCAGATGTCGTTGCTTTTGAAAATCAAATGGACCGAAGAATGTTTGGGGTTCAAGCAATGCTCCAGATGTATTTTTGTTGCCGTGGATTTCGGTGTACTGGGGTTTCGGCAACTCACAAGCTGTCAAACATTGTGACTGTGGAAGATTCAACCGCAAGTTATAAAGGCCGCAAAAAGACAGGCATAGCGCATGCATACGCTCTAGTTCCGGCAGAGAATCAGGCGCATTTTGCTTCCCATCCAAAGAAAGATGATTTGGCGGATTCATTCTTGCAAGGTCTTTGGGTATTAGAACACGAAACCAAGTAAACCGGATCGGAGCCCGATCGTCCAAAATGGATTTGATTTTTTTAAGAAAATGAATGGTGAGCAACATGGACCGAATCATTAAAAAGCAACGTACTGAGACTGAGAATGAGTATAGACTTCGCATTTGGAAGTCAAGAGAATTGTGGGATTATGTTCAACTTGAGTGGAAAGAAGAAGACATTGACGATGACGAGTATATGATGGAAAAGATGCTAGAAATGAAGCGTCAAGTACACAGAATGGATGAAGATGATATTGATAAGGAAGTAAAAGATACGATACTCTTTATGAAGACGCTTGATCGTAGCACGAAAGAGCACGAGTACATATGGTGTGAGATGTACATTGAGTATCTCAAAGAACGAAAGGATGAACTGAAGATGGAAGTCGGTATGAAGAGGTGTAGGATATGAGGGACATTTTTTTACTCTGTCGCGTTCTAACTTTAAGAAGGACGTCCAAGTCATTTATAAGCATGGACATCGACCTACTCGTGAATCCACAATCTGCAGGCATCGCTAATTTAGAAACAGTAGACCTTCCCACATTGTCATTTGATGACGTTCCCGCCCCACCCTCTGCTCCAAAATTGGTTCCGTCTTCTGAGGACACAGGACCCATTCAACTTGGAGGAACCATGAACTTCAACGCTGAACCGTATGCTCCCTCTGTAAATCCTCGCAAGGTATCCGATGAGTCCTTGATGAAGGAGAAATATGAAGTTCTTCGTAAGTTTGAGCGTCTCTCCAAGATGGGAGTTCCGATGAGAAAGCGTTTCACAATGGATTCTCCTTTAGAAGAGATGAAGTTAGAACTCGAGTTCATTAAGCGTGAGAAGTCTATGGACGCTACCATCAAGCAATTCTCTGAATGGTTCGTGACCGCTATGAGTGGATTGGAATACGGATCTAAGCATGTAACTCTACTCAAGGCGTTTGGTCTTCAGTTAGATGGTCTTTCAGAATCTGCTCAAATGAATGTAGTGGATTTAGAAGATGACTTTGAAGAGTTATATGATCAATATGGTGAGAACTTGAAGATGCATCCTTTAGTGAAGATTCCAATGCGTGCATGTATGATGGTCTATATGGTTCATTTGACGAATCAAATGACTCGTAAGGCGCCAATTCCAAACATTGATGACATCATGCGACAGAACCCAGACATTGCTCGTTCATTGGCAGCTGCAGCAATGCAGAACCAGACTCAACAAATGCGAACGACTGCCAATGTTCCTCCACCACCTCAAGCAACCAATCCTCTTTCAGGTCTCATGAGTTTCATGCAATCCGGTATGCCACCCGCACCACCTCCATCCATGATTCCTAAACAACCCGCAGCAGATAAACAGGTTAAGATTGGAGGCGGAGCAAAGACTAAGATAGTTTCACCACCAGCGCCTGCACCTGCACAAGAAATGCGTTCACCGCCTAACATTGATGAACTCTTGAAGAACATCAAGCAGTCTGTAGTGGTTCCACCCGGCAATGGACCACCTGCAGCAGTTCCTGCGTCAGCACTTCGTGGAGCCAATCCAAAAAAGAATGCTGGATCTACAGGAAAGAATTCGGTCATTATAAAATTATAAGATTTACAAAAGATAAATGGACAAAGTACTTACATTCAAACTATACTTAATGGATATACAGTCCAAAGATGTCAATCCAAAGACAGTAAACAATGATGTAAAGTCCGTATTTACTAACTATTTTAGTAAATCGGGTGAATTTAATGACTCTATGAAAAACCTTGTAGATGATTTTATGTTTGTGAAAAGTGAACCCTTAGAGTTTGCAGAGGATGGAATTGTAGTAAGGATTATCTTTAAGACATCAAGTGAAGATGAAGAAGTTTTGGATGCTCTTGAAGTATGGGGTGAAAAGACAGCCAATCAAGTAGATGAAGTACTTGATCATGAACTTATTATGAGTTTAATCTCATCTGGAACATCGGCACCTACAATTGGAATTCCTGATACAGACCCAACTACACCTGGAGGACGTCGGTCTAAAAAGACCTCTACAGTCCGTCGTCGCATAACAAAAAAGAAGCGTTCACTCCGTTCAAAGAAGACACGTAAGTCTAGATTAACCAAATCGCGCTACTCTAGCAGCTCGTAATTCTTCAGGAGTCATCTTAACTTTTTCACCGATGACTTCACCTTCAAGTTCACACATTTGAACCCACTGCTCTGACGTAATGTTTTGAAATGTCTTTAAGCAAATCGATATATCTTTAGAAGTCTTCTTTCCCATATGCCGACAATAGTCACAGTTTGTCATGACGATATACTGTGCCCAGGGTCCCGTTCTTAATACTAATGCGTAGAAGGTAGACAATTGCTTCCACGTAACCACATTCTTCTTAAAACTCACGTGTTTCTTATACTTGCACTGAACTGCATAATACTTTCCATCTTTTTCGGCCACGATATCGATTCCAACATCCGGGCGTTTAAGGCTGAGAGTTGTCAAGAGTTCTTCAGGAACATCTTTGAGCAACCAAACATTCGTTAGTTTGCGAACATGCTTGAGATATTGAACACAGAACTCTTCAAATACATCACCACGAATCTTTTTATTATCACGTGTTCTCATTTCGGTAAACGTGTGTGCGGGTTGTTCATACCATTTTTGGCATTCAGTAAGAAACAGGTCAAAGAGTCCCGTCCCATCTGGACGAGGTGTTAGAAATAGTTTATGCAGATCCATCTTGAAGTTCATACATTTGACAAAATAAATCCATTTTAAATAAACTTTAGCATTGTTAATAATAAATGCCAGGTAAAGGAATTCCTAAGTTGAAAAGCGAGTTAAGAGATCTTGAAAAGTATAAGCAAATTCATGAAGGTAAGTCGTTTGCATCTAACCCAGCGTTAGTTCCTTCTATCTACAGAAGTAAACCATACTTGCTACAAGCTATTAAAAAGAAGGAAGAAGCAATTAAGAAAGCGGAGTCAAAGAAGGGTGGACGCACTCGTCGATCAAGTCGTCGTGGAACTCGTCGCTCTTAAGTAAACATGGGTGGAACAGTACGATCATATGCAGGCCAATCCGCCTTGGATACACCTGCATCTACTTTTTGATTCGCCATTCCTTCAGCATTCTTGCGAGAGACACCCATTGCAATAATGATGTATCCTGCAGTCAGTAGGGTTGAGGTAATAATATCACGAGTGGCAATAAAACACACTGCAAAAATGGCAATACGCCTCAGTAGAAGATTTCTAGAATATTCATCTGGACTTCCACTGAATTCATCAACTAAATACTTAGATCCAATATTCAAGACGATCATCATCACACCGATGAAAAACTTATTGGTATTCAACGCTTCTAGATAGTCAACCATTGTTACACTATGAGATTAAACACTTCCAACAGTCGAGGACATTCCCATAGAAGGTTGAACTCCCGAGGTACTAGAAGGAGGGACAGGTGGCATTGTGGGCATCGGTGTAGTCATAGGGGCAGTGCTGACCGATGAATTAGGGGGAGGCATGCTCACACTGGCTCCGGGCATGCTTCCACTTGCTTCAGGTGGTACACTTCCTGACATGGAAGAAGTAGGTTTACATTCCTTGGCAACTGAATCATAAGCGTATCCATCAGGGCATGTACAAGTAGGTTGAACAGTCATAGTAGGAGTTGTAAACATCTCACGACTAGTACCAGCACATCGGACATATGCAATGACCAACAAGAGTGCAACAGGGCAACTTACGTACTTGTAAACGTAGACAATACCCGCGAGTCCAAGCGCCTTGCCGATGGGCGTAGCAAGCAAATCACGGATAACTTGAAGACTGGGAATAAACGCAAGGTAGGCAATGAGGACGCCGACGACTATCCATTCATTTCGTGAAGACAGCATTTATAGTTCCCCCATATTTTTCTGTGTTTCTTTGAACAAGTGAGAGTATGAACTACTCAAGTTTAGAAGACGCTTTTGGAACGCCCTTTGGTCAACGTGTTCCTGTTACTGTAGCGAAAGAACAGGCGGAACCGCCTAAGAAGAAAGAAGATACTCATAAGGATTTAATTGAATCTGTTTCAAAGACCTTGCCATTGGACACCGATCCAGCAACTGAATCCTTTAATGCCACACCTCAGCATTTGAAACCAAAACCTGATGCACCCTTGGATCCTCGGTTACCTACAGTTCGAGACCGTGTTCGTGAACATTTTGGTATGAATGGCGGTGGTGGAGATGATTCTAAGTTAGACCGAATTTTAAGATTGATTGAACAGAACCGAACAGGGTATGCTCCAGCAGCAACTCAGGATATGCTCCTGTATATTGCAACGGGTGTGTTTTTCCTATTTACCTTCGATACTTTTGTGACGCTTGGAAAGTCTATGCGCGGTCGCTAGGACGTAGTCGAGTTGAAAGACTTGAGAACTGATCAAATCCGTTGTCAAGATACTCAATCTCAAATGTCAAACAATAATTAACACCATTTACATTGGATGATGCTGCGTTTGATTGATCCGATGTCCAATAAAGAAATCCTTGTCCACCTTGTTGTGAATGAAGACGAGTGCGAATACGAAGACGATCTAACTTTCCAATTGGAGGGTTGAAGTATGCCTTGTTCTCCTGACCAGAGTGATCGTTGTATTCAATAAAGTTTGTTGTACGACCAAGAGCAAGTGTATTTGAAACAAGAACTGCCTTTGAATAGGTAACATTAGCTATCTTTGCAAAGAAGCTATCAGGGAATTGAGATTTATTGCCTGCAACTGCAGTCTCGTCGCTCTTGTTTAGACCTTCAATATCAACTAAAAAGTAATTTGGCATTGCATTTCCACTTATAGAAACTGCTGCATCACTATAAGTTCCAGAAGGAATGTTTTGTCCATTTGAATAGGAATGAGTAAGTGCACTTTCAAGTGTAGGAAACTCAGCACTCATAAGACGGAGGGAGATCACTTTCTCATACACACGAGGCAAATAGACAACAAACTCGCCATTCGTGTAGTAGATACCTGTATCACGATCTGCTGAATCTACGTGAAGCACCTTCTTTACAGTGCGTAGTTCAGTCGTCGGAACAGACGTTGAAACAATGCTTCCACGATAATCAAAGTTCATTGTTATTGGCTGTGAGATAAATCTTTATCCGCTGTCCGCCATGTTTTTCCATGAAGCACGAATGAATACACACGCGCCATGCCCCATGCTTCCTGACTTGCGCCTGGACGATGACCTGTTCTCCATGCAGCCATTCCACGATTATAGACTTTTTTCAAAGTGCCTTCAGAGACACCGGTTGCCTTGGCGATTGCAGGAATACCCTTCACGCCTGGATACTTCTTATGAAATCGCGTTGTGTAGGATGAGGGGCGACGCTGTGTTCCTTTGTCGGTTTTGAAGGGTTTGTACGCTTTTGGGTCTTTCCATGACATACGAGACCTACGAGTGATTTCACGGTGACGCTCCGCTTTGCGACGAGTAGATAAACCACGATAGTATTTAGGTGGCCACAGCATTGTATTTCTACGTTTAAAAATAAGAATGGGTGATTCAAGCAGTGTAGATGTTGGAAAAGATGTTCATTGGACGCCTCGCCTAGAGGAATATTTTGCTCAGACCGGAGAGAAGGCAAGTGGTCTTGCTTGGGTTCACAAACGATGTGAACAAATCTATAACCGTCAAAAAACATACATTGACTTACCCGTTGCAATTGGATCCGCTATTACTGGTTTTATCAGTGTGGGTTCGACTACTATGTTTGCTGGACAGCAACAGACAGCGTCCATCGCATTAGGTGCTGCATCCTTGTTGGTTTCTATTTTGAACACGGTTGGATCGTATTACGGTTGGGCAAAAAGGGCAGAAGGACATCGCATTTCAGCAATCCATTATGCAAAGTTATATCGTTTCCTCGCGGTTGAATTAACACTACCCCGAGACGAACGTATGACGCCCACTGCATTATTGAAGTACGTGAAGGACCAATATGACCGACTTGCCGAAGTCAGTCCTTTGGTTCCCGATTCAGTAGTCGATGAATTCAAGACTAAGTTTTCTAAATACACAGATGTCTCCAAACCTGAAGAGACCAATGGACTCCATAAGATTGAGATTTATACAGATGACCGTGTATCGTCGCCTTCACCCTTTACATTGGACGCTGCTCCTGTAGGTCTTACATTACGAACTCCTAAATCTCCCATGGAGAAGTCCGTTTCGGTTCCGGTGGTGAAGGTTCACCTCCCAACGACATCCGATTAACCGTATAATTACGCTTACGATATAACGTATTTCTCTGACCAAATTGACGACGAAACTGAGGGTCCACAATGTCCACAATGAGTGGATGAATTGTTCTCTTTGATTTTTCAACTCTTAGAATACGACCAACAATTTGGTCAATGTCCGGTCTTGGAGTCGCCATTACAAGAGTATTTAAAGTTGGAACGTCAAATCCCTCGCGACACATGGTATATGTAGCAATCAGAATCTTTTTGGATTCGCAAAACTCTGTTCTTTGACTTGACTTTACCTTTTGAGAGAGAATACAAGCAGTTTCTCTGACAACTTCTGATAATCCGTTTAGAATATCATTACAATGTTCTACACGGTCTGATAACACTAAGACTTGCCGTCCTTCTTCGCAAATGTCTTCAATGATTCCACATAACCATCGAGTTCGGTCTTCACATTCAGCAAGTTTGTTCACCATAATTGGAACCGATACAAACCCTTGTGAACTCAAAACTACTTCATTAAATTCAGGATCGGTGTTCTGGTATTCAAAGACTTCTACAGTCACTTTTGTATCCACTGAATCGCCTGTTTCAGATTTGTATAATAAGGGTCCAAGAAACCAGTTAATGACATGCATTAGTTTGTCTTTTCGGTCAGGGGTTGCCGATAAACCTAACATGTATTTTGAGGTGATTTTGGGAAGTGCTTGAACAAACACCTCTGAAGCAATATGGTGGCACTCGTCCACAATGACCAACCCGATCGGTTTGAAGAGATCACCATTTAAGTCCTTCATAGAAAGTGTTTGGAGCATAACTATCACAACATCCCGGTCGGCAACGTCACAAATATCTGCTTGGACTCGTCCAATTCTTGCTTTAGGTAGAAAGGACTTAATACGGTCTTCCCACTGGTCTCGCAAGAAGGTATTGTGAACAATTACAAGTGCAGGCACTCGTAGTTTTGAGGCAATGTAGAGAGCACAAACAGTTTTACCTCCTCCAGTATGAAGTGAAATGATTCCATCGTGAGGTTCAGGTAATAAGAATGAATTTACAACAGGAAGTTGAACAGGACGAATGGATCCAGCAAATTCCCAAAACTTAGCAGGTGTTTCAGGAACATCTCGTTTGGAAGGAACGGGTCCAAATTTCTCAATTCCGTAATGTTTAGGAAGATACAGATGATTCTTGTCCTCGTGATACACTGGATACCGAGGTACTGCGTGTGGGTTAATTAATGAAAAGGGTTTGACCATAAGCGCCTTCTTGATAGAAGGATCGTTTGCGGACTTTGCAATTTGATATCCATGGATGGTCAACATTCTACCTAAGATAGTTATACATCCGTTGGATTCATTTTAATGGGTCTCAGTGTCTAGAGTCATAGTTACTTGAGTCATGAGTGCAGTCTCAATGGTTTCCATGATGATGTCATAGGAGGAATCAAAATCCATGAGATCGTAAAGAATTGTAGGAGATGTCACTGGAGACACTTGAATTTCATTCCATGGTTCTTTATCAATCTTAAGTGAGTCCATCAAGGTCTCAATGTAATTGCGAATCTCAGACAATGTCATCCTAAATGTGTATTGTGGACGACTGTCTAGATCACATGGACAATAGATAATCTTAAACAATCCAGTGGATGTCTCACGATGAACTGAAAACGTCTCATCACGTCTCCCTGTTTTAGAAATTAACCAAATCTTACAGACAAGCATTTTTACTATACTTATAGATACCCGTGTGTGTTTAAATACCTCGATCATCTTCGTCAAATTGGTCAGGTTGTGTATAGTCTCTTCCATCATTGTTTGCAGCATTTGAGTAATCTCCATACTGTCCACGTTCAACCATATCTTGATTAACTGGAACCTCACCTTGGTCTTCAAAATCAACTGGACGTCCTACACCTACTTCTGAATCCTCAACATATTCAGTTTGAGTCATTTCTCTTGCAAACAATGCTCGGTCTTCACGTGTAATAATTGTAGGTGCAAGTCCTCTATCAATCAGGTCCTTTGTGATTTCACGTTCTGTGTCCGTCATCAATCTCAGTCGATCTGTAAAGGTAATACGTTCTTTTGCTCGTAAAGTATTTAATGTTTGCTTGGCATTTTTGAGATCCGCAGTTAACAAAACTAATGCAATATCTGTCTTAATCAATCCATCCAATTTAGTTTGAGTTAATGGATCCTTGCTAATCTCTTTAAGAAGTTCATAGACATATCCTTTTGTAATATCACGAAGGTCATCTTTCTTCTGCGTAGAGTCAATACTCCTTGCCGAATTAGGAATTGCAAAGGAATCGGTTAATCGTGATAAAAGTAAGGAATTTGTATGCCAATCCTCTGCCGCTAATGTCTTACCCATTTTTAGACGTTCTAATACCTTTTTGTCCTTTACATTCAAACTAACTGGAGTTACTCGTTCAGAGATTGACTCTTGGATTAGTTTACGAATACTCTCTGGAGTGACAAAATGATTCAGTCCAGTTCGCAATGGAACTTCAGGTTGTCGAAGTTTAGGAGGTCTTGCTGAACTCCAATATGCTCTGGTTGTTGGACAGATAGGTGGACGTACAATGGTTCCAAACAATTCTTTAGATGGAACTACTAAAGTTCCTGGAATCATTGTCGAAGGAGGTGCAGAGACATCTACTGGAATCACTCCTTTGGCTTGTTCTAATGAATCACGAATTCCAGGTTGCTTTAAGAGTGTATTCAATACACCTTGGACAAGTGTCTTAACTTTAGAAGGAGCGTTCAAAACAAGACGCATAGATGTTGCACTTGAACCCTTGAATGATGTTGGATAGGCTTCTAATGTTTTAGAAAGAACCAAGACCATACTATCTAGAATTGTATATCCTTCTGGGTTAGGAGCGTCTCTCGGATATCCACTCAAAGTCAAAGGTTTGCTTCCAAAGGATCTTCGTGGAACTAGTGCAGGAACATGAGATTGTATCAACAAAATCATCTGAGCAATCCCTGCAATACCTGCATAGTCTTTGAGAGCAGTTGCAATTCTACGTCCCAAATCTAAGAGTGGAAGAACACGGTCAATTTCAGGGACTACATGCAACAGTGAAATCAACATGAAAAAGACTTCATCGGAAGGTCTGGACATATCAAAGTGTGTCTTCAAAGAGGACAGACTTTTCACATGATCTGTAATTCCTATCCCTTTGAATGAATTGACTTGTAAGGTCCCTGCGTGTTTGATGACTCTTCCTCCATCATTAAACTCTTCCTGATCTTCCAAAACTTGTGAACTCACATGTTCACCACAAAAGGTACACACTCTAAATCCATCTACCTTTGAAGTCCACTTATCATAAAACGCACTTGAGTCTCTTGCAAGGTCTCCTGTTAGAATTGCTAGAGTATGTCTACACACTAAAAAGAGTCCATTTGAATCTACATAAATCTCTTTCTCTAACAGCGCTTCATGAATCAATTCTTGAATGTCTCGTAATTTATCTTCTGGAAAACGATTCATATCCTCTAGAATCGCTACAATTTCCTTTCGAAGTTGTGAACTCTCTTTTGAAGGTTTAGATGTCAGTTTCTTCTCTTTAGATTTTACTTCTTGAATCGGACGATGTGCTTTAAGTGCATCCACATATGCTTTATAGAACTCTGAAATACCTTGATTTGTCCATTGAATACGCCCTTTATGTCCTTCTCGTTTTCGTTCTTGCTTGATGAGTTCAAGAGGAACACATTGGTAGGTGAACTTTTTACCGTCCCAGTTTCTTCGCAAGGTTCCACGAATTGAAAAGTCTTGAAAGTCTAATCCCATCAATTCACATTCTTCAATCGTTGTTTTTGGATATTCAAAATTAGATTCATATCCAGGAACTAGACCCACTGTTCCATTCTGTCCTACTTGTGACAGAAGCATATGAATTAACAACTCTCCTCCATCCAATTGATCCATTAACCATTGACGAACGGCAACTGCAGGAAAATATGGATCATAACGTTCAAGAAGTTTGTCTGACGGTTTATCTCCTTCAGATTTAGGAAAGTCAAGAGCAACAGGTTCTGGTTGACTCTTGGATACTTCAACAGGTGGAAATCTAGACTTCCATGAATTCCAAGGAATATCTGCAAGTTTTATATCGTAGAGTTTCAAATACTTCATTCCTTCACCATATGGATCTGAAGTGACTGGAACTCCGTGAGTCAATACAGTATCCAAATCAGGTAAAATATCTGACAAGGGTGCTGTATTTTCAATCAATACAGCATCTGCAGAACTAAAAAATGGGTGTCCAGGTTTTGGATTTGGAATTGCATAAGGTCGTTTCTCTGCATAATATCCAATCGTGTGGATTAAATCAGATGTATTCGCCATTGGAATTTCAAGAATATCGTATCGACCATCTTCATGTCGTTGTGTTCGAGAATACGTAAAGGTAGGAACTCCACGAATTGGGTCTTCTCCTTCTGTGTTTACAAATTCCTGAATACGTTTGAGAGGATAAGGTATTCCTTCTCGTTCAACTTGAAATGGTTTGGGTAGAGCGCTAATCATAGAACGATAGAATTGAGGTGTTCGTAACCTTGCTTCTTCATACAATGGAATCCAAGATTGTTCGTAATTGTAGGGTATGATTTCAGATGAAGCATAGACTGGACGAATCCAAGGAAATACAGTACCCGATGTAGGTTGACGCAACTCATAGGTATCTGCCGTTGGAACAATTAAATCCAAATATAAACTTCTAAGTTTCTCTACTTCATTCTTCAAGACTTCAAGAGCAAACTTAGTCGTTCGTCCTCGTGGAATCATTTTTTCATATGCATCCCCGACCTGCTCATCTAACGTAAAAAACCGAATGGTTTCAGGACGTTGAATGGTTTCATCAAATTCAATTGAATCTTCAATAATCTGGAACTCTGAGGGTTCAAACGTGAATAACTCACTCATTATACTGTCTTAAGAATGCTTTCACAGAGAGACACCGCTTGGGTCTTGAATTGTTCGATGATTTTCTCCGGGGCAACCTGAGTATTAAATCTGACAATCATCTTGGGAAGTAGGGGATGCACAATGCGATACGATACATAGTCCACTGCGTGAAGTCCACCACTGTAGAGAAGACTCTGCGCTAACGCTCCAATTGTGTGTCCATCTTCTTCAGTTTCAATTGAGAACCAATTTCCTTCTTCACGTAAGATTGGGTTCTCACACCAGGTTTCAATCTTTGCCTTATAAATTGCAGCTGCTTGCTTGAGCAAATCCTTGGCAGGAGTTACGCCAATACTCTCTACTGCAAAGTCAAACCAATAAGGTCTTCCATTCGTATCTCGTGCATACGAACGTTGAATTTCATAATTGTCAAAGATTTTTCCAAGTGTTGCTCGTTCTGCTTCATCTTCACCTGCTTGAGCAATATATTTCATCTTATCATCCACCGCTAATTCCGGGTCAATATGGTTCTTGAATGTAGATACACAGACTTGAGAAGCGCCCTTGGTTTGTACTGCAAGTGACGCCTTTACATGAATGGACTCTGATGGTTGAAGGGTCATGAAGTAGAGCGGAGTATCCAAATCACGATCCTTCAACAATACGTTCGTGCGTGGACCCTGTACTGCAAAGTCATCGGTTGTGATTTCAACTGGACCTTTGCGAATAAGATCCGGTGTTGCAGGTGGAAGAAATCTGAGTTCAAGTTTAGTTTCACGAATAACAGATACGTCTGTCGGCAACACATTGATTGGAAGCATCTCGACTCGGTGCTTGAGCATCTCATGAATCATCTTAGTTGAATTATCTAAGATCTCTACATCGCGAATCACTACAGTTGGAATTTCAGATAACAGAATACGGCGAAGTCCGTTCACAAATGAGATTGGAACGTTCTTGAACTCTGCGTCTAGGCGGTAGCCATTTTTAGAAAGATTAAAGGACTCCATTGTATCTACTTACTCTTTCGTTAGACCTTATCCGTTTTTTTCAAACTAAACATCAACGAGATGAATAACCAACCGATTCTGTTTTATAGCACACGATGTTCCCATTCTCAGCAAATTATTCAGACACTCAAAGGTCTCAAGAAGGAGAACTTATGTCGTATGTTTCCGATTGATGGTAAGCAACGTTCTGAGTTACCACCCTTCCTAAAGAGCGTGCCGACACTGTATAATCCAGAGACGAAGGATGTCTACATTGGCAAGGACATCTACGCGTATATTGCAAAACCTGTCACTGCACGTCGTGAAGTGCCTACACAACATCAACCTCAAGTTGCAGCATCACAACCTACTGGATCTAAACTCAGTGCTCAAGGTGGAAATGAAGGCGTTCAAGAATGGTCCTTTGCATCGGCAATGGGATTCTCAGATTCCTATTCAAGTTGGGACGCCCCGACTAAGTTTGTAAGTGATGAACTTCACTATACATACATTGGCAACAGTCAATATACACCCCCTGCTCCTGAACCAGAGACCAAACAGAGTTATGATGGAAACAAAGATGGACGAAACGGCGACCTTGCATCCAGAATGGAACAAATGCAGAAACAAAGGGATGCCGAGTTCACCGGTCCTGTGCGTCAGTAAGTTTACACATTCTACCAAAGTATAAAGTAATGTCTAAGAAGATCTTTATGGACGCATTTTTCACCCAGTTTCATGAGTTTATGGGTCAACTCATTCGAGTGTTTCCAGAGGATCCTGATTTCACTGTTTACGATTCAGGTGTCATGATGCTTCAAAAGATAAATCCAGGACTGGTTCTTGCAGAGTTTATAAAAAACGTGACTCCTTTTGAGGAAATCATTCGCGCTAAGAATTCTGATTTTTTCATTGAAACTAAGATCTTCATTTTTGATCCAGAAAACACCATGGATCAAGTCATTCAAAAACTCAAAGCTTATTGGGTCGGATTATCCGATTCCAATAAGGAGTCTATTTGGAACTACATCATTTTGCTTCTAGATATCTCCAAGCGTTGTACTTGAGTCTTCAATACCATACAACCCTTTTGAATTGAGTGAAACCAATTCAGCAACGGCAGCATCAGGATTTTCAAAATTCTGAAATAGAATACGAATGGCTTCTGCAGGTGACCATTTATCATCTAAGGATGGATCGTCTGGAATGTGAACATCCTGTTCATAAAACGCATCCACCATTTCTTTTAGCACAGCACGACTACAATTCTTGAAATGAACAATCATATCGACACGACCCGGACGAATCAAGGCCTTGTCAATACGTTCAGGATAGTTGGAAGAGAACGCAATAATACGACCGTTTGCTTCAAGAGTTCCATCAAGCAAATTCAACAAAAACGATAAGTCAAAGGTATCTTTCTCATCTTGCTTACGATCTCCAAATGGATCTTCATCTTTCTTCTTCTCTTCAACCACAGGTTTCTTCCATTCACGACGAAGAACAACATCACCCATTGCATCAATGTCTTCAATCACATACAGACGTTCTGCAACTGGAATGTTATACTTCTCAGTATTCACTCCATTAAATACATGAATTTCATCATTGAAAAAGAGATGTTGAAGTTGTTGCTTGGTCTTGACTTCAGAGAGTTGAATGTTGATGATATGTCTACGTCCAGCATTTGCGATCGCCTTGATACTGGACGTTTTACCCGTTCCAGGAGGACCATGAAACATGAATCCAAGTGTATAGGGAATACCCTTCTTCTCATACCAATCTCGGTGTTCTAGAAAGAATTGTACACGATCACGAACTTGCTTTCGTTGTTCAAAGAATACGTTCTCAAACGTGCGAGTGGTAACAAACTTGGTCTTCGTATACACAAGATGACTGGTAGGAAGCGGGTTTTGAACAGATCCCTTTGCTTTAGTTTGAACCATTTGGTCAAAATAGTAACGATGAGACCCTAGTTTATTTGCCATTCTTCGTTCATAATCTGCATTGCAGGTATCAATAAACGCCTGTAAATATTGAACATCGTGTTCATAACAGTACAATTTAAACTTAATGATTTCAGGTGCACCGTCTGTGATCTTAAGATCCATCAATTCAAAGTAGACATCGTTATCCAAGCAAACCGGTTCAAATTCATTTGGAAGGTAATCGTGATTCATGACACTCAAGAGACTCTTCATTGCAGGAAGTGTAGTCACAAAGCAGACTACTGCATCCATACGATTAGAATAGACAGTGCTTGGAGTTGTTTGGCGATTGTTTGAAGTTTGTGTTTGATTTCCACGTTCACATGTGATAGACGCTCTAGGTGTTCTTAATGCAGAGTGTGGAACCTCAACCTTTCCTGATTTTCGCCTTCTACAACAGAATGTAGATGTCCATGTTGACCATGTAGGGAATGTCTTGACTGCAAGTTCAAATCCATTAAGTGCTAACATATTGAACAATGGATTTTTAGTAGATGGCATTTGGAGCATCATTTGAGTCTTGAGAAGTTCATTGAATTGCATCCTTTATACTACGCCATATGATGTAATGCATTTGTCTAACGTGGCACCCGTTGGATGAACGGGTTTTGTGCGTCTGAGTCTTAATTCCTTAGACGCTTTATCCACGGTGTCTTGAGACAAACTGACGAACTTCTTTACATCACGAATAGGTCCTTGTACGTTCATCGTTGGAACATGTAGACGAAGGGGTGGAAGTTGTAAAGCAACCATGTCTTCACTTGTAGAAATGTATTCACGAAACTGCTCAATGTCTAGTGGTCCTCCAAACATTCGAAGCATATGACGATGAGGTGAAGGTGTCAAGGTTTTGTTAACATAGAGTGAACGGTATAAATCTGTGAGCAATGCATGACGAGACCATCTCACTACATCAGAAATACAGACATCGCCGTATAAATATGCCAATGCACATTCAGGAGAGCAATAGTTTCCTTCACAGGTATACATGTTTTCATATGCATCGTAACTCACAGGTAAAACAGTTGCTTTCCATGGAAATGGGTGACAACACCACATACATGAAGTTGTTGCGCTATACGAACAACATCGTGTTCGACTCAAGATATCTTTCATAGTTTCTGTATTGAATCGTTCCGCTACACGTGATGTTTCAACAGTTGACAGAATGTCAGCATAGTTTGTGATTGTAGATAGTTCGGGTGTACCAGTTTGTGCGAGTTCTACATAACTTGGCGTGCTTCCAGCAGGAACTGGAAGGTCTTCTTCTACTGGAAGTCTCAGTGTAAAAATCACAGGGGCTTCAGGAAGATGTTTTCTTGGAGGCATTACTTTCTTAAAGTGTACTCAGTGAAAACCCAAGACGTAAAAAACGAACGGGAGTTGGACAAAGTATTCAATATACCAAAATGACAGACCTTTCTACCGCTTATCAACGCAAGACGCATCGTGAACATATCCTTGACCTACCCGATACCTATATTGGAAGTGTGACAACTACAAATGAAGAAGTATTCCTTCGTGATGAAGATGGATTCAAAGCAGAAACAATTCCAGTCAATCCTGGATTCTACAAATTGATTGATGAACTTCTAGTCAATGCACATGACCAAGTTGTTCGTCTACGCAGTCGTCAGTCAACGAATCCAGTCAAGAACATTGACATTGACTGTGGAGCAACGCTGTTCAGTATCAAGAACGATGGTGAACCCATTGATGTTGCCGAACACCCGGAACATAAGACATGGATTCCACAGATGATCTTTGGTGAGTTGTTGACCTCAACAAACTACGACAAGAATGAGAAGAAACTAGTGGGTGGTAAGAACGGATATGGAGTGAAGTTGGTGAACATCTTTGCAGACGAGATGGTTGTTACAGTAGTGGATCAGCCACGAGGACTGAAGTATAAACAGACGTTCCGAAAGAATATGACGGAAGTAGAGAAACCAATTGTTATTGCAAACAAGGGCAAGTCAAGTGTCCAGGTGATTTGGACGCCTGACTTCAAGCGATTTGGGATGCAGAGCATTGATGCTGGAATGATGCGACTGATTGAGCGCCGTGTTTGGGATTTGGCAATGACCCTTGGAAAGGAAGTCAAGGTGAGTTTGAACGGAACACCTGTCAAGTGTAAGAACTTGACTGACTATGCAAAGGGGTTTGGATGCGACACAGTTCTCTACGAAACACCCAATGAACGATGGCACATTGCAGTTGCAGATAGTCCAGTCGATAAACAGTTTGCGATGTCCTTTGTCAACGGTATCTGGACCTCTAAAGGAGGCACGCATGTAGACGCAGTGACAAATCAAGTGGTAGGACACATCGTAGACTACTTGGAGACCAAGAAGAAAGTGAAAGTCAAACCCAGTCTAGTAAAAGACCATCTTGCAGTCTTTATCACGAGCATGATTGAGAATCCTAGTTTCACTTCACAAACCAAAGAGACACTCACAACCAAAGCAAGCGCTTTCGGATCCAGTCCAAAACTCAGCGAAGAGTTCTTGAAGAAAGTCGTCTCCAAACTAGCGATTGTTCCAAAACTCTTGGAAGCACAGTCTGTAAAGGACGCAAAAGATAATTCCAAAACCGATGGAAAGAAACAGTCTAGAATCACAGGCATTCCAAAACTAGATGATGCAATTAGTGCTGGAACTAAAGACTCTGCTAAGTGTACTCTGATTCTAACTGAAGGAGACTCAGCAAAGGCAATGGCGCTCTCAGGACTCAGTCAAGAACAGCGCAAGTTCTTTGGTGTCTATCCGCTCAAGGGTAAGGTGCTGAACGTCAAAGATACAAGCGATGCAAAGGTGGAACAAACCAAAGAGATTGCTGAACTCAAGAAGATTCTAGGTCTGACTTCAGGCAAGAAGTATACAGATGTGAAGGATCTACGCTATGGATCCATTATGATTATGACCGATCAGGATTTGGATGGGTCTCATATTCGAGGTCTACTGATCAATCTGTTTCACGAACTCTGGCATGAATTGATTGCGATTCCAGGGTTCATAACCTATATGGCAACGCCCATTGTCAAGGCACATAGGGTACGTGGAGGAGCCAAGGGCGACGTGGAGAATCGTATCTTCTACTCTCAATACGAATACGAGCAGTGGAGAGAAGGTGAAGGCGCTAAGGGATGGAAGGTGAAGTACTACAAGGGATTAGGTACCTCTACACGAGACGAAGCCAAAGATTACTTCAGCAAGGTCAATGCAGTTCGATTTGACTATGATGACAAGTCAGACAAGTCTATTGACTTGGCGTTCAACAAGCAACGTGCGGATGACCGCAAGGAATGGTTAAAAGGATATGACAGAACAACATTGATTCCAACTGGAAATCATCTTCCTTACGATGACTTCATTCACAAGGATTTGATTCATTTCAGTTACTACAACTTGGAACGTTCCATTCCAAATGTCATGGATGGACTCAAGACCTCACAGCGTAAGATTCTGTATGCAGCATTCAAGAGAAATCTCACACAAGAGATTCGTGTTGCCCAGTTCGCAGGGTATGTTTCAGAGCATACAGGATACCACCATGGTGAAGCGTCACTGAATGAGACTATTATCGGTATGGCACAGGACTTCATGGGTGCAAACAATATTCCATGGTTGGTTCCTCAAGGACAGTTTGGAACTCGCATTCAAGGTGGAAAAGATGCAGCATCTCCTCGTTACATTCACACCTATCTCCAACCACGCATTCGCAAGATTGTCTGTGAAGAGGACTTTCCGATTCTGAAGTACCGTGACGATGATGGATTGCCAGTTGAACCTGAATGGTATGCTCCAGTCTTACCAATGCTTCTTATCAACGGCGCTCGTGGTATCGGAACTGGGTATTCCACCTACATTCCACAGTGTAATCCGAAGGTCATCAAGGAAATGATTGTAGATCATGTCAAGAACACTACTCCACTCTCTACGAAACCACTGACACCCTACTTTGAAGGGTTCAAGGGAACGTATACTGAGGAAGGTGTCATGGGTGTATTCAAGAAAGTCAAGGACGAGTATGTGATCACAGAACTTCCACCGGGAACATGGACAGCAGACTATCGCGAGTGGTTAGAGAAGGAACTTGCTGAAGGTCGTATCAAGGACTTTACAGATACATCTACCGATCAGCAGATTAACATTGTGATCAAGGGAATTGACGAGAAGGTACTCGTGAAGTCTTTGACTGAGAAGGTGAAGACAACAAACATGCACGCCTTCAATCACAAAGGTATCATCACCAAGTATGCAACACTGAATGACATTCTGGAGGAGTTCGTTGTGGTCCGCCGTGGACTATACGATGACCGTCGTAGGCATCAACTTGGAGTCATTGCAGCAAAGTTACCGTATCATGAAAATGTAGTCCGATTCATCAAGGATCAGATTTCAGACAAACCTAAGGTAGTGCTCAAGAAGAAGTCATTGAAAGAGTGTGATGAAATCTTGAAACAGAATCAGTATGAATTGATCAATGACAGTTATGACTACATACTAAGTCTTCCTGTATCAGCGTTTACGCTAGAGAAGATCAAGAAGCATGAGGATGACAGAATTAACTTGAAAGTTCAACAGGAAGAGTTGGAGAAAACAACCTGGCGTGAGATGTGGCTTGCAGATTTAGAGGTTGTATAATAAGAAGACCATGAGTAATTATTTGGATCTACTTGTCCAACAAGATAAACTAGCGAGAACCAGTTATTCCTATGATCCACGTGTAGCAATGAACCAAACACGTATGTTGGGTTCTATTGAACCTTTTTCAAATGGAACTAAGGATGAAGTACCTACTGTATCCTATACGGATCAAATTGTGGGTTCACATTCGGATTCAGCAATTGTTCAGACTTCTCCAGATACTGTTGGTGTCAAACGATATATTGTGATTGACGCATCTCAACGTGACTGGGTCAAGCAACCTAATCCTTTTTCAAATCTAGTGTTCACATTTGGAACACAGAATACTTCATCAAGCAATCCACCAGTCTATTCAAACAATCCATTTGTTCCTACCTTTGCAGATGAACAAACTGCTCTCGCAAATCCTATTCCAGGAATTCCCAATACTCGCGGATGGACATTCTCAAACACACCCTATCCGGCGTATAATTCAAGTATTCCTAACGGAAACTTTATTGGGTATGATATTGGATATTCAATTCAACCTTCTGGGTCTGGATTTGGAAGCGTCTTTACACCTTGCAATGTATCTTCAGTTCGTCTTGTTCGTGCAGTGATGCCTCAACGTCAATTTTTAAGTTTGCCAATTGTTCCACTCGGTGACAGTTCAGATATTTCAACTAAAATTCAAGCGTCTTTACCTAATACATCCTTCTCGACGTTTGCTACCTATCCATATCTGATGCTCTACCTAAACGAATACTTTGGACAGTATGTAGGAGGCAATGAACCCACACGTCGTTCCTTTTCGGTCATGACTCAAAAACAAAGACAACAGATTACGTTCACATCGAATTCATTAGGTGTTCAACAATTTGACTATGAACCATGGGGAGGGGAATCCTTGCAGTTACAAAGTCCTATTACCAATCTTCAGCGTATTCAAATTAGTGTATCCGATCCAATTGGAAACATTTTTACTCATTTGGACAACTTGCAAATCTCGTTGATGCAAACAGACTCAAATAATATGTTTATTAAATGTTTTACACCTGCTTACAGTTATTTCAGTGGTAATGAAATGCGTATTGGTGATCGTATCGTTTTTTATCCATCTACAGTTTCTAATATGATGAAGTCACAGTATCTTGCAGTTCAAAATAGCGATAAACGCAAATTCATTGAACAATTATTAACAGGAACGTTTCCAGTTCTTGATTTGCTAGATTATGTTGAAAATCCAGAAACAGGTATCTGGGGTCCACGAACAGTAGCACGTACAGTACCCTATATTGCTTCCTATAACGGATTTGTCATTCCTAACTTTTTCACGGTAGGGGATGAAGGGACTGTAGCTCCTACCTTTCCAAATTCAATTGATACTGGAACCTTCACAATTCTAGAACCTAACTCTCTTGTGGGTTCAAATCTTGAATTTATGAATGCAAGTCTTCAACCTGTATACACACTTGAACTTGAAATTCGTCAACCGGATACAGGCAAGATTGGTGGAAAGATTGTCTTGTAACAAAGCAATGAGTCTATCGGATTTTTATACACAGACTGCAATCGCCAATGCTCCAAAGCATACAGGTCGTCTACCTCTCAGTGGAGACGAAGAGCGATCTACTTTGCCTCCGTATACATTGACTGCACAGGAACCGTATGTTGTTCCATCGCGTGTTGCTGAGAAAATGCAATACCGTCATGAAAGCACGCCTCTTAACAGCGTGTTTTTCAGTGAAGACAATATTGAAAATCTTCAAGGCGCCATTGCATCGGCTGTCTTTCAAATGAGCGGAACCAAACGATATGTCATTGGTCGTCAAAGTGATGCCGATTTGAAAACCATCATGCGATCCTATTACCTTCAGTATGCTCAGAATGATCCATCTCGTGTTGCTGAAGAATTAGAACTCTTGAACAATCGCGTCATTGGATATTCTGCCAACAACATTTTGGTAGAGATTGAGTCCTACAAATACTACTTGAAGGACATCATGGATTTCCCTGCACCCATTGAACGTCCAGTCATGACAAACATCTATGGAACGCGGACAGGTGAACTGAAATCCTTTTTCTAAACTAAGTAATGCTCATTCGGTTTAATGACCGTATCTTTTTACACGAAACACAATGGTTTATTTGGGAATCCTGCTTAGGGTTGTTTCGTCCTATTGACGGATATGCATGGGATGGAACAGCATATCGTGTCTTAGATACAACCTATTGTACAGACCCTTTGTCTAAAACGTACTGTTTCGGAACTGCTGAATTGTTTGCAAAGTGTGTTGAAGTATCTAAGAAATATGAACCTAGTTTTCCTAGTGTTCCCACTGCCTCTTATCTTGATATAGGAACTCCCACTTGGTTTCGTGATCGCCCTGTGACCTTCACTTCGTGTGCTCCTCGTGATTCCTTATCTTGGAAACGATGTGTCAACGGACACTCACGCACCTGTAAACAACGTTCAAAAAAGAGATTTACAAAACGCAACCTTTAAGCAGAGAAGGAATGCGGGTCAATATTATTGGAAATACAAACTCCTTGGGATTAGCTCAAGACATTCATATCTTGCACGGTATGGTGTATAACACTTTGGGGAAGGAGACGCTCATTCGTCACGTTCCTCATTTTCACCCACAATGCGAAGAAGCTGAGATCAACTTTTTCGTAGAGTCCATCAATCCATCTCTATTTCACTATGCTTCCAAGAACATTTGGATTCCTAATCCAGAATGGACACAAAAAGTATGGCAACCTTATGGACGTATGGTGGATGAGATTTGGGTCAAGACACTTGAAGCACAGAAATTGTTTGAAGAGTGGGGAACTGTTCGATATATTGGATGGACTTCAATTGACAAGACGGTTCCAGAAAAGAAGGACTACAATCGTGCTCTAGTTCCAGCAGGTAAGAACATATGGAGGAATCCTAAACCCATTGTTCAAGCGTACATGCGAGTTCAAGAGACAAACCCAGAGTTGTATTCACGTCTTCCAGTGGTTGACTTAGTGTGTTATGACATTCAGTTTCCAAAGATTCCAGAGAAAGTTTCTGATAAGTTCAAAGTACATTCTTCACGACTGTCTGAAAAAGACTATGATACGTTGATGGCAGAGTGTGGACTCTTAATTTGCACGTCGGCAGCTGAAGGATTCTGTCATGCAGTCAATGAAGGTATGTCTGCAGAATGTAATCTTCTATTAAGTGTGATTGAACCCTTTGAGGAACTTGCACCCTACGCTCTTTGGGCGTCTACTTCTAAAACAGTCCCTCATCCAGAATGTCTTGGTTATTTAGTGGATGTAAATGTGGATGCAATTGTAGATGCATTGGAGGTTTATGTCAAAATTTCCCATCACGAAAGGAGAGAGAAGAGTCGTAAATACCGAGAATGGTATGAGTTTCGTCATCAGAAATTCTTGAAGACGATTACTGAAGCAATTACAGACGTAACAAAGGATGTTGGAACCTATTCACTTGAGGGACAATTGCCTAAAGAAGAAGACCTGCCACATATTTCAGTAATTACAATTACTCGTGACCGTCGTCCATTTATTCCGTTAGTTAAATATGGTCTCATTGCACAGACTTATCCTGTTGACAAAATTGAATGGGTAGTAGTGGATGATGGTGATGACCCGATTAAAGATTTGGTTTCGGATGTTCCAAATGTAGTCTATGTTCTCACCGACAAAAAGATGACTATTGGTGAAAAAAGAAACCTTGCAGTCTCTCGCGCTTCACATGATATTTTGGTAACGATGGACGATGATGATGTGTATCCAAGCAATAGTCTTCTTTCACGAGTTGCGAATATGTTGGCTGAACCTAAAAAACAATGTCTCTTTTCAACCGTCATTCCATGCTACAACATTCACGAAACCAAATCGTTCATGAATGTACCTCCTATCAAACTTCCAATGTGCGAACGTGTTTCAGAAGCTACGTTGTGTTTCACTAGGAACTTTTGGAAAGAGCGTGGATTTCCTGATCAGCAAATTGCTGAAGGTGGTGCATTCATTCGCGGTCGCGAAAAGATGTGCCGGGAGTTTTCTCCTCAGGATGTGATTGTAAGTTTGATTCATAAGCGTAATACTTCATCTCGTAAAGCGCCTCCAATGGCAGAACCGAATGGATGTCACTATGGATTTTCAGATGAGTTATTTACATTGGTAAGTGAAATTGGTGAGAGTCTTTAAGCAAAGAAACCCTTTGAGGTCTTGCGAGACCTGCGAGTCTTCTTGCCACCCTTGCGACTTCGGCGACGAGCACCTTCTGCGGGCGCCTCAGGAACCTCTCCTGCTTCCTCGACTGCCTCCTCGACCTCACCTCCCTTCATCATCTTGAGCGCCTTAAGCATCTTCTTCATCTTCTTGGTCATCTTCTTGCTACCACGGCGACGACCACCGACTGAAGCAGGCATGAGTGCAATGGCACCTCCCTTGAGGGGGACCGCGTTGGCCTGAACCTCACCACTCTTTGAAACTACTGGAACAGCTGGAGTAGACATTTGTTTGTTCTAACACCAACACAATTTCTTAAGCCGAGCAAGAAACGCAGGAAGGGGGTTCGACAGTAAATTGTTGAGCCTTAGCAGCTGCTTTAGTTCGCAAATAATAACATCCCGTCTTCAATCCTGTCTTCCACGCATAGAAATGCATAGACGATACCTTGGATGGAGTGGGTTCAGCAAGGAATAAGTTAAGAGATTGAGATTGGCAAATAAACGGACCGCGATCACGAGCAAGGTTAATCAAGGTTTTCATTGGAATCTCCCATACAGTCTTATAGAGTTCACGAATATCTTCAGGCAACTCCTTCATACCTTGAATAGAACCATTGTTTGCAATGATTTGTGTTCGAACATCTGAAGTCCATAACCCTAGAGAGACCAAATCTTCAACTAAGTATTTATTTACAACCATAAACTCACCTGATAACACACGACGAGAATACAAGTTTGAAGTGAAAGGTTCAAAGCATTCATTATTGCCTAGAATCTGAGAAGTGGAAGCAGTGGGCATTGGAGCAACTAATAATGAGTTTCGCATTCCACCTTTGCACAATGTTTTAAGCAGTCCCCAATCTAGATAGGATGTTACTCTAGGTTTATCGTTCCACAAATCAAATTGCATCTTTCCTTCGCTCATAGGAGATCCAAGAAATGATGGATATGTATTTGTGGGTTCAACTGGAACACGCCAATCATCGTCTTTACCTGCCAAACACATACTTGTCTTTGCCGAAGCATAGTAGATGTTCTCAAAGATTTCACGATTTAACCTTTCCGCTTCTGGAGAGGTCCAAGGAATTCGCAACATTGCAAAGACGTCTGCTAATCCTTGAATACCAATACCAATCGGACGGTGTCTGAGATTTGAACGTTTACACTTTTCAGTTGGGTAATACGTCTTATCAATCACAATGTCCAAGTTTCGTGTGAGAACCGATGTATATGCACGAAGTAAATCAAAGTCAAACACTCCATTCTTGACGAACTTGGGAAGTGCAAGAGACCCCAAGTTACAGACTGCTGTTTCTTCTGGTGATGTGTACTCGATGATTTCCGTGCAGTTCCCTGTAAGGATTCCGTTAAAAACTCCTGCATGATTTATCGGTTCATTGAAGCAATACGTATCATCACGGCGACCACGAGTCACCACTTGAACAACGCTAACAAATTGCTCTGAGTTCCTCTGAGGTAAACGAGCTATCCACTTTAGGCGATGAGTCTTAAATCCAAGAGTTGAGAGATGATAGAGTCCAGAAGAGGATATAAGAAGACGCCAAAGAGGTTTACAATCAAACTCAGAATATCCACCATGTCCATCAGGAAGCATTGTCTTCCGAGCGGGAAACATCTGGGATAATTTAGACTGAACTCCCAAGGTCACAAACATCGCCTGAACATTCTTAAGGAAATCGTATTCAATAGAACACACTTGGATGCTCTCGTTTGTACCATTACGACTTATACAACCATCTGCATCCAAATATCCTGCCAACCAATCAAGACGACATTGAATTGAAGTATTGAGTGGAACATTAAACTTTTTCTCGAGATCAAGTGGAAGCATCGTATTTAGACGACCTGATGCATCCTCAATATTTGTCATTGTCCGGATTGTAAGATGAGATACAAGGTCCTTCTTCTCACCATACAGCGATAGAGCTGGACGACCCGATGAATAGGTTCCATCTCCGCAGAAGAATCCATGTGTGTAGGCGTATTTGAAATCGGGTTCTGATCCGTTGACAATTGTAGGAAATATTGTCTTACGCATCTTCATTCCAGGTTTGAGATTACAAGCGTCAATACGAGTAGCGTCTGCTATTGACTTTTTGTCTGTATATCCATTGCTGACAAGAAACTTATGATAAGGAGTACATGTGATCACACGACCATCACTCATTTCAACATCAACTAGCTCCTGATCAACACCAGTTTTTGTTACAGTCACATCTGAAAAAACATCACCATTCCATACACGAACATTCTTACCTACCAATGTGTTAATCTTGAACTGTCCAGTATCCGTCAGAACCAATGTCTCAGGAGCAACGCATAAATTTGAAGATTTAATGGTTCCTAAATGCTGTTGATTGGACTTGGCGTTACATGCATCTTTGTAGAGCAAATAAGGTGTTCCTGTTTGAATCTGAGCGTCTACAATCATTTGCCACAACTTCTTTGCCGAAACCTCTTTGACATACTTGTGTTCACGTTCGTACTTAGTATAGAGAGTATTGAACTCTTCACCCCAAGAATCGGATAGACCTGGAGATTCATCAGGAGTCATCAAGCACCAGACTCCATCCTCTTCAACTCTCTTCATAAACAAATCGGGAATCCACAACCCATAAAATAAATCACGGGCGCGTTCTTCATCGTTTCCAGTATTCAATTTGAGACGAAGAAACTCTTCAATGTCTGCATGCCAAGGTTCTAAATAGATTGCAAACGATCCATTACGCTTTCCACCTTGATTGACATATTTGGCAGTATCATTGAACACCTTAAGCATCGGTGTCAATCCAGTAGACTTTCCATTGGTTCCGTGAATCGTTGAATCTCGTGCACGGATATTGTGAACCGACAATCCAATTCCACCCGCCCATTTTGAAATCTGAGCGCACTCACCCAATGTATCGTAGATACCTTTAATGGAGTCATCTTGCATGTGGACTAAAAAGCAAGAACTCAATTGAGGATGAGGTGTTCCAGAGTTGAACAAAGTAGGTGTTGCATGAATGAAATATCCAAGAGACAAAGCGTCATAGGTTTCCCGAACTTTTCCAAAGTTACTTCCATGAAGTTGAATGGCAACTCGCATCCACATATGTTGTGGACGTTCTCCTGGAAGCATGTAACCCTTTTGAAGAGTCTTGAACCCAAAGTAATCAAACATGAAATCACGTTCCCATACGAACATCTTCATAATCTCAGAAGAATGCTGCTTGAAGAGACTTCGATACTCCTCCGAATACATAGAAGACTCAAATGATTGAACCTCAGGAGTAAGTTTTTGATGATTATCAATGATAATACGTGCTGCCAACTTACCATAATTAGGATGATGACGCGCTTGCATCATAGCACATGTCTCTGCAGCAAATTCATCTAATTCAGACGTTTTAATTCCGTCTTGAATTTGATTACAAACCTTTTGCGCTACCAAATCAGGGTTCACATGTGGAAGACCTTCTGCTAATCGTTGGATGCGTGTTAAAACTTCATTGAATGAAACTGGAACACGGTCACCATTACGCTTTGTTACGTACATATGGTCAAACATGTTCACTACTATACTCTCCATCCTTACCTTTAAACGCGTCATAAAAATGGGTGGCGGTCGGGATATTAGTTAGATACATGTAAAAAGTGGGTTCAAGTTATTAGAAACGAGAACCGATGTCAAAGAGAGCACCGTTGTGTTCATAGGGTCTCTCTGTGTTGACGTATGTTGCTCGTCCGTAGTGCTCAACATCATCCCAGTTGTCAAGTTTGGATTCCTCTTCAAGATCTATGACAGTCTTGACCTTCTTGACTCGGACACGCTTTGTGATTGTTGTCCATCCACGTGAATCCCATGTCATGAGGGGTTCGCATGTAGCAGGTAGTTCACCCATAGGTGTCTGTGCATAGTAGGCTGGATTTATACGGCAGTCCATCAACGCCAAAGCGTATTCTTTTCTTCGTTCTTCAGTATTGTTCATAGGTTGCATTCTCGCGATTTCGTAGCAGTTAGAGTAGGTAGTAGACATTGTTCTCAGTATACTATCCATCTATTTGAAAAACCTAAATCCATTTTGTAGGATTCTTAGTTTTCAGTTAATACTTTGACTTGGATATGACATGATTCCAATTCTTTCACAAATAAACTCATTGCATAGGGCATCGCAAGTTTGTCTTGACTCGTATCTAGATGACCTGTTTCTCGATTGTATTGAATCTCAGTTCCATCTGACCGATCCATAAAACTTTCATGTAAGAACTTGGACATTCCATGTGCAAGCATACCATCACGTTCCATTTCTCCAATGGCAAGACCTCCTCCTTGTGCACGTCCATGCAAGGGTTGATGAGTCATTAATGTTCTGGGTCCAGTGGAACGATAATTGATTTTATCTTCAACCATATGCTTCAATCGTTGGTAATAAATAGGTCCCATAAAAATATCAGATTCCATTGTTTCACCTGTCATTCCATTGTAGAGAATTTCGTGACCATAGGGTTCAAATCCTCTATCGATCATTGCCTGTTTTAGATCAGAAACTCTTCGTGACATCGTAAAAGGTGTTGCATCTACAAATGCTCCAAGATCTAATCCCATTTTTCCATTTGTGCTTTCCAAGAGTTGACCAATGGTCATACGAGTTGGTAGACCGTGGGGATTGAACACAATATCGGGACGAACTCCTCGTGATGTAAAAGGCATGTCTTGTTCGTCCATTAATTGACCCACTGTGCCTTTTTGCGAATGTCTTGACGCCATCTTGTCACCTGGAACTGGAGATCGTGATTCAACGATACGAATCCTTACACAATTGATAAAAATCTGTTTACGTGAATCACCTTCTCCTTCCCAACCACCTGGCATAGAATAGCGATAAATTCCATCGACACGACCATGTTGTCCACGTTTAGGAAGTTCAGAGACATCCCTCCATCCTTTTTCAGTTCCATTGGAATCCGTGATTGGAGACACAATCCCTACTAACACAGTTTTGTCATCTACAACCGAACCAAGTTTGATAATTCCATCAGCGTCCAACATCTCATACGATACATCTTCTTTGCGTTTCACAGATTCTGTATACTTTGGATTGGTCACTGGGTTTGCAAAGAGCGTATGCGTTGGAATGGATGGATCAATGACTGATTCCCGAATGTCGTACGAATGGAAGTAATGTGTTCGAAACATACCTCGTTCCAAAGAGGTTTTGTTGACAATCATCGAATCTTCTTGATTGTGACCACCATAGGTTGTGAATGCAACAAGAACGTTTTCACCATACGGCATGCATCCACCTGAACCCATGATTTCACGATACATCCATGTATGCGACAACGGTTTTTGAGGATTGACAGTTGTGCTTGCAATTGTATCAAAACGCTTATTGAAATTGGTATGATACCAAGAACACGCCTGTTTCTGTTGTGCAATTGCAAAAGCGTTACGAGTGCCTGGATTATGATCTGAGAATGGAACCAAGTTTGCAATGGGTGACATACAAAAAGACATATGAATTTCAGACCTAAGTTTAGGATCGAAAGGAGTCAATGAGAAACGAGATACACCAGATTCACGAGCGTCTACAAAGTCCATCAATGCAGTCAAATCTTGCCAAGTCTTTGCTGACAACACCATGTCTTGAGTCACACCTTCACGATACACTGGACGAACTGGACGTCCAGCATCACAGGTAATCCAATACTCGTTTGCAAGACGGTTCCACGCAAGTGAAACATCAAATCGGAACACTCCAGTTCTTCGTGCAGTCATTAACTTCACATGAAGTTCCTCTGTATCGCCAATACAGAGTCCAACCAAGTCTGAGTTCACATAGACACGAGTCCAAAAGGGCATCCAAGTCGATGGATGTACATCTTCAATTCTACGCATGAACGGTATACCAAACAAAAGATTACGAATGGTCTCTGATGGAAAAGCGGTAGAGACCTTTGCAAGAATCGCAAGTGATTTGATATGTCCAATACCTGAACCGTCTGGTGAATCTGTAGGGCAAGTAAGACCAAATTGAGACGCATACAATCTACGAGGTGGAGCAGTATTCATTGAAGGTTCAATTTGTAAAGCAGTTCGTCGTAATTGAGACAGATATCCAACATAGGAAAGACGAGACAACTCTTGAGCAATACCATCACGACCTCCCCATTGTCCTTTGAAGGATTTCACAAACTCATTCATCATTCGGTAGGATTTCCAATACATTCCTAGTGTTTCACGTTCTACAAGTCCAATGATTGCTCGACCTTCATAGGACTTCTTCTCAAACTGAAGACGTGAATCCAATTTCAACAACATTTCCTTCGCTACCTCGCGATAGATACGACGGAATTCTTGGAACATGAGATCTCCAGATGTATTGAAACGTTTGAATTCAAGATTATCACGATCGGAAGGAGGTGTTCGTTCTAGTGATACATCAATTGCCATTCGAAGCATCTGTCCTAATAAATATGCCTTACGACGAAAGACTACACCTGGAATCTCTGACTTCTCTATATGAGGAAAGAGCAATTCATAAATGTTTTCAATCACTTCGGATTTATGTTTACGTTTCGTACTGAGTTCGAGAATCTCTAAATTAGTTCGACTACCTAGATGTCGCTTATGACTGAACACGAGTTGCGCGAATGTATCGTCATATGCTAATCGGTCTTGATCTGGAATACCTGCAAGAATTGTTTCGTAGAGATCTCTGTCTGAAGTCAGACCCAACGCTGCAAAGATAGATAAGATTGGAACCGGTTGTGCAAATCCAGGAAGTTGAATGACACAGAGACGCCTATCACGTCCGTAATGTGGAGGAGTGTCTTGAAATGTATTGGGAGAGGGTAGAATGAGATAATGAGATGAAGGACCTTTGCTTCCATCCTCAGAGATGGATTTGATACCTACATAATACTCATTGGGTTCTTCAAATCCTGCTCCAGTGGTAAGACCAGTTCCCTCAGTATCTTGCACTGCCTTCTTCTTACGAACACCTGCATACATCATGTTGTTTCCAAGAAGTTCTTGTGTCAATAAAACACGTTCCTTACCATCAATCACAAAGTATCCTCCTAGTTCATATTTACATTCACCAACTTCATATCCATCCATTGCAGTCAGATAACAATTGCGACTTCGAAGCATCAATGGAATCTGACCAATCACGATATTCTCAAACACCTTAGTCTCTGGAAGTGAATCTGGAAACAAAAACTCAATTTCAATTGTAGCTCGAAATGTCAATGCATAACTCATAGTATCAAGACGACATGCATGAGGAACAATGGGTGCTCCACGTTCGTCTACAGGCGCTTCAAATGAAATCTTAGTTCCATCCTTTCCACCAATGTAGATTTGGATTTGACGCTTATCGGATAATTCAAGTAAGTATGGATTGGAAACTTTGATAAAGGTTGGAATACTTGTGTCCAATAACGCATTGAATGAAGCCAAATGATGATCCACTAATGGAAAACTAGTGTCTCTAAACAAACTTCGCAATACATGGCGTGGTGCCTCCATTGTGTTCAGTCTAGTAAGCATTTTCTCTGGACAGACGAAGAAGGAGTATGTGGAGCGAAACTCGTCGTCCTGAATTTTTGAATCAAGTGGTTGGACACTCTGATGTTAAGCAACGACTCACTGATTATCTCACTACAAAACCCTATCGCTCTGTAGTTCTTTTATACGGTCCTCCGGGTATTGGAAAAACGACCATGGCGTTAGCGTCAGTTCGAACTGTTGGAATGGAACCGATTGAAATTAACGCAAGTCAGTCTATGCGAAGTCATGGAGATGTTTCAAATTTGATTAACTCATGTCAATATCCACGGACGATTTCATCCCTCATTCGAGGAGATCAAAAAACCATGTGTTTGATTTTAGACGAGATTGACGGTTCAGACCCTCACGCACAGCGAAAACTCACCGAATGGATGACCAGTGATGAGTGTCGTATTCCAGTGATTATGACTTGCAATGAAGTGCCACGCATTGTGAAGAACAATGCAAGAGTTGAACTTGTACGATGCTTTCCACCTAAACCTGCTGACTTACAATCGTTGTTCCCCAATGAAAACGTCGCAGACCTTGCGAAACAATTCAAGCATGATGTTCGTCGGATTCTTCAGTATCTTCAGTATGGGAAATCCGACTCTCTTCCAACGGTGACCCGCCCGACGGACTGTTCACCCGAGGTAAGTTACGTGTTGAATCAAAAATTGTGGTATTCATATTCATCATTTCATCCTCTGTTAATGACGAAATCAAACTACTAACTGTCCTTCTTCTTCCAACTCCAGGAGGTGGAACACGAGTTTGACGTATAGGTGGTGTGTGAACTTGTGGTGGACCTGTCTCACGAATATCATGACGACAGTTTGGGCAAAACACGCTTCGAGTGAACCATTCTGAAATACAGTTTGGATGAAACATGTGACCACAATAGTTAATTCGTGTCACTGGACCGTCCATGACCTCTTGACAAATTGCACAGTTGTCATCACTTAGAAGTCCTGCTACACTAGTTGCTGCTGTAATCTGTTCTGCAGTTGGGCGGACTACAACTGGATCAGTCCATGAAGAGGGTCCTACAGGAACAGGAAATCGAATGGGGATTGTAAAGGTTGCTTCACTGCCTCTTGTAAGTAAATAACTCCGCAAAAGTGTTATGATTGCTGCTGAGTTTCGTTGTTGTGAAGAGACTAGAGTTGCACGCTCATCTGGTAAAAAACGAAGAGTTTGTAGGAAGGTTCTTTCAGTTTCTAACATTGTTTGAAGAACATCTAATATAGTAGCTTCAGACATTGATGTATTACGGGTGAAATACGTAAATGTCTTACCGTTTAATGAAGGCGTCCATGGGTCCTCTGACTGACGCCTTAACAATTTTGCTAAGAGTGGGTGAACCTAGAAACATTAAACTATCCAACTGGTCCTCCTTCTTTTTTAATGTAGCCAATGTTGCTTCTTCTGCGTCTTTGTGTTTTTCTAGCGCACGTTGATAGATGAGTGTATACGATTCCTTCTTAGGTGAACTGTATCCTTCCAATTGCTCAATACACAGTGCAAACAACTGAGCCACTGGATTTTGAATTTGATTAGTGATGTAGAAGTTCACGTCTGGTTTCAATTTGTTAGCGCGAACATAGTCAATATGTTCAATACGGTCTCCTTGCTTTGTTTTGTGTTTGTTCTCAGCAACATAGAGGTACTGAAGTCGGTCTCCTACTTTGGGTGCTGTGCCTGGATCTCGCGCTTCCATTCGATCCGCAAGAACACGGTGTGCAGGTAATGTAGCGCTTCCACTGTATTCCTCCTTCATTGCAGCATAGTCATCTCGCAAAGACTTGCTCACAATGAACTTCTCGAGTGGAACCTTGTTCTCCAACACCTTAATGAGCATTTCTTTGACAAATGTCTGCGCCTTATGAATGTCTCGTTCCAATAGAAGGATATCCAAAGCACCTCCAAAGATATCTTTCACAATCGGTGCGTTATCACGTCGTTTCAAGACAATCCCCATAGACATTCTCTTTGCTTTGGCAGGATTCGGGTCTTCTTCGTATTTCATCCCCACATAACGCTTCCTACAAAAGAGGATGAACGGATAGAATGTCTTTTCATAAGCAATTTTATAAGGTCTTCGCATCTGTTTGGATATGCTGTTTCCACATGCAATGCCCATTCGAATGGATTCTGCAACATCTTTGGTTGGAAACTTGATGAAGATGGAGTCTGTATCTCCGTAGACCACATTTCCACCAAATTCACTTTCGGCAATCCGTTTAGCGTTGAAGAGAGCGTTTCGTCCAGCGGCCGTCGTACATGCGGCAACAAACATATTGCGAATGGGAGAGGTCCTTGCCCCTGCCTGTCCATAAATGGAGTTTGCGACAACCTTGTATGCAAGTTGAGCGCCGTTAAACACAGATCGCTGAGCTTCATCATATTGTAAATCCTCCATTTTTTGTTTGAATTCCTTACGCTTCTTTAGCAAGATGTCCAATGTTTTAGGGAGAATTCCTAATGTCATTGGATTGTCATTGGGTTGCACGAAGGTACAGATTGTCTTTCCAACTACCTCATCGTTTTCCCTTCGATCGTATTCAATTTCTTCAAAGATATATCCCTTCTCTTCGTATTGAAGGATTTCTTCTTTGGTTAATCCCATTCGTTCAGTTGTGAATCCTTCTGTGTCTAGATGACGAACTGAAACCAATGTGTCTGGAGACAGATTGTATGCAATCATATTGGTCGGATACAAAGAGTTGAAATCTAGAACAGAGATAGGTTGATCAAGATACATACCAATTTGAGGTGGCAATACAATCGCACCTTCATAAGCAATTCCTTCACCTTCGATTGCATGTTGAGTTCGGATAATCTGGTCTCGTTGCGATGCGTAGTAGACAACTGCTGAGAAGATCTTAATTCCCTGTCCTCGTGTCAAGACATATTGCATTGGTACTTTGCATACGTCGGACATACCTCGTGCATTCACAAGTGTATCTAGTTTTCCCATGAGAGTTGCAACTAGGTCACAATCCTGAATACAGTAGCGAGCAATTCGCGCTCGTCCATCCGGTCCACCTCGTCTATGAAGTTCAAACATCTCTTGAGGCGATACATCGTCTTTTGAGAAGGACCATTCAAGATGCTTCATTTCCTCAGATGTAAAGTCTGTGAACAACGCCTCATCACATTTGATTTTGAATCCACCCTTTTCAACATCATAGACTTCAAACTTTTCACCGTCATAGACTGGATCGTTTGTGTTTCCCACCAATTCAAATCGAACGTAATTACCATTTCGAAGACCACGAGTGCTTTTAGTCGTAATGTGATTGTCTGCGTAACTGACTACTTTGTCACGAAGAAACGTAAACGCTACATTGTCCAACTTGAAATTGTCCAAACTATGTTCACGACGCATGTTCAAGAGCAAATCAACCCCTAGACGACCTCGAAGTGTTAAGTATCTCAAGTCAAACTTACCTGCTGCTAATTCAGTCTTCTTGGTCTCAAACTTCTTTTCACCCCACTCCGATTCTTTCGTCTTGACACGTGATACTTCAAATTCTTCTCGTATTCCAAGTTTGTCAATTCGTCCTTCAATGTATGCGTCATCAAAACCAAAGATGTTGTATCCACACAGAATGTCTGGATTCAGTTCTCGTATTTCATCAGCAAACATGAGAAGCATCTCTCGTTCTGTCTTGCAAGAGACAAACTCAACGGTTTCATCACCCGAATCCGCGCATTCGCCCAATACAAACACAGTTCTTGCAGTGGGTGTAATCATATCGGTAGACCTGCGATAGGAGACACCTATTTGAATGATTGGATCTTTAGAGGAAACTGGAAACTGATTACTGTCCCCTGAAGGACACATTTCCAAATCATAGGAAGCCACTAACAGTGGAATCACTGCTTCACACGCTTCTACATTCTTATAGGAACATGTGTAGAACGAGTCTACATAATAGAGTGGTTCACCTTCTTGATTACAGGGTATTTCAATTTCAGAACAATGTGTCAACTTCAAAGGTGAAGCAGGACCTAGATGTCGTTCATGGAAGAATCGTAGAAAGGGAGGTAGATTGCTCTCATATTGAACACCCTTGATACATTTCTTGGACGCTGAGAAACTAGCAAGAGAATCACACTCTACTTTCCAAATTGACAGTTTCTTCAGTCCACCAAACCCAGCCATTGTATCATACTTTTCAACTTTGGCAATGGTTGGAGCAATGTGTTCGTGAATTTTGGAACTGAGTTTGAATGCATACTCTTGCTCTCCTTTTTTGGGTCCAAATTTCTGTACCCATTTCTTATTGGATACTTCATAGATTGCGTCTACATTCGGTTTTTCATGAGAATATAAGTAAGGTTTGAATCCAGTTAAGCGAACACATACAACCGACTTGTCTTCAAGACGACCAAAGACTTCAATTACATACGTTCCGTCTACGTCATGTTCATACCAATCAACGGGTTGTAGAATCATTGTAATACAGTTACAGATAGTTCCTTAAAGTAATCCAAGTCCGTTTTTTCTGTGTGTCAAGGTAAGAGATGTTCTCAACGAATTCAGTAGACTGGTTTAACGCACCCACACGAATCCGTTCAGATGAGTATGATACTTCTGCTAAGCAAGTAGGAAATACGGATACATTGACACGTCAGACAACAGGAATGGGTGCTGCGTGCTCAGACACGTTGAATCCTGCCTCAGCAATGGCAGATCAACCTGGATTTATTGCAATGGGTGGATTTGGTCAACCTGGTGGTGGTTGTGCTGTAGATACAAATACCGAGTTAAAGTGGGGTATTCCAGGTGCATGGAGACAAAAAGGAAAACATGAATTGTGGGCGCGCCCCTTTGCCACAACACCCGATCTAGGAGGAGGAGATCCTTCAGCAGTGAATGATGAATCCAACTTGATTCACAGTGCAATGATTCGTAATCGCAAAGAAGCAAATTCAGTCATGGACCAAGCCATTCCTAACTTCTATCAACCTTTGATTGACATTAAGCAATCTGAATATTCAAATCCTAACAATTGGATTTATGACTGGACTCGAGGTGGCGATGCAACACGCTTAGTTCAGACGAAACGAACTAATGACTCATAATAATGAAAATTCTCTTTTTCGCAGGGCGTATGCCAGATCTATGTGGTGCATTTTTACACGACATCGATCTTGGGATTGAACTTCAAAGGCGGGGTCATGATGTAGTTTTCATGACACTTGAAGTCCCCAAAGAAGGTATGAATGGAGGAACCTATCGTAGTTTTAGATTCATGCATTATACTGCCAATAATGCCTTACTAGATTCAAGTCAAGTCTGGATTTGTCCGCATTCTCCTGCCTTACCTGAAGTTCGTAAGATTAATGATCGTGGATATCATCGCCCAATTATTGCAACCTGTCATTTTGATGGAAACTATCGAGCAATTGTCCATAATAATCCTGGACGAAACGTTAAATGGGTAGAGATGCTTATGTTTGTCAATTCAATTATGGAAATCAATTATCGTAATTCTGTGATTCCTTGGCCACCTAATATTGTTCGTACATCTATGGTCCGTCCAATTTTACACGAAAGCAAGATTGCGATTACAGAACCATTTCAAGGAAAGCATATCACACTTGTGAACGCTAATCACAATAAAGGAGTTCTTCAATTTATTGCCCTTGCAGATGCAATGCCAGACCGAAAGTTTCTTGCTGTTTCACCCTATTATGGTGGAAATGCTGATCAGACATTAGCGGTTCCTCGTCCAAAACATAATAACGTTACTTGGGTTCCCTTCAATGACGATATTCGCGAGATTCTCAAACAAACTCGAATTCTGTTGATGCCGAGTTACTATGAGAGTTTTGGAAGAATTGGAATTGAAGCCATGTACAATGGAATTCCAGTAGTCTATTCAAAACCTGCTGCGAATCCATCAGCTCCAAATGGTAGTTCAGAGGGATTACATGCATGGATTCAACCTGTAGGAATTCCATGTGAACGAGACGTTGTTTCAGATTGGGTTTCTGCAATTCAGTCGTTAGATGATGAAACTGCTTATGCAACTAAATCAGAGGAGTCTAAAAGTCATATTCAATCCATGAACTTGTTCACAGAAGCAAATCGAATTGCGGATATGGTAGAAGTTTTTACACGTGAGCATCCCGTTCAGATTCGGGTATCTCAACCTTTTGCACAGTCTCAATCGAAGGATCAACCTTTAAGGGAGATGTCTGCTGCTCGGATACCGGAGGGGTCTGCTCTTGGATTTTCGAGTGGGCGACTGAGAATACGGCGTTAACTTTATCTTGTAACCAACGTCCTCTAGCGCAAATTGCTGCCTGTTCTTCATCCATTCCAGTTTGAATCGTAGGTTTGGGTGGAATATATTTAGCGCCTGAGTTCACTGGATTCGCAGGAATCAGTGATTCAATTGCGTCCAATACAGTTTCATGATTAAGCAGTGCAGTCTTTGCTTCTTCTTCCGAACATCCAGTCATTTGTTGAACCATAGTAGCGTCGTCCATCTTTTTCTTGTTTAGTTGTAATATCTGAAGATGCGTTTTATTGAAGATTTATGCCCGCCTGCGTTGCTTTATGCGATTTTCCTAGCCGTTCAACTAGGATTGGATGCGTCCCTTGGAATGTGGGCAACATTCACTATCAAATTTATTCTTGGAATTGCAACTGTTATTGTATTGGACATCTTCTGTGGAATAGGGTTGGGTGTTGTCTCATGGTTTGTGATTGCTGCTCCCTTTATCATCACTTCACTTGCTACTGCAATTGCAATCGGTACTAACTTTGATGAAATTGTGATTGGACAAGTCATTAAGGAAAAGTTCATCTCGGGCGAAAAAATGGAATTGGTTCCCGCTACATCACATACAATATAGAAACCTAAAATGTATTCAATTATCTTCTGTTCAATCCGCGTTTATAAGACACTCTGTTCGCTAGTCAAATGGTTCTTTGAAACACCACACACGAGCACAATTACTCACTACATGCTTTCAGATGAATACGATTCAGACGACATTGACTATGAGCGTGTTCCTGAAGATGGCATCTTTATTGAAGAGTGGGTCAATGAAGAAGGTGAGAAGAAATGCCATCTCTTCTACGAAGGAGAGGAAATTGTTCGCAATGAAACCAATCCATTCAAGCGCAAGCCTTATGTTCCATGGCTTTGGATTGGAGACAAGACTACTGAAGTTGACTTGACTTCAGCACTACAAAAGTACATGGTAGTTGGAAATACGATTCAACTAGACCTGATTCTACACTTGATTCAACCACACCATAATACTGAAATCATGTACATCGATACTCGGACACTTGAGGAGGTAAAGTTTCCGGATCACGGAGTAAGGATTGTTGCAGATGATTTCACTTCCAAGTAATCCATTTGTTGCTGCAGAACGATACATTCAACTTCGCAAAGTATGTGCTCCAGACTCCTGGGCGGATACAGTGACTTTATTCAATGACATGATTCTCATGCCTTTGATTACACTCTTTTTACTATTTATTGGTCTTGGCGATCCTATTGTACTCTTTACAACGGCAGTGAAGACCTATCAGGTTTGGAGAGATTTTTGTGAATACACAGACCTTCGATTTCAAGTTCAACGAATGTTTTTTGTATGTCAAGCAGTAGGAGGACCCTTTATTGTCACCAATGATCAGACCTATATGCCTTATGTATTTGCAGATGCGGTAGTTCGCAAGAATCAAGGTCTATTGATTAAGTAATGCCACATGCATGGAATGAACTCTTTGATGGAGTCTATTGTATTAACTTACCTAGTCGAACTGAACGACGAACAACGATGCAACGAAGATTTGATGAATCTGGAATTCAAGTGGAATTTGTCAATGGAGTTCCTGCTGTCTTTTTTAAACGATATTGGGAACTGAAAAATTCTTATGATGGAACGGATATTCAAAATCATTACCATATTGCATGTGCACTCGCACATTGTTCAGTCTATGCTCTTGCTCTAGCGCGAGGTCAGAAAAAGATTCTAGTGCTTGAAGACGATACGCGTATTCATATCAATAGTGACGCAAATACTCGAACGTTTATGCAACGTGTTCCATCCAATTGGGATCTGTTGTATTTTGGATATATTCCTCTTTCTGAATGTATGTCCTATTGGAGTTATGGATTAATGGATCCACATGTACTTCAAGAAGGAGTTGCAAAAGCAAGTAATTTATGGACAACCATGGCATACGCAGTTAATGAAACCATGATGAACCATATGGTCAATGTGTATGCAGCAGAAATGCCAATGGCAATTGATAACTATTGTGTACGTGTCCTTCAGAAATCAGACCAATTTAATTCCTACGCAGTCATGCCTCAAATTGTCGCAACCGAAGATGGTTGTTCAGATACAGAGGGAGGTACTGAAAATGGTTTCAAATCGGTAGATTCTCGGTATGCAAACTACTCAGACTACAAACCTTAACGAGTTCCTGTAGGAATCGCAAAGTTACCTCCGGGAGGAAGATTGGATGCATACCCTCCATAGTTTGCGAGTCCACGTGCTCCTTCTCCTGCAAACCCATATCCGACATTGGAAACTGAACCACCACCCTTCATTCTAAGGGTCCTGCGAGTCTTACGAGTCTTGCGAGAACGACCCTTTCCCTTACGAGACTTGCCTCGACGACCTCCTGTGGGTTTGTAGGCGGCACCATCGGGAACTGAAGTCATATTAGGAACATATTCAAGTGCACCGACTGAAATGGGTTGACCCACACCATATCCATTACCTCCACGCATTTTACGAGAACGTCCTCCTTTCATTGAACAAGACATTTACTTTGTATTGGGAAGATGTTCTACAAAGACTCCGATACTTCCAGGGACATCGTCGTATTGTTCATATCCACGAACATGACATCCAATTGGAGCATCTTCAATGGTTGTCAGTGAAACCAAATCAGGATGATGAAAGAGTTCAAGTAGTTCGGCAATCCGTTGTTGACGTTGTGAAAAAGTTAGAACGTCATGAACACGACTACCGTTCAAGACCAAGAGATCGTATACCACATACTGTTTGGGCGCCAAGCGAACTGCTCTAAAAATGGTATCGCAACAGACTCGCTCATCCATGACCAGAGCAAGTTTTTCAGATCTCTCACATTTTGAATCCATAAAGGAGGCATGAGCACTTCCATCTTGGTCATGTGTGAGAAAAATCCATCCAGGATTTCCACTAATTTGTGGGACCTGACATGGGTCCGAGATTGGGTTGCCCTTCTTTACTAGCGGTGACAGACGATAAGAGACTTTCATACGTTGGAACATTGACCGACTGTTTCACTTCATTCTCTTTAGGCGCTTCACTGAAAGTCGGTGCTGTAGGACGAGACGGACCGGGATCTCGTGTATCTACTGGAGGCGGAAGTTTAGTGGTCACCAGTGGAATTTCAGGAGCAACTGGAGGTGGTGGTTGAATGAGTATAGGTTCTGGTTGAAATTGAACTTGAGGTTGTTGCATAGGTGCGCGAGGAGGATACAATGTCTTGACGACATAAAAGACTGCTAGGTGGATAACCACTAGTAGAACCAAAGTAGAGACTCCGACGGATAGGAAATTCCAGACGTCCATTTACATATTCAAGACCTTTTCTAAGCATAGAACAAACCGCAATGTCAGAGACTGTAATTAAAATTGAAGATGTTAAAGTGGACGCTTCTGTAGAGAATGTCATCGAGACAGTTTCTGGAACACTTGTAGATACAGCCGTTCAACCTGTTGCTGCTCTCGTTTCAGAAGAAATGAAGAATGAGATTGAAAGAATGATCAAGGACGTAATGAAGATGGCAATTCAAGAACTACTTGCTGAACTTCGCAAGTCTCCATTATCATCGATTGACAAAGATGGAGATGGCGTTATCTCAGTGTCGGAGGTCAAGGAAGTCGTTGCAGTTCACGCTCAAAAGTTAGGTTGCGGTCCTTCGTGCACAATCTCATAAAAAAAGAAACACTCTAACCCTATCTCTTCCTTCCATACACGAGGCGACTCCGAATATACGGTGACTCGTGCATGTTCTACATGATAGGATCGTGAAAGAACTTCAAGTGTATAGGATTTAATTGAAAAAGAGTGTGAACCATCTGGATCCACTTCAATCCATTCCATACACTGTGTATGTTCATTGTATCGTCCTAATCCAGTGTAGATAAATCGTGTTTCATAGGTAGTTCCTTTTTGAGATGCATACTTTTCGGGGACTTTGTCAGCGATCAGGATCTTCATACTTAAACTCCAACCGTGTTTGCGAAAACGATTTCACGTAGAACTACAGGGTCCTCAATTGCTGTATTAATCTTTGTTGCTGCTTGGAGTAGAGCAGTATTAATGGATGACCATTTATCTGCGTCGTTTGTAAACTTTGTATTGCGAGTACGTCCATCTGGAAATGACTCAACCAATTCAGACTCGGTTGCTCCAGACAACTCCATGTAGACACGCAACTGAATCTCATCGTAGATTGGAACTTCATTACGCCATTTTGTTCTTGCTTTTGAATCCACAATGCGATTATGCTCCTTGACATATCCGTCTGTGCGTCCTACAAGTTTGTAGGAACTGTATACTTTGCGAAACGTCTTTGTATTTCGCTCTTTCACTTCTACCTTTTGTTCAACCTCATATGCGTTCAAGATTGCGTCTTCATTACGAAGTCCTCGGTTCCTTTGAACTGCTCCTCTGACTTCACTTACTAAGATAGACCTGACATCTCTAGCAATATCGGAATGACGTAGATCAATCACGACCCTTGCCTTTGCCTCAATATCATTCAAGGTTTCTGTAATGTCTGATCGTCCTTCACAATCCTGAACTCCTTGAAATACAATGGATTTAATCGCAGGTGTTGCCAAGACAATGTTTTTAAGTTTGTTCATGGAAATCCGTGACTCATTTTCTTCAATGTGTTTCATCTGTGCATTTGCAGGTGCGTTTTTAGTGAGCAATTCATACATGACTTCATGAGGCGCTTGATACGCATTAAGCCCAATGAGAGCTGCTACTTTTGAGGCTGAGATTTCTGGAATATAAAGCATTCTTAACTTATATCCAATAGTTTAAGACTGAATAATTCCATTTTATGTAAAACTTCTCTGCATTCGAACAATCGCATCAATCCATCCAGGCATTCCTTGTAAGACTGTAGACACAGCAATCGTATTTCCACTAACGACTGTTGCATCAAACGTTGTTCCTTCACAGACAATCACAATTGCGGCAAGTAATAAGTGTTGTTTTGATTTTGCTTCTGTTGGACTCCATCGTAAACAATACATCTTATAGAGGATATCGATAACGGGTCGTGCGTGCGCTTGAGTTTGTTTACGGACGGCATCCCAAAAAATCCAAACTGGATGAGCTCCATGTGGTTCTGAAACGAACTCGTCAAATCGGTTTGCAAAGATGAGCGCTTGTTTAGTCTGTTTCTTATGTTCTCGACAGTAGGCGAAGACCCAAGCCATCCAATATAAGGCTCGGGTGACATCTCGGACATCGGATCGCAAACAATACACGAATTCATTGAGAGGAACCGCAATCGGGAGTGGATCCGCGGGACGAATCGAGAGACGACCAAATAATTGTGAGGGAGCCTTGAGATGTTCTTGAATGGTCTGAGGGTCAAAATCATGCACGGGTTTGATTGTTGGAAGAGACGGCAATTTATTTTTGCGACACATCGAAAGAGTTGCCGCGACTTCGCAGATAATTTGACGAACATCTGGATTGTTACGTATAGAGGTCATGGTTCCAACTGTAAAGACTTGTTCAATGGGAGCATAACGTTCATACGCTGACGCTAAATACAAAAAGACATTTGGATTGGCTCGATTAATATGAAGTGCTGCTGCATCAAAGAGAGTTGCCCATAAACTATGAACTAATCCTGAACATAAAAGTTCAAGAGACCAATAACATGCATAATCTGCATGACCTAACTGCACGTTTTGGAGGAGAACCTTCACAACGTGTGTTCGTGGATGACCGCAAAAGGTTGTTTTTTGAAAATCGGCAACTGTGCGTGGATCTGAGACCTCCATTACACTCTAGCAGGAGGAGGACGTGGAACAACGAACGCAAAGTTTTTGAAGAAGTTATCATAGTCAGAAGTAGTTTGAACTGAAGAGGTCGTATTCAAAGATTTCCTCATTAAATACCGAACTACGAAGAAGATTGCTAGAAAGGTCCCAAGTATCATTAACCAATTCAATACTGTATCAATCGTTGAAGTTGTCTGTTGAACCGTTTCAATCTGTTTCTTTTTGTTGATATTCATTTGATTTCGAATTGCATCCAATTGACGTTGAAATGCAGAAACTGAATATTGTAAATCATCTTTCACAGTGAGGACCTTATCTTTGATTCCATTCACAGTTTCAATGGTTGATTTATGTGTGTTAATTTGCTGAGACAGTTCTGAATAATTTGAAAGGTAGTTTCGAATGACAGGTTCTGCTTCTACTTTTCCAATTCGAGTCTTTTCATCATTAATCCACGTATCACCTTTAATGAGAGTATAATAGGCAATCCTTGCTTGTTGATAGGCGTCTGGAGCAACATCACGTGCATTCTCTGCTGCTTGAAGAGAATTGAAAGCGGTATTAATTTTGGTTTGTTTGTCAATGTTTGCATCTGCAACTGCCATTGCATTGTTGAATCGATTGATCTCCGCACTATACACTTGATTGTTAGGAAGAACAACCGGGTTCGCATTCATTGGTGGTTGACCCTGACCTCCAGCCATATACATAGGTACTGCAGTTAATGGAACTCTAACTGTTTTATCACCTTTGTGTGTACAAAATAGTGTACTTCCTGTCGACGACATTTCATAGTTCTTTGATTCAGGACATGGAAGTACACATGTCATTCCACTTGGAGACGCTACAAATCCAGATGGACATGATAGAGAAGATCCTGCTATTATCATTATCTACTACTTAGATAGAATCCAATGGACACGCCTACACAAAGAGTTAAAAATACAAGATTGGTTGCATAGGCTTGTGGAACGACCATAAAGACAACCAAACAAAGTAAAATAGTAAACAAAGCAACTTGAATGACAAGCATACTTGGAGGATTCAAAATTTTGGAACGTTCATCGTGAATTGGATTTGGTTGAACTGGAGGACGAGGAGTTCTGAGACTATCTGAGACTGTCTTAATCTTCTTTCCAGCGTCTGCAATTGCACTAAACCCAGCATATTCAGATTGAATTTTAGAATACTCCATTGTTTACCTGTTCGGAATAAAAGACTTGTAAGTTCCCAAGATAGACATCATCACTCGTGCATCACGAGACGCTTGCATATCTCTCCATCCAAGCAAGTTAGGGGATGCTGCTTGATTCATGGTCCTATAGGGTCCAAGTGTAGCGGACATTCGAATAAAACGAGTGTGTTCAGAAGCGTCTCCAACCATTGCACGACGAACGGGTGGATTTACCTGACCAAATGGAGAAGTAGGCATTTTGTTTTAGGAACAAGAAGATAATGAGTGTTGTCTCTCCAGAGTTTACTAGACTACTAAGTGTCTACAATGATAATTATGTTGCATTTCGCGTAACAGGGAACATTGCAAATAAGACCGCGTATGAAAGAGCTCTCAATGAAATAAATAGACAGATAGGAACTCTACAACAAACAGTGGGTAAAGACAAGGATTATATTCAAGGATTTTTACAAAACTATAGCGATGACAACCCTGAATTAGTCAAGTTACATGAACAATCACAGGAAATTCAAAGGGTAGGTCCAAAAATACAAGGCGAGTATGAACTTTCAAAGCGTCTCACTACGTCCCCTCAAGTTCAACCTGTTGACCAAACATATCTTTATGTAAAAGGAGGCATCGTCGTTGCACTGCTGGTTGTTGTTGGACTTGTGGTTGCTTTATGACCTTTCCAAAGAAGGATGAAAAAGAAGAGAATGACTACGATTGTAAACGCAAGACCATACCAGAAAAATGCTGCATTGAACTTTGTTTCTTCGTGAGCGCGCAACGCTCGTAATGTATGTAGTTGTTCACGTTCATTAAGCAAAGTCGTATAGTCCTTTTGAATAACAACTAATTTGCGAACTAAGTCATTTCGATACTGTTCAATATGTCCAGCATCTTGCTTGACCTTTGCAAGTTCGGTGAGCATTTGTGTCAAGAGATTAGAAAGTTCAATATTTAATCGTTTGAGTTCATTTACATTTGGATTGCTGGATGCAATCATGGTTTCATAGGCGGACTTTTTTATTACATACGTCTGTTGAAGAGCGTTCATTATTATTCACTTGCGTTTACATTTTCAACACATTGGCGGTAATATAAACTTCTACCTGCTGTATCGGAGTGTCGTGTAACCTCAATGACATCTCCTGGAATGGCTCCAACCCACTTGACCATTGTATCTTGTGAATCAATCGCAGGCAACTGATCGGCAGAGGCAATCTTATATTTTTCAAGAATACCTGTCTTTTCGTCTTCTGTCAGAATACGATGAGGCATTGCCATTCGATGAGTTGTAATATCAAATTGAAGTTGCCAAATGTGGAACAGAACAACACGATTCTTAGCGTGTGACTTGACGAGTTTCAGAACATTGTCTGAAGGCGGAGACATTGCAACAATGATGACCCCTGATGTATGTCCATTCTCCTCTGCAAAGGTAACAATGTTTGTAATGTCTCCAGCAAGAACCTTATCCTTTTGACTGAAGCAGACCAAGATAGATCCTACTGTGTATAATGTTACCTTTTCCATCTTCTTGTTATCAGTTTCAACCCTCTCAGTGGTTGTCTCAAGTTTACGGCGCCCTAGCATAATACGAAGAGTCTCAAGCGCTTTATCCTCCATTGTGTCTTTGGTTCCTTATTGGATAGTGAATTCGTTTTTTTCGGGCAGATGAACAATGAAGCAGTGGATTTGGTTTTTAATAGCAGTGATTGTAGTAGCCTTTGCATTGAATCTACTTAAAGTTGAACGATTTGAGTCTAGGTTCGTAGACACAAGTCAACAAAAACGTGCAATGAAGTTGGAAGATTCATCGTATGAACAACAAACCAATCACTTTGTTCAGAACAACGATGTAGGTAACGCAACTGGAATTTCAACACCTTGGCAAGTCAACCAATATAAATCTAAGTTATAATAAATGCCAATCTTTGCAAAAAAATCAGATTGTGAAACACAACTCGCAGTCAGTCTAAAAAACTTTGAGAAACTTCAAAAGGAACATGAAAAACTGATGGACGACTATCTTGAGTTAAATCGTAAATCTCCAGGTAATTCAAGTCCGGTTGATTCGGATATTGAAGCAGAACTTGCTGCGCTTGGAAGAGGTCGCAGAAAGACTCGTTCTCGTAAACTACGAAGAAGAAAGACGCTTAAGCAGAAAAAGTGAGAACAACTAATGTCTACTAAAGCAAAAATTCCAAGAGCTCTACGTGAACAAGTATGGCTGGTTCACGTAGGTCCAAAATTCCAAAATAAGTGCAAAGTTTCGTGGTGTACAAATTCCATGAGCGCATTTGATTTTCAATGTGGTCATAACATTCCAGAAAGCAAGGGTGGAAAAACAGATATCAACAATCTGATTCCGATTTGCGCACGATGTAACTCAAGTATGGGAAGTCAGTTCACAATTGATGAATGGAATAAGCGTTTTTCACCTCCTCCAAGTCGTATGTGGAGATGTCTTCGTTCATATATTAATTGTCAACGTTTTTGGAGGTAAAGGTTCTGGACGAGTTCCTTCTGCACGATGTTTAAGCACATCATCCCAAAACGCTTTTAGATCAGGAAAGTGATCCGGTAACCAACGTGTATCTTTAGGAACCAAGTTCTTCTTGATATTCACAAGAACCCAATAAATGTATTGATTTCCATCTTTCAATGACGCTTGCCATTCACATAAATCAACCAAATCAGGTTTATAATCTACCTTTCCTTGTTCATCGACTGCAAAGACTCCTTTCGTTTCGGTGATCGCATCCCACTCGGTAAAGTTGACTTGTTTGAATCGAAACTCTACATATTCACATTCATCAATCCCCGTACATTCCATTTGCATCTGCATTTGATGTATGTAATAGGATGGGATTTCATCTTTGAGAGCACGTGACATTGGACACTTGAACTCAACTAATCGACCATATCGAAATGGATCGTCTTCAGTTTTTGGAATAATGATTCCATCGGGTGACGCTCCTAGAAAATCATGAACTGGATGCGTGCAACAACCCACATCCATGATTTCACAGTCAGTCGTTTCTTCATACAGTTTCTTTGCAACAGGTTCAAAACGAGTTCCCCAAATCAACGCAGGAATAGGATTCTGTCCATCGGATCGTATTGGAGGATCTAGTTTCTTCTCAAGCAGTTCAAGACGTGATGCAGGTGTTTGCCAGACTTTTGAAACCTCAGAGGCAGTAATCATCTTTCCACGAGTCGTTAACCAAGCGTCTGTGCGTTGGTCATTCTTACCGTAGAGACGAACGGTTCGTTCACAAGCTCTGTCTCTCATCCAAAGACGACCTAGATCCCCCATCATGAGTGTATTCATCGTTTTCATTACTTCCCTCTTCAAGCGACGACGAGAAAGACCCGGCGCTAGAGATTGACATAGGTGTATGAAACGGCGTAGTCGTGCATTGAGTCTCGTGAATGGACGATCTTCTTTTAAGAAGGACATCATTGCCTCCTCCATTAAGGTTCTCTATCTTACCTTCCGAAAGTTCGTTTTGCCTGAACATTTCATTATACGCTTGCTTTCGTTGTGAAAGATAGGATTCAAAATCACCTGCTCCCATGACACCTAGTTCAGAGGACCGACTGAACATCTCATCATACATCTTCTTGAATTCAGCGTCAATCTCATCTTGACGATCTAGAGGGAATCCTGCGTCTTCAATGGTAGGAATCACATCACCTTCCTTAAAGACTGGATCGGGTTGTTGAGGTTGATCTTGAACCATCTCTAAGAACGTCTTGTATTCCTTTTCACCGTCAATCATCATAAAAAGACCTGGTGTAGTAGATTCCATAATTCCACCTTCTTCACGAATTCTATTAATTGCTTCCCAAGTACAGATTGCTTTTGAAACACCAGGTTCTTGCTCTCTTTGCTTCTCAATAGGTTCAAGTACTGGAATGTCGGAAGGCATAATAATCGCAGGAGAGTCAATTGCCGCCATTTGTCTTTATTCTACAGACCCACTTTAAGCGAGAATACCGCAGTAGATACAAAATGGAGGTCATTCAAAATCGCGATCACTGGGTTCTTCATCGTCTTGAAGGATTCTATTCAAACGAAGAAAACTTCAAGAAGATTCAAACAATTCTTTCAGGGAATTCTAAGATTAGTTTACGACTCTTGGATTGGTTAGTGACCAACTATGCAAAGAAACATAACGTCTCTTACATGACAACCGATAAACGCCATGTGATTGTCTACCTTTCCTACAAGTCTCACTTGAAGGCGTATAGTAAAAAGATGTTTGACCCATTCTGCCGTTGGAAGCGAATTCAGTTTATGGGATTAGACACAACGGTTGGACAACTCAATTTCTTTGAATGGGTGATTCAAGATGAAGTTCTAAAGTATCTTGAAGAGCATTATGACGCAGTTCATGAAGACATGGAGGCGTGTTCAACGAGTATTCAACCTAAAACGGATGAAAATGGTACTCGTAGAAAACGACATGAATTGAGTCGTTCTGCAACTAAAGCAGTGCGTCATCATGACGTCAATGTTGTTGTATCCTTTAAGTAATGCAATCTATTCTAGACCCAGCAATTGTCTACGAAGTTTCACGAGATATTTGTGAACACGATGTTGATGTCGTGTCTGATTTGTGGACAATGGATGATCGTAATGTCTATCGGGGTTCCCGCGATACACAGTATTCTCACGCAAACGTATATTGGTTATACGATGAAGATCTAACACGTGTAGGTCTTATTGAACATTCTCTCAAAGACCACGCTGATTTTCGTATGTTATGGTTCCACGAAACACCTTTTGCAACCTATCTTCAAGAAGACAACTGGACTCATGGTCAAAGTATTTGGACAGTGTTGTCTCCATCTGCAGTCGAACGATTCCTTGCAGAAGATTGGACTACACCTGAAACACTCTTAGAAGGATGTTTGCATGGTGATACACGAATCCTTACACTTGAAACGATTTTGAATCCACCCACTCTACATGGTTGTTCAGGGTGTAATCGCAAATCCTTGAAAAAACTAGAATGCGAAAACATGACTGCTGAATTGACCTTTCCAACAAAGGAAAAAATAGTGTTGATTGACGATGATTTATTCGTCTGTGTTCCACCTGCTGGATCACGTATTTGGGAACTGTTAGGGTTTGAACCTAAATCGCAGCACCCACTGGTCGACGGCGGGCAGTCTTCACTGGAGCAGGTGTCTGAGGAACCGGTACTGGTGCAGCAACCTGAACTGGAGTTGACTGCTTTGGAGTCTCCTCTTCCTGAGTCTGCTCTTCCTCTTGAGTCTCAATTGTCTCCTCCGTTGGAACCTGAATCGTCTCCTCAGACTCCTCCTCTGCCTCAAACACTTGAGATGCTGTCACACGCTGGCGAGCAGAAACCTGAGCGTACGAGATTCTCCACGTCACTCCAAATCCCTGTCCAGAAACGTAGATACTCGGGCTGACGATGAATCGCGCTTCCATTCGCTTCGGAAACACTGTCTCTAGGTTATCAGTCGTCAATGGAATCGGACGATTTGCCATATCCACTGCATCCATGTTCACCTTGCCATCGTAGACTGGCACCTTCATTCTGAAACTAGGAGGATACTTGCCATTGGCAACCCACTCAGCACCTTGTTTCTCCACGCTTGGACTGACAAGCGCCTTCATGCTGTCACGGAGGACATCCTCCTTGCGAGCACGACCAAACCACGAGGAACTCTTCTCAACTGCGGTGTGGATGACCTTGTCCTCAAGGTCCTTGAGGAAGTTGTAGAGTTGTCCTACCTCACCTGATTCTGCGGATGCACGCTCCTTTGCATAGGAGTCACATCCACGAAGACTTGCAAGCATCGTGTAGTTTGTTCCATTCTCAGTCTCCTTGATGGAAACACCCATTGGATATTCAATCTTGGGAATGCGCATCTGAAAGTTCTGACCATTGTACTTGATTGGGACGCTCTTACTACCGTTAGTCTTGTTGATTCGGATATCACCGAATGAAATCTTGTTGATATCGAGATTTGAAGCGTTGATGATTGCATTGACCGACATTTGTGCTGTATTGTATACTGTTCATACGTCTGCTAAACGTAAATCCATTTTGTCCGAACATTTCCTGACTCGGTTATCACTTTCAAGAACTATCCTAAACAACACATAATGAATAGATGTCTAGCAGTTAAAAAGAAAGGATCGACACAACAATGTCTTGCAAATCCTCTTAAAGGACATACATTGTGTGGAACTCACGCTCGTGCTAAAACAGTTCAACTTTGGAAACATGTTCAGGTAGCAGATCGTCGTATCATTATTTGTCAATCCATTGCTCGAAAATGGGGAGTGTTGCATCGTCTTCGATTTGGAGGTCCAGGTGTTCTGAAACGAAAAGGATTAGCAAATGATGATGAACTTGTATCGGGTGAAGAAAGTAATCGCCAACATCCATTTGAATATTTTGCTTTCATAGAAAATGGGAAAATTTGGTGGTTTGACTTTGGAACAATGTGGACTTGGTCTTTGAAATCATTGACTCCTTCAAATCCATATACAAAGGTTCCATTAGATAAAGAAACACGTCAGAGGTTACGAGAGTTTTGGTCATATCGTATTCGTCATTCAATCAAAATCCCTTCTGAACCAGAGGATGTAGATGAACGGTTTGATACTCGATTGCATTTTTTATGTCAAACCTTTATTGATCATGGATTTATAGATGTAGAACCTAGGCAACTTGCTCGTTTATCAAAACAGTCACATATCACGATGTGGAAATTCTTATTTGAAGATGTTCAAAATGTTGAAGGTCCTGTTCGTGGATGGTGTCGTTATATGCTTGCACGACAAATCACAACTTCAAATACTCTGACCTATATCATTAATTCATTGCGGATATTGATGCGAGTTGTGACTGATAAAAAGGAAGCGTATTGTACTGTATTTTCGGTGATGTCAGCAATCTATCGTTGTTAGACCCGTGAGGATTTTAAATGAGCATATATAATAGGATGATAGTGTATATCACTGGCGCTTCCGGTTCAGGAAAGACAACACTTTTAAAGAGTTTATCAGTTAAAGGGTATGACTTAGATGATATTTACGAAAATAATTGGAAAAAACATAAAAGGATTGATACCGTTCAAAAAGGTGTAATCAAAGATATTAATGCACTAGTCTCTGAGCATAAACATATTATATTTGTTGGACTTCAAGGAAAGGATGATTTGCCATTCACACCTGATGTAGTCTATATCCTTATAAGAAAAGACTATGAGCAATATTATAGGGGTAAATTGATAAGAGATTTGAATCTCTTATGCAAATATAAGACTGAGTTTGAAGAGGTATTGAAAAAAGAACCTTTCGATGAGTTTAGAAACCATTTTTGGTCAAATGATATGGTTAATATGAAATCATTTGATGAATTTAAAAAATACGTAGATAAGATGAATAAGAGTATTCAAAAGGATTTCCCTACTGCAGAAATGCTAACGGCGTCTGAAATAATAAGAAAACTAAATAGAGTTTAGAAAAAAGAAATCATGACCATACTTTGCCAACATATATCTTTGACTTTTATCTTTCGTCTTTATGATTTCAAGTGTTAAGTTCATGATGTGAAACCATTTGTTGTTATGTAATTCATAGAACCTAAGCACTCTACGCTCCATCTAGTTTTATATAAAACGGAACTGATTAAACCATTTAAACCAAATCTTAACCATGAATATCTTTGTATTATCACTAGACCCCCGCAAAGCTGCCGAGTATCATTGCGACAAACATGTCGTCAAAATGATTCTTGAAACTGCCCAACTACTGTATTGCTCCCACTGGGTGTTAGATCCAGATGGATTGCCTCCAACCGCATATAAGAAAACTCATCCTAATCATCCTTGTTCAATTTGGATTCGTGAATCGGTTGAAAACTACCGATGGTTATCAGATCTTGGATTAGCACTTTGCAATGAATACACCTATCGGTATGGAAAACGACACAAGACGCAAGACCATATAGAGTGGTTATCCGATAACTTTCCACCTCTCCCAGTTGTAAAACGAACTCAATTTAGAATGGCAATGCCCGATGAATTTAAATGTGAAGATCCTGTGCTAGCGTATCATTCTTACTACATTTTCGCTAAGGAACGTATGTTGAAATTCTCAAAGAGAAGTCCACCACCATTTGTTTTGGGAATTTACAGAGGATAAGACAAATTCTATCATGCAAAGTTTTGATTTTAATTCGATTAGTGTCTATATTTTTAACTGGAAGAAGGTCACTGATAACGTTGAACAATTATATCCACTTATTCAATCCATTGTTCCGGATGTAACGATTATTAATAGCGATGAATCCTATGTTTTTCCAAGTGAGATGAGAACCATTCAGTTAGATGATAGTTATTATTATGGAAAACAGTACAACGTTGCAATTAAACATGTTTCCAAAGACAAGATTCTATGTATTGTTGTAGGCGATGTGTCACCGGATACTGATTTCAAACTTGCATTCATAAATACTTTAATTTCATTCAATTCGTATTCAGCAGGAGTTCACGCTCCAAACGAACTTCATACATCGTATACAACTCGACATGAATGTGTAGGAGAGCAATTGTATCGAGTCGACAATACAGACTGTACATTTTGGTGTATTCATCCAAAGATTGTTAAGGTAATGCGTGATCTAGATTATACGATTTCAAATTTTGGTTGGGGAATCGATTGCATCACGATTCATCAATGTGAAAGTCAAGGATTACGAACACTTCGAGATTATGAAGTAGGTGTTCGACAGATTCGAAAGAGTACAGGGTATTCAGCAGACATTGCAATGATTCAATTGAATGCGTTGAAACAAAAATATTTTGAATGTTTGCCCGAACTCGGTAAAAGGGTTTAGATGACCGCCGATGGTAAGAGTATACCAGTGCGTTAAAGATGTCGTCCTCTTCTTCTGTTTCTAAATCAAACAAGATGCCTGCCGCCAAGAAGGATATTGCCCCAAAGACCGTTGTTGCTACCCCCGTTGCTGCCCCCGTGGTTGCTTCTACCCCTGCCCCTAAGGCCAAGGTTGCCAAGGAACCTAAGGAACCCAAGGCAAAGACTGCTAAGGCAGTTGTCCCCTCCAAGACTGAGGTTATCGTGCCAACGGTTGCTGAACCCACTGTTGTCCCAGTTGCAACTTCATCTGAGTCCTCCGATGTTCAACTCGCAGCACTTGCTGAGAAGCTCAAGGCGCTCAGCACTGAGTTGAGCACCAAGGTCCGTGATGCAGTTAAGGCAGTCCAGGAGGCAGCAAAGACTGCCAAGCGTGAGGCGCGAGACTCCAAGAAGAAGAAGCGCAAGGACCCCGCCACCATGACTCCTGAGGAGAAGGCAGCATGGGAGGCACGTCGCGCTAACAATGCATTTTTGGTCCAGCGACCATTGACCGATGAGTTGTGCCACTTCATGGGTCTCAAGTCAGGCGACACCCGATCCCAGACTCAGGTGACAAAGTTCATCAGCGAGTACGTCAAGACTCACTCATGCTTTGATCCATCGTTCAAGAGACGCATTCTCCCGAACGCAGCACTCGCCAAGCTCCTCCGAGTTGGTGACAAGGATGAGGTGACTTATCTCAACCTCCAGTCCTTCCTCAAGGTCCACTTCATCAAGACCCCGAAGGCGTAAATACTCTAAAGTACTTTACTAAACTATTGCAAATCAATTTGGAAACCCAAAATGATTTACACTTTTGAATCATTGTAAATGTATGCCCCACTTGTGGAACGAACTCTTTGATGAGATCTATTGTTTGAATTTAGCGTCTCGTCCAGATCGAATGGATGGAATGAATCGGAAATTCAAGTTTTTTGATTTGAATGTCCAGAGAGTCGATGCAATTCCTGGAAAGATTGTTCATGGATATTGGGATATAATCAATCAACAGCATGATTACCATACCAATGCAAATAACCTTGCATGTTCAATCAGTCATACATCCATTTGGAATCGTGCATTAGCGTCTGGACATAAGAAGGTTTTGATTCTTGAAGATGATGTGCGAATTCATCGTAACTCTGAACAGATGACTCGTGATTTCTTATCGGAAATTCCAAAGGATTGGGATTTGTTATATTTTGGATACATTCCATTGGTTGCAAATGATCATCGTAAATACGACACCACACATGATCTGAATGTATGGAGTTATCAAATTGTAGATGAGGTGAGAATGGGTCCGCATTCAGCCAAAGCAAGTCGTTTTTGGAATTGCTCTGGATATGCAATGAGTGAGCGTTTAATGAAACATATGGTTGATGTTTATGCAAGAACGTATCCAAAAGAACATGATCGATATTTAGTGGAAAATATTCAAACATCTCCTGAGTGGAAATCATATGCTGCTGCTCCTCAGATTGTTACAGGTGAAGATAGTCATTCAGATCTCATTGGAGGAATGTCAGATCATCACCATGAAAAATCCATTGATAGACGATTTGCAAATTATTACGATTATGTCTAGACAGAAGAGGTGATCCATTCATGAGGCATTTCTAAGTAGAGAATTGTACTAAAAAAGGGCGATAATCGTCCGTCCAATACGAGAGCACGTTGTTTTGTATTGTCTTTCAAAGTCTTAGTCAATCGAACTAAAATTTTGGTCTTATCCACAATAGGTTTGACCTTGATTTTACATGTAGTTTGATGCCATCCACAAAGAGTAGACTTCTTACAAGTGTCTTTTTCCATCTGTCCACACGGTGTACGAACCTTGTTCACAAACTGAACAGGTTCATCTACCGAAGTCCAATACGCTTGTGAATCTAACCATTGTTTAAGATCTTTATATAATGTCTCAGATGGAGTTGTGATGGATTTGCGTAATTCTTCATATTCATCGGTTTGAACATCTTTTGATAGTGAAAATAGTAGAAATTCAAAGACTTCAGATGAATAGGAGATTTCACTTGCAAGTTTCAAATCCGATGCATTGGGTTGTCCAGATACGAGTTCTTCTTCTGAATGACCCGTTCGTAGAGTGGATACTACCTCTTTTGCAGTATCAATCGTTTCAGAAGGTTCAGGACGAAAGATTGCACGGAACCCAGACTCAAGTAGAAATTCAGAACTGTTTCCATTGACCGACTGTAGTTCTTCTGTAACTTTAAATCCAGAATGAATCGTTGATTTCAAAAACTCAGAAAGTCTTGTACGAGTAGGCAATTCTGCATCTTGAATATCTGTATACCCTGACCGAACCGTCACACCTAATGGAAGATCCATATTAACTGGTTCAATAGGTAGTATAACTTCTTGTGGAACAAATACTGCTTGAACACGTTTGAATGGGTCTAATACAACTTGATACTGTGACATATTTTTTGCAACAAGTTCAGAAACTGCATTCTCAAACATAGGTTTTTCACTTGAACACGCTTGTACATGAAGTGATTGAAGGGTCTTTTTAGTTTCATCTGTAAACTTATTGATATCCACAGTGTAATCAAACTTAGATCCAACTTTTCCAGTTCTTCGTTTTACATTTCCAAGTACATCTGTATCCAATAATGCAATTGTTCGTGAACGGGCGCTTGTTTTATCAGACCAGAATCCACACATCATCGTATTTGTTTCAGTATTAATTCGCATTACACGACAATCTAGAATACGTGTTACATATTCAATTTCTTCAATCGTTTTGAGTTTCTTTTCAACGTATGCTCGATGGATTCCATTTGTAATTCGTTCTGTCTCTGTATCTCCTTCACCTAAGTCTTTCCATGTTCTAAAGAATGAACATTGAAGAATCTTTTCAGGCGCTTGTTCAGGTGTTGGAATGTTTCGTGAATCATTGAGTAGAACTGGAAGTGTTTCGCGAGGTAAACCAATTCCAATTCGAAACATATCGGACGCAGACCCTTCAATTCGATTTCCTGGAACATTCTTTGCATAGTCTGTTTTGATTTGGAGTCGTTTTGCAAGTTCATCCGATATATATCCAATTCTTAATCCTGGAATCACTCCAGAAGTCAATACATAGTAATCGTCCATCTTTGTTTTTGGAATAATCACTTCACTTCTAGATTCTGGTTTCTTATAGCAACATGGAACTCTCTTTTTATTAGCAGTCTTTGCAGAGGGTTCCTTCCATCCGGGAAATTTAGACGCCTGTTCTCGTTTTATGATAGTGTATTCACGTACATCTTCCTTTTCAGTCACACGGACTTTTCCATCACAGACTGGACAATGCTGTCCATCTTCTTTCATAATAAGTTGTGATTCGCTTAACGGAATTTCATCACGAATACACCAATATTGTGGACAGACTGCAATACCTCCATCCAATGTCAATTTTTCTCCAGGAGAAGATTCAGAATAATTATACTCATTCGGAATTCGTGATTGGTCTTCATCTGTAAGTACAACTACTTGTTTGAGTTTTTCACATTTCTTAGGATACTCTGAATCAAACATTTCAGGGTCAAACCTATGGACACGATTATTGAAGTAACTATGTGTGCCTATAGGTCCTGTGTTTTTGACCTTCACTTTTGAAGTTTGAGGTTGAGGTGGAGGTGGAGGAGTAGGTTGAGTCTCTGTCAATTCTGCAAGTTGTTGAACCAAAAATTCATCTAGGTCAAATTCGTTTTCAACTACGAGTGTAGTAGGTGCAATTCCTGCAGTTGCTTCAATCGTTTCCATCTCACGAGGACAGACTTCATCCACTTCAGCTTTATTGGAGGTCAATACATATCGAAGTAAACTTGCATATTGAATCACTCTCTCCAAATTGGAAACAAACTTCACAATGACTTCCTTAGATGAAAAAGTTACAACAGGATATCCACTCATTGCTTTTTCAAAATTAAAATACTCATCATTTTCAAGTTCTTGAACACGTTGTGTAAGAGCGCGCGCTTCATCAGGAGTGACATCTAATGCAGTTTGTAAATCTACTTCTCCGGATTGCAAGAGTGAGTACGCTCGTAAAAGTTGAACCGAAATATCAAATGTACGATCCGAACGAAGTAAACGAAAGGTATCATCTTGAAAACTAAACACATCACGTAAACATTTGAGACGACGAAGGTCAAATTCAGAAATCTCTTTTGCAAAGGAAGCAATCACTGATAAGTCATTCAATTCCCAACGAGATAATTCTAAATCTGAAGACACAATGAACGGTACAACTGCATCCATGGATTGAATCCACTTCAGTGCTGATTCCATCAACTCTTCCTTCGTCTCTTTTGAATCTTTCCCTCTCCAAACAGAGATCGTGACACTTTTATTCGTAATTGCAATACGATCAAATGAACCTCGATCTTTGCCACGATACAGCAATAATGTAGGAAGTCTTCGTTGAGGTTGAGTATTTGACATCCACGCTTTCCACAATGGAACATCTATGTATGGTTTTTTAGTCTTGGGATCCTCTACATAAAACTTATGACGCATCGTTTCAGATTTTGAAGTAAAATACGTAACGACTGGAGTTGTAGGAGACACTGTTAGACCGTAAAAGATTTGTTCAAATCGAGTTCGTGGTGCAGAAAACTTGGTGGAAATCAATGGAATATACCACTTTGCACGCAAGATAGACACATGACTAGGTTCTGGTGATTTAAGTTGAAAAAGTTTACGAAGTTGATCATCGGACGCCTTGATTGGAACACGAAGACTTTCAATTGTATTTGGAGTGGTAGATTGAAAGAAGGGAAAGTAAATTTGCTTCACTTGGTCCGATGTATCTGCTGATAATTCATCTGCTTTGATTGCATATCCTTCTTCAGGATGCACTGTTTCAAATAAGGATTGGCGATTTGGAAGAGGGCGAAACGCTTCAGGAAGAAACACATCCTTCGGAGGAGTTGGTACTATCATCGATTTATCGGCAGGAACTCCAAGAATTCGCCATTCCTTGAAAGAACTAGATGGATTAAACAGAGGAGCCACAGAAGGTTCAACGGATTCCCATTCTTCTCGTGTCACTCGTTGTGCAGTTACACCTGTTCCTGAACGAGTTTGGGTCGTGTAGATATCTAACGCTTCTTTTGTAATCACGTTCTTTCCATACGAGAGACGAAAAAAGAGTTCCATCCATCGTTTTGGATTTGAAGAGTAATAGGTTGCAGGTAGTTCGAGTTGGATTTGAATAAACAATCGGTCTGGATGTGTTCCCTTTAAAAGGGCTATACGTTGTCGAATAAGTTCAATTGTGTCATCTGGAAAGAAAGACAGAATTGTAGATGTCCCTTCAAGGGGTAACTCCATTATAGTGTGGGGCGGTTCTTTTTAGATAGGTGAGTCCGAAATAACCATCCCACAATAGGGCGTAGGTTTTTGTGCATAATTGACTGAAGAATAGATTCCAATCTTTACAGCGTCATGAAGAAGACGTCTAAAATTAGTCCAGAATTCTTGAGTATGCCCAATGGTTTCGGTCATTAAATGTGCCATTTCATGCAACATGACAAACATCACAGTATTTGAATCGATTAAAGGATAGGAAGGAGGTTTTGTTTTATCACGCAAACATACGACAATCTTCTGACCTTTATTTTCAGAATAGGATGTATCTGAGGAAGACATATCATTTTCGACAAAGCAATCGGGTTTGAATCTTGCTAAAAATCTTGCAACTGGTGGATCGGATGATAAACCCTTATCATTTGCATAATGGTCGCGTAACTGTATGAGTTTAGCGCAAATCTCTGCCATTCTTCGCACTGCTTCCTCTTTGTTGGGAAGGTTTTGGATTTCATAGGTCTTCCCATCCGGTCCAGTCATTGGACTCGTATTTCTAGGTCCGGCAAAGTAAGTCAATGCAACTGCAGTTGTAAGCGCTAGTGCAGCTGTAGGCAACATTATCTACTTATGAGAGTTTAAGCGGAAAGTCCTTCCAGTGAGCGACCAGACTTGAACGGGTCTGGGTCAATGGTTGTTTGCAAGAAGGGACCGACCTTGCTCTGAGGGTTAGGAACCTCAGAACGGATGTCATAGGTGGGGTTTCTATTGGTCTGAGCAATTCCAATCACGTTGATGTTGGAGTGGTATCCAGACTGAAGGAAGTTCTGTCCCTTCAAGTCCTCGCCGCTTGCAGGGTTGACAGCAGCCCATGAAGCGCCCATGCTTCCCTTAGGGAGGAGTTCAGCAGAATCCAAGGTTGTCTCTTGGTAGGTTTGCTGAGAGGCAGGGGTGCGTCCCTGAAGTCCCTCGGCAGATGCTGCATTGCCTCCTAGACTGTGAGGAAGTCCCATGGAAGGACCTGAGTTAGACATGGGTGCAGTGGGACCCGTGCCACCGAGCTCTTCTGCACGGTCAAGCAAAGTTCCCTTTCCACCACTGTAGGAAGTAAAAAGAGTATAAAGGACAACTACGCCAGCAAGAACCATACCCAGGCGAACAAGTTTAGGTTGCGTGAGCTTCATGATATGTTTATACTGACGGAAAGACAAATTTCACAATGACAAACTTCTTGAATCCTCTCATTCACGACATACTTGAAAAATTGAGGTCCCCTGAAATCCAATCGTCCCTTGAAACACAACTTCTACGACCTCTTATTACACGAATTTTACACGTTCTTTATCCCTATATCCTTGGCGTCATGCTTCTCTGGTTGATGATGTTTGTATGTCTTGCTCTCATCTTGTTGATTCTCATACGGGGTAGTTTGGGTGACATCCTCCTTCGGAAATAGTAACTCGACGAGTGCAGGTCTACGAAGTTCCCAAAATCCAACAATGCCTCTTTTCTTTGCCTCGTCACGAAGTTGATGAATCGTCATCTTTTCAACCTTCATTTCAATAGGCAATTCAGGGAGTGAAAGTAGGTGGACAAGTTCTTCTTTCGTTTTGACATAATACAGTTTGATACGTCGTGTCTTGGCGATCAATTTGAGATCGGATAAATACATAGATTGATAGTTGGTCTGCATGGTAACTGATATTCAATTTGTTGGACCCCAAAAATCCATTTTGGACGTCTCCGTTTTTTTCCAACCTCAAACACAAGTATGAAGCGAACCACTGCCCTCATCGCGTTTTTTATTGCTGCCCTCCTCGCAGGACTTTTTGTGAACTCAACTCTCCTCGCCTCCTCTCCTTCAATCAAGGAGAAGTTTATGCAACAGGAGAAGGGAATGCCTCTCGACACACAAGAGGTCGAAGGATATTCAGGATTGTCTCCTTTGCTCGGAAGTGAACCCAAACCTACCCCACTCCACCCCTATGACCAAACCGATGACGCTCAATTATATCAATTTGCAAACAACAAACAGAGTGCCGATTGCTGCCCATCTCCCTTTTCAGGTGACCTTGGATGCATTTGCTTGACTGCTGAGCAAAAGTCTTTGTTTGGATCTCGTGGTGGAAATCGTTCCGCTTAAACATTCTAATCCTTTAAACTCAAATGATAACTGATTTGGACATTGATTTGAGCGATGACGATATTAAATCGGTCGAACCTTGTTTAGTGGCTCTCTTTGCTACTGCAATTATTTCTGTACTTTACTTTGTACTTCAATCCAAGTTGGGTCCTGAGTTATAATCCGCTTACAAGTGTCCTTTACTAAATGTATAAATGGAGCACTTGAGGAATTTACTTAATCATTTCAAGGAAAAGATGCCGGAAACTAAGTTTCCAAGACCATCTGATGAACTGTTCGCTCACATCGAGAAGGAACTCCTTCCCCATTTGATGAAAATTGTCCAAAAAGACAATACACTTTTTACAGACACCGATACTGCTCCTCAACTCTTTCCTGATATTCAGGTCAAGTGGGACGGATCCGACGATTCCTGGCACAAACTTCGTATGGCATTATTGTATGCTGTTTTGAATGGAGACCCCAAAGAGAAGTTTGGAACCATCTTTGAACAACTCAAAGGAGCGTTACCTGGATCCCGTCAAGATGAAGTCATGAAGATTTTGGAAGATGAGGATACACAAAACTCTATTAAGGAGATGATAGATCTTGTGATGAATACTCGCCTTGCATCGTTGATTGGTGATTTAGTTCAGTCCATCAAGTTTGAGGACTTGGATATTAATCTGGAAGATCCAGATGAACTGATTCGTCTGATGCAAAATCCTCAAGACAGTGAGGCGCTTAAGGAGATTATGAGTCGCGCTCAAGAAGTTTTGAGAGATCGTATCGAAACTGGAAAAATCAATCAACAAGAACTTATTCGAGAGATTGAGATGCTTCGTGCAAAGATGACATCCACCTTTGGAAAGTATATGAATGAAATGGTCGTTGGACCACGCGATCAACCTCATACCGGAAATACATCACGTCAGATTCTTTCAAACTCTACAGAGGCGCGTCGCGCTCGTATGTTGGCACGCCTACAGAGGAAGCTCGGTGAAAAGTCTCGCAAGTGAAGATAAGAGATGAACGAACCGTTTTGGTATTCCGATCCAAGTATTTTGTTTAGTCAAGCGTCCTGGTTCAAATTTGTGCCTACTGCAGATATGCCTGTCTCCACAGCATTAAACTCAGTAGTCCGATTTTCAGTCTATTTATCACTCTTGTTGTTTGCATCCACACTGCGACCCATCTATCTATTAATCATTCCTCTTGTGATGATTGTGACCGTTGCATTAGATAGAGTCTTTCCTAATGCAAAAAAGATTGTTGAAGGATTTGGAAATGGACTTGTGGTTTCCGGATACACTGGAGACATGGAGACCCGTCCATCCGATGACAATCCATTTATGAATCCTCATTTGACAGATATTTTGGATAATCCTATGTTGCCTCCTGCTGCGGATGTAACTCGTAAGGATATTCGTGATGAAGTGAACGAAGCGTTTGCAAAGACGTCCAACATCTACATGGACACAGGGGATATCTTTCAAATGGTTCAGTCTCAACGTAATTTCCATACGGTGGTCACAGATGATCACGCTGGACTCTTAAAGTTTTTGGATAAAGGTAAGCGAACTGATAAACTACTCTCAGAAGGATATGTAGCTGCGAAGGGTACGGTGATGAGTCTTCCCACCACGCAATCGATTGATGTCCCTACGGGAACGGAAGCGACTACGTCTGCCACCCGATGATTTTTTAGGAACTTCAAGTTCATTCAAAATTTCATCACCTGAACTCTTCTGACCTGAAATCTCCTTGGTTCCATTAGGACCCTTGTATTTCATCGTTGGGAATCCTGTGGCTTCTTCCTCAGGTGTAGCGGACGCTTCAATTTCCGCAGTTGGAACTTTTGAGTTCTTCTTGGCCTCCTCCCATGCTGGTTTATTGGCTTCACAATGAGGACATCCATCCATAAAAAATAACACAAGAAGAGGTTGCTTTTTTAGAAGTTTCTTGGCTTCCTCTTTCTTGTCACCTCCACGCAGAATTGTTGTAGGCATTTATATATAGAAGTAGAAAATGACGTCATTGAATGAGTTGGATCAACAACCTTTGATTGGACCTAAGTTGTCAGCCACTGAGCAGTATAAACGCTATACCGAGAGTCTTGGTAAACTTTACACTCATACTGGGTTTCTTGAGTTTTCTCCACGCGATCAAGACACTCAATCCAAATATGACGCAATGCAACCTACTTGGGAAGGTGTTGAATCATCGGATAAAGCAATTGCAAAAGGACTCTACGCCTTAGACCACGCTTCGGATGACCGAAGTTCAAAATCCACAGTTCAGAGTAAACCTCCAATTCCAAAATCCACTCCTCCTCCAAAAGAATCGTCTTGGTTTTGTGTTGTCTCCTAATAATGGTGCCCTACTGGATTCTTGTGGCAATCGCACTTTTGTTTCTAGTTACATTTCGAGAGTCGTTCACAGATACTGAATTCACAAATGTAACACGTCCTAGTTTAGAAGAAGGATCATGGCGAAGTAAAATTGACGCTCACGCTCCACTCGGTGCAAGCGATGAAGACTATATTGCAGTACTTCAGTCATTCTACGACAAAGTCTATAACCCTTCACCCACTAAACCTACCATCAAAGACATTGAGGCGTTTCTTGCAGGACCGGAGGTTGTTGGAAAACCTATTGATACTGGAGCAATGCGTATGATTCTTGCGTCTGCCTTTCACATTGAATCAGGAATCACTGCTGCTGCAAAGGAAGAACAACAAGTAAAATTCAAACCTTCAGAAGCGCTAGAACCATCGGATGGAGTTGATCAAGTCTATTTCCGAACTGAAGAAGTCTATCGTCCATCGGATACACGAACCGGTTTACTTCCTGAAGGACAGTATGCTCCAGTTCCACAACAACTCAAACCTAGACGCCCAGGGGAACGAGATTACAATACAACTAGTTGGACTCCTCAATTATTCTATGACGTCTGTGTAGAGACTAACAAACCTGGATGTGAAGAAAACGTCTTGTAAGAATGTAATGAAGAAGTGGACTTTGATACTCATCTTGGCCGCCCTTGTTTTCCTTCTTTTTATGTGGTCTATCCGAGAACACTTTGATACTTATGAGGATGCGCTTGCAGATGTAGGACAGAGCACGGGATATACGGATTTAACAAAACCCAAATGTCCATCTGGATACGTATATCATAGTGAAAGTGAAAAATGTAAATCGCCATCAGGTGAAGTTGCACCCAATGCATGTGCTCAAGAGATTTCAACCAAATCATGGGATGAAGTGTCAGAAGAATGCAAGAAGAAAGCAGTTGAGGGACCTTCAGGTGGAACCACAGGTGGTTCTTCTTTGATTCCTCAACCCAATTCAGGAGGATCGAGTCTTCCAATGGGAGTCCGTAAGGGAAATATTTTTGGACCTGCATACACTGGAGTAGGAGACAATTCAGGTTATGGATTAGGAAGTGGAATTCGCGAGTATCCTACCTTGCTTGGACCTCAACCTAAAGAATCCACTATGGTTGAAGGTGCTGGAATTTCAAAACCATCGATTCATACACAACTTTCTAAACCCGGCGCATTACCTTCTGCAGGGTCAACCGGATCATCTGAAGAGAGTAAGTTCTTTGGAGCGTCACGATTGCCTGCAAGTAGTCCAGGAGCAACATCCACAAGTCCAGGGGATCAAGACATGTATCCAGGATTTTTCGGAGGTGCCGGTTCAACCGCATATACCGCAAGTTCTGGGTCGTCTAAAACGGATCCAGCACCGTTCTTATCTGACTTCTCAGCGTTCCTCAAGTAATCTATGGAGTCTACACAATTAATAATGAAATCATTCGGACTTCGCAACCAACGTGGTTCATGTTGGGTGAATGCGGCACTACAGTCCATCTATCGTATCCCTGATTTGCAACAACGTTTTCATGATAAGAAACACGACGTAACCAACCCCGTAGAAATCTGTCTCTATCAAATCTGGTCCTCCGGAGGTGAAGACGGACTCAAGGACTTCTACGCGTGTGTCAACACTACACTTATGCCTGCTGGAGAAGGAATTGGAGATTCACATGAACTCTTGGAGTTTGTATGTGATAAGGTTCCCTTTCTAGACAAGTTATTCCGATTTAAAGTTGCTCATACCATTACATGCAGTCACTGTGGTACAAAGGAAATCCGTCGCGATTCGATGGTTGAATTTCCAATTGTACCTTCGCGTTCTAAACAATCTGCCTCCGAAGCAATCGCAAATGCATGCCGACCTGACACGATTTCAGACTGGAAGTGTGAAAAGTGTTCAGAATTAGGATGCACAAAACAGTTTCTTATGGGAACCTTTCCACAAGTATTGACCTTTCACGTAACCTCATTGGATAGCACTGTCACCTATTCAAGTGTTCTCACAATGAATGGAATGAATTACGCGCTCTTTGCAGTCATTTGTTTTGATGGAGGACACTGGTGGACCTACGGACGTGATTTACCACCAGGTAAGGAATGGGTTTGTTATAACGATATGCATGTAAAGAGTCATGGACCTCAACAATTTCCTCTTCACGACAATATGCGTCTGCTCATGTATTATCGCCTCCCATAGATAATAAGACATGGCATCTTTAGAAGTCATATTCGCAATTACTGCGGGTGTTGTAGGAATCCTGACCTTAGTTGTTCTTTTTTCAACTGGATCCATTGTTGCCGTCTTGGCATTATGGTTAGTCGTCCTGCTCATCCTCTTGGTTCTCTGGTATTATGGATTCATTGAAGTGGATAAACTTACAAGTATGTTTACTCCAAAACCTAAAGAAACAACACCTGAACCCAAACCTGCTCAACCCAAGACAACTCCGTCTGGACCCAATGTAGGAAGTGAAGTGTTTCACATTGACGATTCACAATTCACCTATGCAGACGCCCCTGCAGTCTGTGCAGCCTATGGCGCTGAACTTGCCACACTTGAACAGATTATTGAGGCGTATAACAGTGGCGCTGAATGGTGTGGATACGGTTGGTCCGCAGGTGGATTTGCACTCTATCCTACTCAAAAGAAAACATGGGAAGCGCTTCAAGCAGAACCCGATACAGTCAAGCGCACAGGGTGTGGTCGTCCAGGAGTGAACGGCGGATACTTTGATCCAAATACTAAATTTGGTGTCAATTGCTTTGGATTCAAACCTAAAGGTAAAGCAGAACTTCCATTGCCACCACCAGGCACTGACAACGCTTCTTTCAAGAGGGCAGTTGCAAAGTTCCGTTCTATGCTTGGAACCTTAAACTTGACACCCTTTTCACGAAACGAATGGTCTGGGTATGATTCAACCCTTGCAGGAAAGACAGCTAATTATGGCGCTCAATTCACACAATCTGCAAAGGGGTTGGTGGATACCAAGGAAAACTTTGAGACAGGTGATCCAAGTGTTGCAGAAGCGCCAACTACGAATTCTTCTTATTCAGCAGCGCCCTATGGTCTTCGTGGAGATCAAGGACCTCCAGGACCTCCAGGACCTAAGGGTGAAGCTAGTAAAATTCCTGGACCTCCTGGACCTGCCGGACCTGCTGGACCTCTTGGACCTCCTGGAACACCTGGACCTGCTGGAGCCATTGGAGGTGTCGGTCCAATTGGACCCATAGGTCTTCAAGGTATTCAAGGAATCAAGGGAGATAAGGGAGACAAAGGTGATAAAGGTGATCGAGGTCTCCAGGGAGTTCCTGGAACGGCTGGATCGACAGTAGGTGTTGTGGGTCCTAAGGGTGATAAAGGTGATCTTGGACCTGCAGGACCCAAAGGTGATCAAGGTATTCAAGGAGTCAAGGGAATTCAAGGAGATCGAGGTGCCGTTGGACCTGGAGGACCTGCTGGACCCGGTGGACCCGGTGGACCTCAGGGACCCCAAGGACCTCCTGGTGTGATTCCTAGAAACTTGAATGTAGACAGTCTAAACATTGGAGGTTGGCGCATTTATCCTGCAAATGATGGTGGTAACCCTAATTTGAAGTTTAATTATGGAGACCGAGGACCAGCTCCAGTCTCAATGTGGGCTATCAATAATGGAAAGTCTATATTACGAACTACCAATGTATGGAATGGATATCATGATATCAATCCTTAATCCGGTCCTAACAATGGATACTTTCCTGCAACTCGAATAAGTTTTGGGATTTTTCCAACTCCACGATCATACGACAGATCACTAGGTTTTTCACCTACAAAACACAAATAGGGCATTCCAGGAACATGTTTAGGAAGATTTGTAGGACAACGACTATAACACATTCCCTCAGCTAGATCCGGTTTGTCTCCTCCTTGAGGACCTGGGCATTTTCCTCCTCCATCCAATCGTCCCTTGAGACGACCTCCGCTAAAGGGTTTACAACTGGTTTTACAAAAACCACCTGCACTCCAATCCCAATTTCCGTCACATTGTGTTGTACATCCACCTGTCAGTGGTTCACGACAAATCAATCCTTCTGTGAACCACCCATCTGGACAATCTTCAAGACCTACTACAGTTCCAATTCCAATGTTTATTGTGTCTGCCCAACAGACAGGTCCTACACCGTGATATCCTGCACGACATTTTTCATAACATAATCCAGCATCAAGTTCATGACCAGGTTTACATGTGTTTTCACCTAGAAGTGAGACGTTTACAATTTCCTGTCCATACACTCCAAATCGTTCACGAGAAAAATACAAAAAAATCCATAGAATGGCAATCACCCCGAAGAGGACTTCATACATTATTTTGAGTTCATATTTTATAATGGATCCTCGCCTTCCTGTAATTGTCCCTACTCCAAAATTTAATCGCGAATCAATGAAGACTGCGACACCCGTCTCCGTTGAAAAATCAGGCAAAGAGAGTAACTATGCATTCCAATGGTTACTCTATAAGCCCCAGTCGCATGCGGTGGTACCGTTTCCTACAAATGAACAATCACGGCTTGAAAATACGAAACGAAGTTGATCTTTATTCTCCAACATTGACTAACCAATTGCTTACATCACGAATATTCTCATCGGTAGTTTCACGTCCATCCATGTGTTCTACAAAGAGTTTAGCAAGTCGATAACGAATTGCACTAGGTGTTCGATCTAATCGTCTTGCCATTTCTTCAGTTGTGTAGTCTTCAAGACGGCACATGCGAATTAAGTTACGAGTCTCAGTCATTGTCCATCGTTCATGATCACGGAGTGCAGGCATTGTATATGAGTTAGTTGTCGTTACTAAACTTAATTCCATTTTGTGCTCGGAAACAAACTTTATCTTCGTAGTATCTTTACAAATGGAAGTCGCAATGCTACTTGGACTCGCCGCACTCGGTTATACCTTGGCAACTCAACCCATTGAAAAAGGTTCAGTTCAATCCCAACGCAAGATTCTTCCTACTGAAACGTTTGTCAACCCAAGTGAATCCGCTACGGATACTGTGACTGTTCTTCAGGCGCCAACGGGTCATGGAAATATGGTTCCGTTCTTTGGAGCATCCCAAACACAGTCTATGTATTCAGGTGCAACCGATGGAATTCTAGATTTGTATACGGGTGCAGGAAAACAGACCTTCCATCGCAAAGAGGAAGCGCCCGCCTTTTTCAAACCTGAAGTAGGTACAGGTCGTCCTTGGAAAACACCTGTTGAAACTGAGTGGGAACAAGAGCGTCAAGTTACCAGTCTTTCAATGAAGAATGTGTTTCCAATCAATCAAGTTCAGGTCGGTCCAGGTGTCAACGATGGATACACCAACCTTCCATCCGGTGGATACAATCAAGATTCTATGCGAGAGTATGCAATCCCCAAGACAACCGACGAACTTCGTGTTGCCAACAAACCCAAGGTGACCTACACTGCTGACCCTACTCCAGGTAAGCATTACATCACTGAAATGGGTTTGCAAGCGCCTGTCAAGAAGAACCGACCTGACCGATTCCAGGTTCTCACAGGTGAAGACGGAACTCTGGATCACGTCAACACAACCATGGGTCAACAAGTTGCCGCATCCCTTTACCCAGAGCAGTTGATGAAACTTCAAAATCGTGAGTCCATGACTGCAACACAAGCAAACCCCGCAAGTGCTGCTGCTGCGGGTGGATTGTCCTACATTCGCGCATTCACAGAACCGTTTCAAGAATTCATGAAGTTAACGGTTGAAGGACGTGCTCCTCCTGCTGGACCTGTAGGCGGTATGGCAATCCAAGCGGGACCTCAATCGTATAATGTCCAAACTCACCGCGATGAATCACTCCACAATAACACTCGTGGATTTGAAGCGCCATTGATGACCTTTGGAGGTCAAGCGCCATCGGCAGCACAGATGGGTTCTCAACGATATGTTGAACCACTCAAGCAAGATGTCTACACAAACCGAAATGAACAACCCGGTTTATTAGACGCTTTTAACAGCAATCCATATACAAAGAGTCTACAGTCTGTAGCATAATGGATGTTGACCTATTACGATATTCCGACGCATTGCAAGTAGTCTGTACTAAAAACTTTACACGCCGCCAACTTCATGATCTAGAACGATATGTGTTTACCTATCCTTCTAAAATTCAAGTCTGTTCATGTGTTAAGAATCCATGGGTCAAACATACCTTGTCGTTTCTTAACGTACAATGGATTCCCCCTACAAAACAATGCTCGTCGACTCCTTTGATATGAGTCGTATTGAGAGTACACTACTCGAACGAAAAAAAGATCTACTCCAAGCAACTTCATGGATGTTTAATATCCTCTTGCTTGGGTTTGTCATTGTGTGTTTTGGACTGTTCCTTTACACACAATATCATACAACTGCTGAGACCGCAAATGAAGTCAAACGCATTCCCTTTGAACCCATTCCTTGGTTATCCGCTACACGAAATGTTCGCATGGAAGAATATGGACGACAGATACAGCCTTTTAATGAAGCTCAAGATGGAAATGGTGTACCGGGATCTGCAACCGGAAACCGCTTCACAACAGTTTATGGAGATTACACAGCCCGTGCTACCCGTGACTGAAGTCAAGGAATCTTCCAAGGAATCTTCCAAGGAAAAACCCAAACCCAAGAAAAAGGTAATTAAAGCGGCTCCGCCTAAATCTACCAAGTAGTAAGTAATGAGCTTTCCAACCATTGTGGTAAGTCCTTCCAATGTTCCAAGTACCATTCAAATTGCAACTCCTTTTTCATATACATTCTCAAACTCTGGAGTTGTACCTGGTGGTCTTGGTTTACCTTCAACCTTTCCACTCTTAAATGTTTCAAGTGTGACCAGTACTGAAATTCTTCCGTTTATTTCTGGAAATGGAACTACTCAATTAACATTTTCAACGCCAAATGGATTTCAAGGTATTCCAAGTTCTAACTTAACCCTTTTTGTATATCAAACAATTCCAGGATTTGAAATTAATGAAACACCTAGTTCAAATACGATTACCGTAACACCTATTACTCTTACTACAACTCCGATACTTGGAAGTACTTTAACTCTCTATACCTATCAACCCTTTTCATATACCTATTCGATTCCGAGTGACGCAGTGAACGTATTGCTTCAATATGACTCAAATGTGACGTCTTCAAATCTAGTTCCGTATATTTCGTTTGATACATTTGCATCTACACTAGGTCTAACAGTTCCTGGAACGACTACACTTGAATTTGATGCATTGTTGAGCAATGTAAGTATTGGAAGTAATCGAACCACAATCACAACACTTGCACCGGTAGTTACCGCTACACCTTCAATTCCAACAGGAAGTCTGAATCTCTTCAAATATGAACCTTTCACGTATGTGTTTACGTTGAATCCTGAAAGTGTAGGACTCACACTTCAATTCAGTCGTTCATCCTCTCAAATTACACCCTATTGTTCCTTATCCACTGATAAGTTAACGTTGACCTATTCAGGTACGTATTTAGCTACCTCATCGAGTGTTGTCAATTTATTCATAGATGTCATGTATGGAACCACACTTATTAACACTACAACCATTCGTATTTCAATTGGAAGAGGAAGATTCTTTCCACCTGCTTCAAATACACTGTATGATCTTTTTCAAAATGAATCGTTGATTACAACGTTTGGATCCAATCCAGTGTTTTCAACTGTTGCAGAAATCAATAGTATTGTAACGATTCCATCCTTACCCAATGGAATTTCATTTGGAAGCAATGATTCCAATACATGGATTTTACAAGGTACTCCTACACTTCCAGTCGCACAAACTACCTATACAGTGTTTGGAAGTAACAGTTCAAATGGAAACATTGTATCGACTCCTATTTTAATCAAAGTTAATTCTCAACAAGTGATTGTAACACCTTCATCCATTTCATTGTCTAATTTAATAGTTGATACTCCTATTACTCCAGTTCAATTTGTAGCGCGTCAACCTACTGCACCCATTCTTTCATTTCAATATACATGGACATCACTTCCAGATGGAATTGTCTTTCAAGATCTGAGTGGTTCAAATATTCCACAAGGATACGGATCGAATACAATTCAATTAACGGGATCTCCAACGTTAACAGCAGCAAAATTACTTGCGAGTAATGGACTTAGATCGTATTCAACTCGTTTAACTGCAACTCAAATTCAAACCAATGGAACACGATTAACAGGAAGTTCGTTAATTACGTTTTCATTTGGAGAAACAGTTTTATTTACAGATCCTGTAATTCCATCCTTATATGCAACTGAACCCATCAATGATAAGAATGTCTTTTTCTCTGCTGCTACATTTTTCAATGGAACCAATGCATTTAATATTCAATCCATTACTGCAGCATCTTTACCACCAGGTCTTTCATTATCCGCAATGTCATTATCGAATCGTATACAGTTAATCGGAACTCCAACAACCGTGGGAACTGCAGACTATAGTTTTACAGCAACTAATTCTAACAGTGTCTCTCGAACTCAATCCTTTACCATTCCAATTCTTCCAGACATTGTTTCATTTGGATCAGACACTCCAATTGAAAATACAACCTATTCTTACATTGTCTCCAAACCCATTACCGCTATTCTTTTTTCAGCAACTTCATCTGCAAACAAAACTCCTCTAACATGGACTTTGTCTTTACCTGAAGCATATGGACTTGTATTGAGTTCAACAACAGGTAGTTCAGTGTATCTGATCGGAACTCCTACACTTCCATTAGTTCAAACTTCAGTGACACTCACCGTAACCGATACACTTGGAGTTAGAGCTACTCGCACAATTTTAATCACCATTGAAAATGACGTATTTACTTGGCCCAGTTATAGTCCTACCTATGGACAGAATAAACCTATTGAACCCTTTTCATTTGATATCACAACTGCAAGTGGACGTTTAATTCAATCGTACTCTGTAACTGGATTACCCTTTGGTCTTTCTCTCAGTCCTACAGGTGTTTTATCAGGAACTCTCTTATCTGGATCAGGAAAGGTTCTCTCGTTATCTTGTAGTGGAACTCAAATTACCTTTGTTTTGTCTTCAACATTAGGATATAATATAGGTCAAACGATTACCATTACCCAATGTCCATCTCAAACTATATTAGGTATTATTTATGTAATCGCAGGTGATTATGTCATCACCAATCTTACTTCAACTACCCTTGTATGTTCTTCAACACTTCCATCTTCGATTGCAACTTCCACTGCAACCATTACTTTAAAAAGTGGTGTTCTTACTCTCTCTGCATTTACTGGTTATGTTTCTCCACCTACCTACATTCAACCCTATACGTATAGTATTATTCCAGATAACGTATTAACTCTTATCAATTCAGCTACTACTTTGGTTCCTCTTACAGACACAGATGGTGTTCTTACGTTTTCAATTTCAAATGTATTCAGCGCTATTTCTTACAGTGGACTTACGGCAACCAATACAATCTATCCAGAGTCAATTGAACCGAATGAATTAAATCCTATTATCACACTTGTGAATAATGTATTCAGTGGAAGACTTCGACAACTTCCAGATGATGATCCTTCATTTACGTTCAATGTAACCGGTATATCCGGAAACGTTGAAAGTGATGTGAGTGCATTGTTGTCAATTCCAAATCGAACGACTGCAATCTTGACTCTTCGTAGAACTCCAGGTTTCAATTTCTTTCGAGACCCTCCTTCCAATTTATACACCTTATTTCAGTACTGTCCTATTAATGATATTCCAATCTCAATTGCAGAAGAGGAAGCAGGATATGATTTTACATATTACTATTCCATTGCTTCCAACCTTCCACTCGGAATGGTGTTTACTGCAGAACCTACAGGTCGAAGCGCTTCTATCACTGGAATTCCAGTCACATACAGTGACCGCCCAGTTTCAATTACAGTCTTTGCAGCAAATGGACCCAACGTTATTTCGAATGTAATTAGTTTTAGAATTTTGACACCTAATTTTATCAATCCTCAAGTTGGAGCAGGAGCGTATACTGCACTTCTCAAATCCGATGTTGAAGGTAACGCAGCACAAAATGCACGAGATAATCGAGTCTTCCCAACATCCGATCCACTTGCAGGTCCATTAATGGCTCCACGAGCGCCAGATGTCATCACTCAATCCAATTGCTTTTTAGGATTATGTAAAAAACCATGCCCTACCTGTCGAACCATGATGTGATACAGCGATGTAACACAGTGATGTAACACAGCGATGTGAACTTAAAAATGATTAGTCCACCCCCTTGTTTACTCCACTGTTTACTCTACAGGCATCTTCATGTCTGCAAAGTACGCCAGTCCCACTTTCCCAACCTTCTTGTCAATCTCTGAACCATCCTCCTGTTTCTCTGGTTCATACACATCTCCATTGTTGACATCCACCCAATACGTCTTTCCCTTGAAGTCCACCTCCGTACAGTCAGCGTCCTTCACTTCAGGCGCCTTTGGAGCAAAGAACGCCTTCATGTGCTCCTCCATCTTCTTGCTATTGAAGTCCTTGTTGTCCATCGCGTTCATGAAGGCAATGAACTTGACCTTGGTGTCAATTGCGAAATGAACGTTGCCATCTGCTGCAGTCTTCTTGAGCAACTTGTCCTGTGTAGGATTGAGTTTCTCAAGGTTGCCTACGAACTTGGCTTTGGGTTCCTTGACCTTGACCTCCTTGACCTTTGGCGCCTCAGGAACTGGAGCAGCAACTGGTTCAGGAACTGTCGCAACTGGCGCAGGAACTGGCGCAAGTGCTTCAGGCGCCTTGACCTTGGACGCCTTTGGCGCCTTGGTTGCTTTAGCAGCATCCTTGGCCGCCTTCTCAGCTGCCTTCTCTTCCTTGGTCTTGACCTCCTTGACCTTGACCTCCTTGACCTCTGGCGCAACTGCTACAGGTTCAGCAGGCGCTATTGGGACAGTCACTGTTTGAATCGCAGGTGTTCTGCGGATCTTGAGCGTGTCCTCGTTCTCCCAGACTAGAACTCCGTCTTCTGGGTACAGTTGGTCCACAAGCAACCTTGTAAGTTGTTGGACGCTGAGATTCTTGATTCCTTCATTCTCGTCGATATTTGTTAGTGCGCGATAGAAACTGTTGATGATAATGGATGACATTCTTGCTTTGGTTACCTACTACCAGTCTGTCTGAACAAGCCAATTCCATTTTGGACGATTCTCCGATTCTCCGATTCCCAAAATGGATTTGAAATCGAGTATAAAGTATAAGTAGGATCAAAATGCCACGCAATACTCAAGGAGGTTCAGGACACAAGTCTCAAAAGAATTCAGAAGGAAACAAAGCGCGAAATAATCGTCTCAAAGGAGATGCACTCATTGAAGACCTCATGGATGAAGTCTCTACTGAAGGCATCGTAGTAGGTAAGGTGACTCGCCGTTTAGGATGTGGTCGTATGGAAGTCGCATATTTTAGCGACAAAGGAGAAGCGTTCCTACTTCAAGCGCCACTACGAGGTGGAATGCGTGGAAAAGGAAAGAAATCGGTTTGGGTAGACATTGGTAGTCTAGTGATGGTTGCAGATACCGAACTAAGTGGAAAAACACATGAAATTATTGCAGTCATGTCGCAAGAGCAAGTGGTTAGGTATCGCAAGGCAAAACCGGATGCAGACGCTCGACTCTTCATCAAGGATGCAACCGTGGAAGACGACAAGAAAGACGAGGTTCTCTTCGAAGAGGACGAAGACGTTAATATTGATAACATCTAATCGCAAAACAAGACAATGAAGTTTGGAATTACAGGTCTGTTTGCTACATTCTTTTTAACGTTCCTATTCTACACATCCTATCAACATTCCAAACTTCCTGTATTGGATCAAGTTCCAAATGTGCCTGGATTTTTAGTTCCCATTTCAACTGGAAAAGAACGAGTGACATCCGGTGGAAATCGTGATGCATCCATGCATACTCAATACGTGCGTCGTAAAGCAACCGTCGATGGATTCTGGGCGTCTGGTGGATTCATGAAAGAAACCACTCATACCACTGGATTCACAACGGGAGTCGTAGAAGTCTACAATTTATCCGATGTCTGTATTCGCAATTACCAAAGAGTAGCGGTAGTATGTGCCGCAGTGTTGGACGGTGGAGATGCGATGGCCGAATACTGCCAAGTGTGGGATGGTGGAGAGTCTGGATTGGTTGCGGATGGTGGAAATGCGGATACAGAATTTTGTTAAGAATAGACAATGTCATCACAATGTATAAAAAACACTTGCGGAACAACACAAATTAAATTTCAACTAAGACGTGATACTTTGGCTCGTTGGACAGAACTTGGAGCAACCTTAATTCTTGCAAATGGAGAACCCAGTGTAGTCACCGATACAGGTCAAATGAAAATTGGAGATGGTGTCACAGTTTGGAGTGGATTACCTTATGTAGGTGTAGGTTCTGGAGTAATGGATGCATTTGATGGTGGACTTCCTTCTAGTACTTATGGAGATTTACCAGGGATCATTGATGCGGGCGGTGTAGTGTAATGAAACGTTGGTGTAGAATAATAGATGCCGATCCACATTCAATTGAGGAGAGGAACTCGTGCTGAATGGATTTCTGCAAATCCAGTACTCTATTACGGTGAAGTTGGTCTTGAAACCGATACATTTCATTTCAAAGTAGGAAATGCTGCTGGAGATGTATGGACTGCGTTGCCGTATGGAGGAATGATGGGACCTACAGGAACTCAGGGAACTCAGGGAACCCAAGGCACTCAAGGAACTCAAGGAAACACAGGACCTTTTTCGAATGGAACCAATGTTGCAGCTAGTTATGGAAATTCACAATCGGTCAATCTTCCAAATGGATCTGTAACGCTTTTTTCATATGATACAACCTATTATCAACAAGGAACTTCTCGATCTGGTTCTAGGATCTATGTGAACGAACCAGGTGTTTACGAAATCATTACATCCATTCAACTTAAAAACACAAACGCTACACCTACGAATGCATACACGTGGATTCGAAAGAATGGAACCGATGTTGCAGATACCAATGGTGGATTGTTGGTACCTCCTAGTGTTTCAACGGCATCCTTGATTGCAGTTCCGTATATGCTTTCATTAAACGCAGGCGATTACATTGAAGTTGCTGCAACCACTGGATCTGCTAACGTATCTGCAGTTGCATTTAATCAAAATGATATTAATCCATCTCCTGCAGGTCCTTCGATTGCGATTAACATTAAAAAGATAGCGGTGGATATTGGAGTTACAGGACCTACAGGAACTCAAGGTACTCAAGGTACTCAAGGGACTCAAGGAACACAGGGTATAGATGGGTCTGCAGTAAATACAGGTGCAACGGGAACTCAGGGAACTCAAGGCACTCAGGGAACCCAAGGGACTCAAGGAACTCAAGGCACTCAGGGAACTCAGGGAACTCAGGGAACTCAGGGAACTCAAGGAACTCAGGGTACTCAGGGAACTCAGGGGACTCAAGGTACTCAAGGTACTCAAGGGACTCAGGGTACTCAAGGGACTCAAGGTACTCAGGGAACTCAAGGGACACAAGGTACTCAAGGAACCCAAGGAACCCAAGGAACTCAAGGCACTCAAGGCACTCAGGGAACCCAAGGGACTCAGGGAACCCAAGGAACTCAGGGCACACAGGGAACTCAGGGCACACAAGGGACTCAAGGCACCCAAGGAACCCAAGGAACTCAAGGAACCCAAGGAACTCAAGGGACTCAAGGGACCCAAGGAACTCAAGGTACACAAGGAACTCAAGGCACTCAAGGAACTCAAGGAACTCAAGGTACTCAAGGCACTCAAGGCACTCAAGGTCATACAGGAACTACAGGACCTTCTGGACCCGTTGGACAAGGATTTGCAACCTTAGTTCCAACCAATGAATACGTTCTAGGTACTGGTGAAATTGGATATCAATATTCGGGACAATTTTATGCGATTCCTACTGCACAACTAGGTAACGTAGCAAGAGTTGATTCGTATTATGGTAACGATTCAACTGGATATGTAGGTGGTCTTCCATTCTTGACCATTCAAGGAGCCATTAACGCAATTACAACAGGATCCTTATCAGGTGTATTGATTTGGGTTCTTCCAGGAACCTACAACCTTTCACCCACTGGAACCAATTCAACGATTACAGATTCACAAGGCGCAACGAGTTATCCGTTGATTGTGTTACCGAATAACACTGCCATTCGTGGAATGTCGGTTCAAACAACCACCATTCAATGTTTGTCGCCCACTCAAAATACGATTTTAATGACTGTTGGAGTTCAATGTCGTATTGAAGATTTAACGTTGAATTTAGGATCGGCATCGTATGCTGGAACCTACAACTTAGTTGGATTGTATTTGAATGGATCTACGACTGCACAAACTAAATTGAGAACCTGTGTTCTTAGCGTCAATAACTCTGCAGTTGCGTATACGGCATCCACCAATGTCTACGGAGCACAATGTGATGGAACTTCAGGTGCTTTGACTGCAGGAAGTTTTGCTTTTAACGTCTTCAAAGGGTCTACCATTAACGTGTATTCCAACGGTGGTGGAAACAAACGTGGTATTATTGTGACCAATGTAAATACTGCTTCTACACGTGATTTGAATGTATACGTAGCAAGACCTACCACTGCAACGGGTTCAACGGGAACCTACGTCTGTGTTGAAACCAAAGATACAAATAATTTAGGAAGTATTCAGTTACGCGCTACAACTGTTGGAACTCAACAACCTGGAGGAGGACATACCTATACTGCCTCTGACATTCTTCAAACAAATCCTACAACCATTGCGGATCCATCCTATCTTGCTTCTCCAGGTATTCAGTTAGGTCCAAGTGTAGATTTGGTGACCAAAACAGCAGGTGGAAAGGGGTTTTCTTCCTATACGTATCCGACAACACTCTTCTATGGTGCTTTGGGAACGTTGAGAAGTAGTGGTATTGGAGTTACAGGTGGATATTTATGGCCAGGAACTCTTACATCACAATCTGCTCAAGGTCAATTTACTCAATATCCGGATACAACCACTCCGCCCCCACGATACCGTGCTCAACAACCCTTGATTTTATCTGGAATGATGGTGAATGTTGTAACTGCTCCAGGGGGAACACCGACTGCATCCACTACAACGATTACAGTTCGCAAAACTCCAGTAGGCGGAACCATTGCAGATACAGTCTATACGTTAACCCTTTCCGGAACAACAACTACCTTAAGTAAATATGATGCATCGGTGAATTTCGCAACAGGTGATTTCTTGCATGTCTTTATATCCTATACAGACGGGTCGCAAAATAACGCTACACACGATTTGACTGTTCAGTTAGATTGTTTCTGATTTCTTTAAGATGAATAAGTAATGGCAACCTTTGAATACGTCAAGGTTGGCGATGGAGTCACTCAATGGTCTGCTTTACCCTACGTTGCTGGTTTCCCAGGTCCTCAGGGAACCATTGGACCTACAGGACTTCAAGGATCACCCGGAGTTTCTGGAGGTTTAACACTTCAATTGGATTTTACACCTTCTGCAACGTATTCGAGTTCACCGTTAGTTGGGTCATTGATTACAACGTTCGATAATAGCAGTCAAACTACGATTACAGTTCCAGCAGCCACTTCGTATGCTGTGATTGGAACGTTCTTGATTCCGGAATACTTACTCCCTGGAAACATTGCCGTGGGTGGATTTTGGGATCTCAACTTGTATGCTTTGGTTGCCAATGCATCATTACCTGGTAAGTATTACTTTGATGTCTACAATAACAGCACTCTTATTGCATCAGGATCGTCTATCGACGCCACAAACGTTGATTCAACAACGTATGAAGTTTATACAAACACTTTGTATGTTCCTGCATGCACCTACACAAGCAATGTGACCATTAAGGTGTACGCTCAAACTCAGTCTACGAGTGCAATGACCATTGGATTTCGGGATTCCACCATTTCGCACATTCACACAACATTGGTTGTAGTTGGATCTCAAGGTTTCCAAGGAACTCAAGGAACTCAGGGAACTCAGGGAACTCAAGGAACCCAAGGAACCCAAGGATTTCAAGGTTTCCAAGGTACTCAGGGTACTCAAGGCACTCAAGGAACTCAAGGCACTCAAGGGACTCAGGGAACCCAAGGAACCCAAGGAACTGTAACAGGTGATGTTCCATTCAGTTTGATACCCACTCAAACTAATACATACAGTTTAGGATCTGAAACATTTCGATGGAAGGATGTTTTTGTAGGTCCAGCTACGATCCACATTGGAACTGCAAGACTTGGTGCAGACAGTTCTGGAAACTTAGTCAATACCGATCCATCCGGAAGTCAAACGGTCTTGGGCTCAGGTGGAGGAGTAGGTGGTTTGACGTTACAGATGAATTACACTGCACAAGCAATTCCTACAGAGGGAGTTGTGACAACGTTTGCAGGTAGTGGAAGCAGTGGTTCTACTAATGGAACTGGAACGAATGCGACGTTCAGTACTCCTACTTCATTAGCGGTGGATTCGTCGGGAAATGTATATGTGTGTGATAGCGAAAATCGTATCCGTAAAATCACACCTGCAGGTGTAGTTTCGACATTAGCATCAGGTTTTAATGGTATTTATGGAATTGGTGTAGATTCATTAGGAAATGTATATGTAACAGAGCTTTACTTTAGCACTATCCTTAAAGTCACACCTTTAGGAGTAGTCACAACATTTGCAGGTAATGGAACAGTTGGATATCTAGATGGAACTGGAACCAATGCGATATTTCGTAATCCTGTTGGGACAATAGCAGTTGACGCACAAGATAACCTATATGTATGCGATGTAAATAATCATCGTATCCGTAAAATCACATCTGCAGGTGTAGTTACAACACTCGCAGGTACTGGTTCGCAAGGATCTGCTGATGGAACAGGAACTAACGCTAGTTTCAGGTTTCCTGAAGGAGTTGCAGTAGATTCATCAGGGAACGTGTATGTTGCTGACACATTCAATCATCGTATTCGTAAAATCACTTCTTTAGGTGTAGTGTCAACACTGGCAGGTAGTACATTAGGATTTACTGATAATACTGGATCTCTTGCGAGATTCAATGAACCTCGCTGCCCAGCTGTAGATTCAAATGGAAATGTCTATGTAGCTGACACTGTAAATCATCGTATTCGGAAAATTAATCCAAGTGGAGTCGTAACAACATTGGCAGGTAGTACATCAGGATATCTTGATGGAACTGGAACCAATGCGACATTTAATAGTCCTCGTGGAGTAGTATTGGATCCATTTGGAGTTTTATATGTTGCAGACATGACTAACAGACGTATTCGTAAAATCGCACTTCCAGGAGTAGACCCAAACATCTATTCAGGCACACCTTTAACTGGAACCCTTTTGACCACCTTCAACCCTGCATTAACTGGAAGCACCATCACCATTCCGGCATCCACTACCAACGCAAAAGTGGCGTCCTTTACAGTGGCGGCGTCTTCCTTACCACTCAAGACCTCAGTCACTGGATCGTATAGTTTAGTCTTGTACGCTACTGTAGGGTTATCCACGAGTCCTGCGTCCTTCTACTTTGAAGTCGTCGATGGAGCCACAACGGTTGCTACAGGTACCACCACAACTAGCGTAAATCAGTCCACTCCGATGGAGATTTACAAATCCAATTTGACAATCCCTGCTCGTACGTATACGACAAATCTGACCCTCAACATCTACGTGACCACTCAAGCGTCCAGTTCTCTGATACTCGGTTTCAATGGTTCAACAATCTCCTATGTCACTACAACGATTCCAACTATAGGACCTACTGGACCTACAGGAACTCAAGGAACTCAAGGAACACAGGGTTTTACAGGTCCCACTGGACGAACTGGACCCACTGGACCTACTGGAACTCAAGGTACTCAAGGTACTCAAGGTACTCAAGGTACTCAAGGAACTCAAGGAACTCAAGGAACTCAAGGTTTCACAGGACTCACAGGACCTACAGGAACTCAAGGGATTGACGGTTTCTCCGGTGGATTGACGTTGCAGATGAATTATGTGACACAAGAAATTATTGGAGGTGGAGGTGATGCAGTTGTGACAACAATTGCAGGTAATGCTTCAGCAGGAAGTACAGACGGAATAGGAACCAATGCGAGTTTTAGGGAACCTTATGCAATCACTATAGATTCTTCTGGAAATCTATATGTAGCAGACGTGAGCAACGGTCGTATACGTAAAATCACTTCTGCCGGTGTAGTCACAACCTTTGCAGGAAGTGGTTTATCTGGATCTACCGATGGAACAGGAACCAATGCTAGATTTGCTGCTGCTGTTGGAGTCACAGTGGATTCGGTAGGAAATGTGTATGTTGTAGATCAAGGTAACAGCCGCATCCGTAAAATCACATCGGCTGGAGTTGTTACAACCCTTGCAGGAAGTTCAGCAGGAAGTGCTGATGGAACAGGAACCAATGCACAGTTCAATGGTCCTTATGGAATCGCTATAGATTCTTCTGGAGTTTTGTATGTAGCAGATTACAATAATGGTAGTATTCGTAAGATAGCAACAAATGGAGTAGTTACAACATTTGCAACTGGCTTCAATGGACCTACAACAGTTGCAGTGGATTCATCGGGAAATGTGTATGTATCTGAATATGGCAATCATCTCATTCGTAAAATCACATCTGCAGGCGTAGTGTCAACACTAGCGGGTGGTTCTAGAGGATATCTTGATGCAACAGGAACCAGCGCAAGATTTAATTCTCCGTGGGGAGTTGCAGTGGATTCAACAGGAAATGTGTATGTGACAGATGGTGAAAACCAGCGCATCCGTAAAATCACACCGGATGGTGTAGTCACAACAGTAGCAGGTAGTACTAAAGGATATGCCGATGGAATTGGAACCAATGCACAGTTTGGTAGTGATTACGGAAATGGAATTTTAGTGACTTCATCAGGGATTTTGTATATAACAGACGCTCAAAATAACCGTATCCGTAAAATCACAGTTGGAGGAACAGACCCCAACATCTACTCAGGAACACCGTTGACTGGAACCCTCTTGACCAGTTTCAATCCTGCGCTAACTGGAAGCACCATCACAATCCCTGCCTCAACAACCAACGCTAAAGTGGCGTCCTTCACAGTTGCTGCATCTTCCTTGCCACTCAAAACCTCCGTGACCGGTGTTTGGAGCACAACTCTGTACGCTACAGTAGGGTTATCGACCAGTCCTGCATCGTTCTATTTTGAGATTGTGGATGGCGCAACCGTGGTTGCTACAGGTACCACGTTCACCAGCGTGAATCAATCCAGTCCGATGCAGTTGTATAAATCGAATTTGACCATCCCTGCTCGTACTTATTCAACTAACTTAACCCTGAACATCTACGTCACAACTCAAGCGTCTAGTTCTCTCATTCTCGGTTTTAATGGTTCAACAATCTCATACTTGAACACCACGATTCCAAGTGTTGGAGTCACTGGAACCACAGGTCACACTGGACCTATAGGTACTCCGCTTTCATTTGATGGTGGAAATCCCTCAATTTCATTTCAATATGGACCTGTATTTGATTGCGGAAGTGTAGAATAATATAAGTTTCTACCTATTTAACAATGCCTTACATACAATTGCAGTTCAGACGCGGTCTTTCAACTCAATGGACAAGTAACAATACACTATTGGCGGATGGTGAAATGGGGATTGAAACCGATACAAGTCTTTTTAAGATAGGAAATGGATCGACCGCTTGGAATTCATTGGCATATGGAGGTATTCGAGGAGTTACAGGTCCAACTGGTCCTACAGGTTCTACAGGTCATACAGGGTTTACAGGACCTGCGTCTTTTGTAACAGGTCCTACAGGTCCTCTCGCAATAGGACCTACAGGGTTTACTGGACCTGCGTCTTTTGTAACAGGTCCTACAGGTGCTGGTGGTGGAGGTTCAGTAAGCATTACGGGAAGTACTGGTTTCGGAAACATCTTAACCGTTGCAACGGGTGGTGCGGGTATCTTTGGAAATTCTAATTTTGTAGTTGCAGGACCGAGTGGATTTGTAGGGATCGCAACAACTACTCCAGTTACACAATTGGAAGTCAATGGCGGTGTCACCATTCGTAATGGATATCGTCCTTTGTATAACAATGTCACTGCTTCAAACTTGTCGGTTTCTGCTAATTCGTTCGGGACGCATTACAACATTACCAATAGCGCTTTTTCAACAATGACCTTACCTACCATTACATGGGCTAACGATTCCAATGGATATTGGGTATTTCGTAATAATACATCCTCGTATTTATCTGTGACCATTACCTACACGACAGCAGGAACCACTGCACCTACCAATCCAGTCGTGATTCCACCTGCGAATTCCACTACAATCATGGTGACATATCCTGGCGGAACAACCTCCAACTATGTTTTGTTTTAAGAAAGGTAATGATCGGAACCTCAAGAAGTGTGTGGGGATTTGACCCAAGGAGTGTTCCAGACTGTCAATTGTGGTTGGATGGTGCGGATCCTGCTGGAACAGGCACACTACCTGCGAATGGAGCCACAGTTTCAACGTGGGTAGATAAGTCTGGGAATTCAAATAATGCAACAGGTGGTACATCACCTACATATTCTACTTCTGGTAAAGGTCTTGTTTTTTCTACAGCTAGTACAACTTATTTACAAACACCTATTACTGCAGTTCCAACTGCTGAAACAGTGTTCTGTGTGTTTACACCAACAAATGCACAACTATTATTGAATAATGATATGTTTTCTTCAAGTGCGACTAATGGATTGGGATTTCAAATTGCAGGAAATGGAACAAGTTTTGCATTAAAATATGATATTTGGGGGATTACAGGATACGCATTCACATCGTATACGATATTTCCTGGAACTATATCATTAGGATCTGGAACATTTTCAAGTTCAACTGCAACAACTTTTTTGAATGGAGGTGCGTCAGTGGGTGGACCTACAAGTACCGCATCACCTTCAGGTAGTGGAACTCGTAGAGTAGGTTCTGGTGCAGGTGGAGACTACTTTAATGGAACTATTCATGAACTTATCTATTATAACTCACTTATTAGCACCTCCCAACGCCAACAAATTGAAGGCTATCTTGCACACAAGTGGGGATTGACTGGATATTATGATTCTTCCATTCCATTGACGATTCCCGGATGTCAATTGTGGTTGGATGGAGCAGACCAAAGTTCAATGACGCTTTCGGGTTCTAATGTTACCGTATGGAACGATAAATCTGGGAATGGGTATCATATGAATACTTTGTCAGCATCCGCGTTATGGACAGGTAGTGCTGTATATCCAACGATAGGAACTTCAATGAATGGTCTTCAAACCGTAAACTTTGTTGCTCAATCAGGTTTAAAACAAGCAACAACATTGGATGGTATTAAAAATCTATTTTGGGTTGGGCGTATTGCAGCTCCAACAGGAAGTCCTAGTGGACCAGGAGCTCCAGTTTATTTTCTTCTTGGACACGATACTCTGTATGATTGGCATGCAACTAGTTATGGTGGTAAATTTATAGAAACAGCCTTTGCACAAGCTGGTATTAGTAGTGCAACAGCATCTCTCTTTACATCCGACCCAAATGCTGTAACAAATGCTACATTCTCAACTGTCAATATGCCATCTGCTCCAAATATATCCTTATTATCGGTATCAGGAATTACAGGTTCTACACGATATCAAGGTATTTGTTATGATAGAGGTTTTCATACCGGTTGGTGTGGTGATTTAGCCGAAGTCATTACCTTTACCACCGCCCTCACCACCACTCAACGCCAAACCATCGAAGGATATCTTTCAAAGAAATGGGGAATCGGATCTTCTTCTTCAATTCCTTCCACACATCCCTTCTCCTCCATTCGACCTCATTTGCGCACCTTTCAACCCATCGATGTTCCAGGGTGTCAATTGTGGTTGGATGGAGCAGACTCTTCGACAATCACGTTTAGTTCAGGTAGCAATGTGAACCAATGGAATGATAAGAGTGGGAATGGAAGAAATGCAACGGTATATAATGGAACACCTACCTACACAGTATCGTCAGGAATGACCTTCAATGGAAGTTCAACACTACAAGTTACTTACCCAGCATCACCTGCTGTAGAAACTCTATTTATGATTATTAAGTTTAACTCTGTTTCAGGGCAATCGAGTATTTTTGCTGGAACTGCAGGTGGTCAGCGAGAGTATTTATTGTATTCTCCCTATAGTCCTGGAACAATGTATCTAGGAAGATACGGAGGTGCACCTAGTGGTTCAATCAATGGAGGTACCGTAACTACTGGAACTACCTATATGTTAGAATATATCTTTAATGGAACCAGTAATACAATCTCATTCTATCAATCAGGAACTGTAACAAGTTCTGGGACTCCTCAATTTACCTATGGTGCAGGAGGCACTATCACTCTCATTGGTTCTTATGGAGGAGGTGGATTTTTACAGGGTCAAATCTATGAAATCCTCGTGTACAATACCGCTCTCACCGCCTCTCAACGCCAACAAGTGGAAGGGTATTTAGCGCGCAAATGGGGAATCAGTATAAGTGCAACATTACCTTCCACACATCCATTCAAGTCGTTTCCGCCTGCAGTAATTTCAGAAACTTTTACTAATACTTTTACCTATACAGGTGGAGATCAAAGTTTTGTAGTACCTACAAATGTAACGAGTATAAAAGTCTATATGTGGGCAGGAGGCGGTCAAGGAACAACAACAATTAATGGATCTTTTTATGGAGGAGCAGGTGCCTATGTTCAAGGAGTTCTTACAGTGACACCGGGCGAGACTCTTACCATATATGTAGGTCAAGGAGGTATTACTGGACCTACCTTTTCATACAAAAATGGAGGATATAACAGTGCAGGTGATGCAGGAACTGGTACTGCTGGTGGTAGATCAGGTATCGCTAGAAGTTCAACGAATATTGTTGCTGTAGGTGCGGGTGGTGGTGGTGGTGGTAACGGAAACGGAGGAGCAGGAGGTATAACTTCAGGAAGTGCTGGAGGTGGAACCAATCCAGGTGGAGGAGGCACACAATCTGCTGGTGGTTCTGCTGGTTCAAGTGGTTATAATAGTGGAGGTGTTGGACAAAACTTTGGTGGAGGCACTGGTCCTAGTGCTTATGGTGGATCAGGCGGTGATGGATTTTATGGAGGTGGAGGTGGAGCAGCATTTGGTTCTGGACAACTCGGTGGTGGAGGTGGAGGTGGATCTTCACTCACAAGTAATCTAACCTCTCTGGTTACGTTTGTAAGTTCAAATGGATATTCAGCACCAAATACTAATTCTAGATATTATAGATCAACTATAGCAGCAGGAGGTTATGGATTAAGTGGAACTGCAGGAAATGGTCTTGTTATTATAACATCTTCTATATAAGGTTATTACCCCCTTAACCCCTCGATACGTGAATCCTTAACGTGTTTCCAGAAAATGAGAAGGATATATTGATTCCAGGCGTCAACGCTCGAATCTTTTCCAAAACCTCATCGAATGTAATGGGACTCAATAAAAATTGTAGGTAAGCCATTGTGTCACGAGTGACTCCGTCTGAACAAACGTTTGGAGGAGTGATTTCGAAGGATTGAACTATAAATGTAGCTGGGAATCCAAGACCTGCCCATTGAAACAGTTGGGGGCGATACTGTTCGCGTTGCGGATTGACCAATCCAGTTAAAGACTGCTTATCTGCGTCTTGCTTTGCAACAACAACTGCATAACTCTGCATGAGTTCTTCTAAGGTAACAATCTGAGGCGCTTCGGTAGGTCCAGTTGCAGCCGTAGGAAACATGGATAGATCCGGTCCAGTGGGTCCTGGTTCATTCGTTCCAGTGGGTCCGGTTCCTTCGGTGGGTCCAGTTCCTTCGGTGGGTCCAGTGGGTCCGGTTCCTTCGGTGGGTCCGGGTTCATTCGTTCCAGTGGATCCGGTTCCTTCGGTGGGTCCGGTTCCTTCGGTGGGTCCGGTTCCTTCGGTGGGTCCAGTGGGTCCGGGTTCTTCGTTACTCATTTGTTAAATGAACCCGATTTTTAACTTGAATACACTAACAATAGAATGAGTGCTGGTCCAACGGGTCCCACTGGACCAACAGGAATGACAGGTATAACAGGAGGCACTGGTTCATCGTATGGTCTTCGAGGAGCGCCCGGTCCACCAGGTGACGATGGAAATGACGGACCTCAAGGACCTCAAGGACCTGCAGGATCTGCGACGAATACAGGTGCAACAGGAGTTCAAGGAACCCAAGGAACTCGAGGAACTCAAGGATTTCAAGGACCTGCAGGATTTGCAGCCAACACAGGTGCAACAGGACCTCGAGGTCAAGCAGGTCTAGATGGTCTTCGAGGACCAAAGGGAACGGATGGTCAGGCAACGAATACAGGCGCAACAGGAACTCAAGGAACTCAAGGAACTCAAGGAACTCAAGGCACTCAAGGCACTCAAGGCACTCAAGGCACTCAAGGCACTCAGGGAACTCAAGGCACTCAAGGCACTCAAGGCACTCAGGGAACTCAAGGTACACAAGGTACACAAGGCACTCAAGGCACTCAGGGAACTCAAGGCACTCAAGGCACTCAGGGAACTCAAGGAACTCAAGGAACTCAAGGTACACAGGGAACTCAGGGAACTCAAGGTACACAGGGAACTCAAGGGACCCAAGGGACTCAGGGTACTCAGGGCACTCAGGGTACTCAAGGTACTCAAGGTTTTCAGGGTTTTCAGGGGACACAAGGAACCCAAGGAACCCAAGGAACCCAAGGTACTCAGGGAACCCAAGGTACTCAGGGTACTCAGGGAACCCAAGGTACTCAGGGAACCCAAGGTACTCAGGGAACCCAAGGAACCCAGGGCACTCAGGGAACACAAGGGTTTACTGGACACACAGGAACCTCTGGAGTTGGAGGTGGTTCCGTCATTCAATTAGACAGTGGATTTGGAACTGTAGATTTACCTCAAGGAATTGTTTCAACTTTTGCAGGTAGTTTATCCAATACAGCTGGATCCACCGATGGAACTGGAACCAACGCTAGTTTCAGTTATCCTTATGGAGTCGCAGTGGATTCAGTAGGCAATGTGTATGTAGCGGACTATGGTAACAATCGCATTCGTAGAATCACACCTGGAGGTGTAGTCACAACCTTAGCAGGTAGTTTGTCTAATACATCTGGTTCCACTGATGGAACTGGAACCAACGCTAGTTTCAATATTCCTACTGGAGTCGCAGTGGATTCTGCAGGAAATGTGTATGTAGCAGACTTTGGTAATCATCGTATTCGTAAAATCACACCCACAGGTGTGGTTAGTACATTGGCAGGTAGTTCACAAGGTTCTACCGATGGAACTGGAACCAACGCTAGTTTCAATTATCCTCATGGAGTCGCAGTGGATTCAGTAGGCAATGTGTATGTAGCGGATCAAGTTAATAATCGTATCCGTAGAATCACGCCAGAAGGAGTAGTTACCACATTGGCAGGGAGTTTATCCAATACATCCGGTTCTACCGATGGAACAGGAACGAATGCGAGTTTCAGTGCTCCTCGTGGAGTCGCAGTGGATTCAGTAGGCAATGTGTATGTAGCGGATATTGGTAATCATCGTATTCGTAGAATCACATCCACGGGTGTAGTCACAACCTTAGCAGGTAGTTTATCCAATTCAAATGGATCCATAGATGGAACAGGAACCAATTCACAATTCAGTAATCCTACAGGAGTCGCAGTGGATTCAGCAGGGAATGTGTATGTAGCGGATCAATCCAACCAGCGTATCCGTAAAATCACATCCACTGGTGTAGTGACAACCTTAGTAGGAAGTTCATCTGGTTCTGCCGATGGAACTGGAACGAATGCGACTTTTAGTGGTCCTACTGGAGTCGCAGTGGATTCAGTAGGCAATGTATATGTTGCAGACCAAATTAACCACCGTATCCGTAGAATCATCGCCAAAACCTATTCACTTCTACCGTATACAACTCAAACCGGATCGTCGGCAATCACGGTTCCTGCATCGACTACACAAACTTTAAATTTTGCTGTTCCTTCTTCATCTTTGCCTTCAACTCTAACTCTTGCAGGTACATGGGTTCTCAAGTTGTACGCATTCTTAGTTAGTTCCACTAGTTCTGCAACGATTACTTGCCAAGTCTTCAATGGAACCACACTTCTAACCAGTGGAACCTCAAGTGTTATAGTGTCAAGTATGACGGTTCAACTATACCCAATTACATTCATTATTCCAACTGTGAACATCCCTGACTACTTGGAACTAGATGTAATTGTGACTACACAGTCAAGTCCTCTTACGTTCCAGTTCACGGCGCCTAATCTATCGTTAATAGAGACTTCATTGCCAATTACCACTCTAAAACCTTCTAGTGGTCTCATGTTACCATTGGCAAGTGGAACTGTAAATTTTCCATTTGTTACAACCTTAGCAGGCAGTTTGTCTAATACATCTGGATCTACCGATGGAATTGGAACCAATGCAAGTTTCAATATTCCTAGAGGAGTCGCAGTGGATTCAGCGGGGAATGTGTATGTAGCGGATAATAATAATCACCGTATCCGTAAAATTGATACAGGTGGTGTAGTGACAACCTTGGCAGGTAGTTCAGCTGGATCTGCCAATGGAACAGGAACCAATGCAGGGTTTACTTTTCCTAGTGGTGTTGCAGTTGATTCAGCGGGGAATGTATTTGTAGCGGATCAACTTAATCACCGCATTCGTAGAATCACGCCAGAAGGTGTAGTTACCACATTTGCAGGGAGTACATCTGGTTCTACCGATGGAACAGGGACGAACGCTAGTTTCAATACTCCCTTTGGAGTTGCAGTGGATTCAGCGGGGAATGTATTTGTAGCAGATACTGTTAACAACCGCATTCGTAGAATCACATCCGCAGGTGTAGTGACAACCTTAGCAGGGAGTTTATCCAATACATCTGGTTCCACGGATGGAACTGGAACGAATGCGAGGTTCAATGCTCCTCAGGGAGTCGCATTTGATTCAGCGGGGAATGTGTATGTAGGTGATACAGGTAATAATCGTATCCGTAGAATCACATCCGCAGGTGTAGTCACAACCTTAGCAGGTAGTTTATCCAATTTAACTGGATCTGCAAATGGAACTGGAACCAATGCAACTTTCAATGCTCCTAGAGGAGTTACAGTGGATTCAGCGGGAAATGTGTATGTAGCAGATGGTATCAACCATCGTGTTCGTAGAATCACATCCGAAGGTGTAGTCACAACAATTGTAGGTAGTTCAGCTGGATCTGTAGATGGAATAGCAACCAATGCGAGTTTCAATACTCCTATTGGAGTAGCAATTGATTCGGCAGGAAATCTATATATAGGAGAACAAGACAACCATCGTATCCGTAAACTCACTAACATAGAAAATTCACTACTCCCCTATACACCCTTAAGTGGATCCTCTGCAATTACGGTTTCTGCATCCACTACACGAACTGTAAGTTTCGCTATTCCAGCATCATCTTTACCTTCAAGTCTAAACATTGCAGGTATATGGGCTCTCAATTTATATGCATTCTTAACTAGTTCAACCAGTTCGGCAACCATTACTTGCCAACTCTTCAATGGAACCACTCTTCTAACCAGTGGAACCACAGGTGTTACCGTAGCGAGTATGACGATTCAACCCTACTCAATTCCATTCATTGTTCCAAACGTGAACATTGTTGACTATTTACGTCTTAATGTAATTGTGACCACACAGTCAAGTCCAATTACTTTTCAGTTTACCTCTCCTAGTCTTTCATTCTTACAGACTTCATTGCCAATTACCACTCTAACACCGTCTAGCGGTCTCGCATTTCCATTGGGAAGTGGAACTGTAAATTTCCCAATTGTTACAACCTTTGCAGGTAGTACATCTGGATCGACAAATGGAACAGGAACTAATGCACAATTCAATCAACCTGCTGGAGTTGCAGTCGATTCTGCGGGAAATGTGTATGTAGCCGATCAATCCAACAACCGTATCCGTAAAATTGATACATTAGGAGTAGTCACAACCTTAGCAGGTAGTACACAAGGATCTACTGATGGAACAGGAACGAACGCTACATTTAATGCTCCTTATCCATTAGCAGTGGATTCAGCAGGGAACGTGTATGTATCAGATCGCGGAAATAACAGAATTCGTAGAATCACACCATTAGGTGTAGTTACTACATTTGCAGGAAGTTTGTCCAACACACCTGGATCTACAGATGGAACTGGAACCAATGCGACTTTCTCCGGTCCCTTTGGAATGGGAGTAGATTCAGCAGGAAATGTATTTATAGCAGACACAGGTAATCACCGTATTCGCAGAATCTCAACATCAGGTGTAGTCACAACTTTTGCAGGTAGTTTATCCAATTCATCTGGATCTACCGATGGAGTTGGAACAAACGCTACTTTTAACCAACCTTTTGGAATTGCATTTGATTCGTCAGGGAATATGTATGTAACGGATCTTGCGAACAACCGTATTCGTAGAATCACACCCGCAGGTGTAGTCACAACCTTTGCAGGAAGTTCATCTGGATCTGCTAATGGAACTGGAACCAATGCACAATTCAGTAATCCTACAGGAGTCGCAGTGGATTCGACAGGAAACATATATATAGGAGATCAATCCAACCACCGCATTCGTAGAATCACGCCAGCAGGTGTAGTCACAACCTTTGCAGGTAGTTCACAAGGATCCGCAGATGGAACAGGAACAAATTCACAATTCAGTAATCCTACAGGAGTCGCAGTGGATTCGACAGGAAACATATATATAGGAGATCAATCCAACCACCGCATTCGTAAACTCATTAACATAGAAAATTCACTTCTACCATTTACATCAACTGGAACATCGGCAATCACGGTTCCTGTTTCCACTACACGAACTGTGAGTTTCGGTATTCCAGCTTTATTTTTGTCTTCATTTACACTTGCAGGTACATGGATGCTCACTCTGTATGCATCCTTAACAACTTCCACAAGTCCAGCAACGATTACTTGTCAACTCTACAATGGAACCACTCTTCTAACAAGTGGTACCACAAGTGTTACCGTATCAAGTATGACTGCTCAACCCTACTCAATACCATTCATTGTTCCGAATGTTTACATTCCTGAATATTTAGAATTAGATGTAATTGTGACTACACAGTCAAGTCCAGTGACCTTTCATTTCTCGTCTCCCAATATGTCATTTTTACAGACGTCATTTCCTTTGACATCTCAGTATGGAAATCCATCAGTTAATGGAACTGATTATGCATATCATCAGAGATCTACACATATGTTTTTTGGTCAAGGTGTTACAACAGGTGCTGGAACAATTGGAGTCTATTCAACTGAAAGCAATGTAACGGGACAAGGAGGATCTGTTGCTCTTGGAGCACGATCTACTGATTTCGGAGGAGGTCAACAACATCAGATTCAGGCAAGAATAGCAGGTGTTGTAGATGGAAGTTATACAGGTGCATTTATAATTCAAACATGTGCTAACGGTGCATTGCCTGAACGATTTCGAATAACAAGTGCTGGATACGTTGGAATAAATTGTAATGCTCCAAGTGTTCCACTAGTTGTCAATGGTTATATACTTAGTAATGTAGCTCAATCCACTTATTTTTCTTATAATACTGGTCTTGGCACTAATCCTAATACTATGGGACATAATACAACTATTTTTGCACAAACAGGAGTCGTTGCAGGTGCATTTATTGCGTATTCTGATCAGCGTATCAAAACAGACATTCAAGATGTTCAAGATGATGAGGCATTACAACAACTCCGACTCATTCAACCTAAGACGTATACATATAAAGATATTATTGAAAAGGGATCTACACCCGTCTATGGATTTATTGCTCAACAAGTTCGAAGTGTATTGCCATATTCAACCGGTTTAATTAAAAATACCATTCCTGACATTTACAAACTTGGTGATCGCGTAGAGGATATTGTTACATTACGCGACTCAACGTTTTCATTCAATGAATCCTCTGGAAATGTTAAATTTATTCAGAAAAAAGGAGGTGATGCAATTGTTCCTGTTAACTTCATTTCATCTAATCAATTACAGATTTTAGATACAAGTAATCTTGACTCAAATGAATCCGAAATCTTCGTCTACGGTCGAGAAGTAGAGGATTTTCACACCCTCAATAAAGATGCAATTTTCACAGTCAATGTAGCCGCAACACAAGAACTGGACCGACAACTTCAAGCCGCAAAGGTTCAAATCGCGAGTCTCGAAACACGACTTGCCCTTCTTGAATCTCAGTTTGCTGCTTCGCAAACTCCTCAGTAAACCGTCTCGTGTAAAAGAATAAGATGAGTAGTTACTTATCACGATACATACCTGGAGTTGGCGTAACTACGTGTGCTCCCAATGTATGTGCAGGTCCACCAGGACCTCCAGGTCCAGCAGGGTCTCAAGGTCCGATCGGACCTACAGGGTTTACTGGATTAACTGGATTGGATGGAATTGTTGTATTTCAAGGACCTCAAGGACCTCAAGGACTCTCAGGAACTCTTGGAGCAACTGGAGTCACAGGTCCAACAGGACTCATTGGTTATGCGAGTACAATTCAAGGACCTTCAGGACCGACTGGATTCACTGGACCGACTGGAATTCCTGGAAGCGCTACCAATACAGGACCCACTGGACATACTGGAACACTCACAGGAGCAACAGGTCCTACAGGTCCTGCAGGAAGTGTTGCAAATACAGGACCCACTGGTTTCACGGGACTGACTGGACGAACTGGAATCACAGGTGTTACTGGACCCACAGGAACTACTGGACCTACTGGAAGAACAGGACCCACAGGAATGACAGGTGAAACTGGACCCACTGGATTCACAGGACTCACTGGACCTAGAGGGTATCAAGGACCTACGGGACCGGTAGGTTCAATTGGAAACATAGGAACTCCCGGAACCACTGGACCCACAGGACGTACAGGAACTACCGGACCTACAGGAACTCAAGGAACTCAAGGAACTCAAGGAACTCAAGGCACTCAAGGTACTCAAGGTTTCCAAGGTTTCCAAGGGACACAAGGAACTCAAGGAACTCAAGGTACTCAAGGAACTCAAGGTACTCAAGGAACTCAAGGAACACAAGGAACTCAAGGAACACAAGGAACCCAAGGACCCCCAGGAACTACTACTTGGACTCTAGGTAGTACAGGTATTGCGTTTGGTGCAGTGAGTACAACTAGTAATTTGACAGCAGATACAGGATTAAATAGCACAACCTATCCAACGTTTATCATTCAAGGAGTTTCCAATGCAACTCCATCCACATTGGCAATTCAATCAGTCTATCCATCGAATAGTGGAACTAAATGGTTCGCAGGATTAACAGTTAGATCCGTTTCAGGAACCTCTGCTGCAACAACGTTTACAGTGACATATTACACTCCTACCTAAAGAATAATGTATACTTCCTTCTCACCCCGTTCAACCACTGCATGTACACCTCCTGTTCAATATATTACAGGTGCTGTTGCAGGAACTCAAGGAGATCAAGGACCTCAAGGATTCACAGGTGTGGTTGGATTAGCAGGACCCAGAGGATTCACAGGCGCTTCTGGAACAACTGGAAATACTGGAATCACTGGACCCACTGGTATTTCGCCAATTGGACGACAAGGTCCACGTGGTCGAACGGGAGATACAGGAGCAACCGGTCCAACCGGACGCACTGGACCCACTGGACTTGCTGGACGTGCTGGAGATATGGCAACAACAGGAACTACAGGTCCAACTGGAGTTGGTCCCATTGGAAGAACAGGACTTCAAGGACCTTCTGCTGGAACAGGCGCTCGTGGTACACAAGGATTCACAGGACCTACTGGACTGACTGGACCCACTGGACCGACTGGACCCACTGGATTGACTGGACCGACTGGATTGACTGGATTGACTGGACCGACTGGACCTTCTCCTACAGGTACTCGAGGTCCACGAGGTGAACGAGGAATCGAAGGACCTGTAGGAGAAATGGGAGAGAATGGACCTCCAGGATTTGGATATACAGGACCGACTGGAATTATGTATTCTGGACTTCAAGGAACTCAAGGAACCCAAGGAACCCAGGGAACTGAAGGAACTCAAGGAACCCAGGGAACTGAAGGAACTCAAGGAACCCAGGGTACACAAGGAACTCAAGGAACTCAAGGAACTCAAGGCGCTGAAGGAACCCAAGGTACTCAAGGGACTCAAGGATCTCAAGGATTGATTGGAAGTATTTCAGGTATCTCTTCAGGAAGTGTAAGTGCAAGTTGGTTGAGTGAAGTATCTGAAGGCGGAACTCATACTGTCTCTGCTTCAACTGGAGTGGCCAGTACAAACCGATTATGGATTACAGGTGTTGAAGTAACTGCTGGAACCGATACGAATCCTGTCTTACAAACATTCTGGATTGAAACTATCTCTAGTGTATGGTGGGTCAATGCAACGGTCTATCATACGACTGCTGGTTTGAACACGTCTACAATGATTTATTATTCATATTCTTCCTAAACATAAACATAATGGACCATTATTTAACGATCGATCATTGGGCTTCAATTGTCAGAATGATGAAAGATTCTGAACGAGAATTTGACATTCCAGCATACACGACTGAACAACTTGCTGGAGATATTTTGAGAGTCATTCGAACTACACGGTTTCGTCAAGGCGCTCTTTTCAAAGAACATCGTGGCGAAGAATATGAACAGTTTATTGAATCCTTGAACTCTAAGTATCATCCAGAAGCAGTCAAACGTGCCGTAGACAATGATGAGTTCTGGGAAGTCTGTTTTTCTCTACGTAATTAAGAATGGAATCCATTGCAACCGAATGGACTGAATGGACAGTGCATAAAGTCTTGTTTTGGGAAGAGGACCCAGTTCGCAAAGGTAAATTGGTGAGATACATCCACGATTTTCTGAGCAACGCAATGATTATCTTGATTGTGATTTCACATACATTGTATCCAGCATTTTGGTTACAAACCATTGTGTTATGTATTTGTGTAGTTGTATGGTTTCAACATCTACTTTGCAATGGATGTGTCATTTCTAAAGTTGAACAAAAATTGATTGGAGATACACGTAGTTTTGCAGCACCCTTCCTTGAAGTCTTTCACATTGAACCCACCAAAGAATTGGGATCCGCAATGATCATCATGGGAAGCACGTTAGTCGTGTTTTTCTTAGGACTTGAGTGGATTGCTCGTATTCATCATAAATTGATTCCGTTTGTCTTGACACTCTTTGAACGTGTGAAACAAAATGGAATAATCTAAAGGGAAGGATAAGAGGTAATAACTATGGGTGATACAATTATTGGTGTTCAATTCGGAATTGCAAATCCAGAGGACATTGTTAAACGCTCTGTCGTTGAAGTGACCACAGACAAGACCTATCAAGGCAGTCAACCGATTCCAAATGGTGTCTTTGATTCACGATTTGGTGTGATCGAAAACGGCAAGGTCTGTCCTACCTGCAAACAGACCAATCAGTACTGCCCAGGACATTTTGGACACATTCGTCTAGCGCGTCCCGTCTACCTTTACCAGTTCTTTGATATGATTGAAAAACTCGCAAATGTCATCTGTCTCAACTGTTCTAAACCATTGGCAGTTCCAGACGATATTGGGTATTTGAAGTCGTCCGGTCTTGGGAGATTCAAGGAAGTGCGTGATCTACGTCCTAATCCACGACCTAAGGAACCTTACGAATGCCGTCATTGCCAGACACCTATCTTCAAGAAAGTTGCAAAAGTTCTTGGAAAGGCGGCAACCTTAGAAGGACACATCTACAATACGGATCCAGATACAGTTGTAGAACCCGTGACACTTCAATGTGAAATGATTCTTCGCGCCTTTCAACGTATCACCGATGAAGATTGTCGTTTAATCGGTCTGAATCCCGAATTTGCACGACCTGAATGGATGATTTGCACTGTCTTGGCAGTTCCACCTTTGGCCGTTCGTCCTTCCGTTGTGATGGACGATAATCAGCGAATGGAAGATGACTTGACACATCAATTGATTTCAATCATCCGTTCCAACGACAGTTTGCGTGACAAAATTGATAAGAATGAATCGGCAATTATGTTAGACAAGTATACGGCATCTTTGCAATACAACGTCGCAACCTACGTAGACAATGACATCAAGGGTCTTGAACCTTCGGCACAACGCTCAGGTCGTCCTTTACGAACATTGAAGTCCCGATTTGGAGCAAAAACTGGACGTGTTCGTGGAAATCTGATGGGAAAGCGTGTGGATTTCTCGGCACGTTCAGTCATTACACCCGATGCGAATATTGAGTTGGATGAACTAGGTGTTCCTGAAGAGATTGCTATTAATTTGACCTTTCCAGAGATTGTGAGTCCTTACAATCGTGAACGTCTCATGGGTTACATTCAAAATGGTCCAGACAAACATCCAGGTGCAAAATCCGTGTATCTCAAAGCAGATGACCGAACACTCAGTTTACGCTATGTGAATCCAGACACCATTGACATTCGTGAAGGCGACGTAGTCCATCGTCATCTGATTCACGGTGACATTGTGTTATTCAACCGTCAACCGTCTCTTCACAAGGCGTCTATGATGGCGCATCGTGTAGTCGTTCTACCCTATTCAACCTTTCGTCTCAACGTATCGGCAACACGTCCTTACAATGCAGACTTTGACGGTGATGAGATGAACATGCACGTGCCTCAAAGCATTGCATCGGCAACTGAACTCCGATACATTGCGAGTGTTCTTCGAAACATCGTGAGTCCAAGAACGAACAGTCCAATTATTCAGTTGTTTCAGGATACGATGACTGGCGCATATCGTATTAGTCAACCCGATGTTGAAGTTCCTGAACCGATTGCAATGAACATTCTTGCAAGAATCCGTCTTCCCTTTTCACGAAAGAATCGTAAGTGGACTGGATCTGAATTGATTTCAGCAGCGTTTCCCATGATGAACTACAAGGGTCGCATTACTCTGAAGAATGGACAACTCAATCCAGGAGATATCCTACAAAAAGGTGCATTCAGTGGACTCTTGCACGTAGTCTACACCGACTTTGGTCCTGAACGATGTGGTCAATTGATTAATGACATTCAATCCATTGTGACTCAATACAATTTGTATACGGGTTTCTCAGTTGGCACATCCGATTTGATTGCAAATCAAGTTACCTTAGACTTCGTTGCAGATCAACTTAAAACAGGTCGTGATCGTGTGTCTGTCATCTTATCGGATATGCACGCAGGTCAGTTTATGAACGTCTCAGGTCTCTCAGACGGAGAAGATTTGGAAGACAAGATTTCGTCTGCTCTGAAGGACGTTGCTGCCAATATCAATACGGAAGTGATCAAGAGTATGTCCAAGGACAATCGTATTGTTCAGATGGTTGACTCAGGATCCAAAGGAGGTGAGCATAACATTACTCAGATGGTTGCTCTTCTTGGACAACAATTGATTGAAGGTAAACGAGTTCAGTATACGTTGCAAGATAGAACTCTTCCTCATTTCTCACGATACGATGACGGTGTTGAATCTCGTGGATTCGTTCAACATTCCTTTGTAGATGGATTGATGCCTGCTGAGTTCTTCTATCACGCTCAGGCAGGTCGTGAAGGATTGATTGATACTGCAGTCAAAACTTCAGATACAGGATACATTCAGCGTAGGTTGATGAAATCCATGGAAGACCAACACGTAGAACATGATGGAACTGTGAGAAATGTGACTGGTTCAGTCATTCAGTTCGTCTATGGAGAAGACGGTATGGATACAGTTGCCGTAGAATCTCAAGAATGTAAGTTAGCGCTCATGACCTTGGAAAACATCTACCGAGAGTATGCATTGACTCCAGACGATGTGAATCCATTCCTCAAAGAGAGTGTGACTGAAACTCCAGATATGGTTGAAGAAATCATTGCGGACCGTGAACTGTTTGTTCGTTCAGTCTTCCGATATCGCAAGAATGATACAGTTCTTGCACCGGTTCATCTCAAGAGATTGGTAAGTAAATACGAGAATCCCTATTCAACCATGACGGACTTGACACCTGCGTATGTAGTTGCGGGACTGAACCGAATCATGAAATCGTTTCCACACAGTCGGGTCTTCCATGCATTGCTTCGATACTACTTGGCGCCCAAGAAGAGTATTGTAATTCATCGTTTCAGTGTGGCGCTCTTTGATGAACTCTTGAAAGACATTCAATTTCGTTCCATCAAGAGTCAGGTTCATTCAGGTGAAATGGTAGGTGCATTAGCAGCACAATCGATTGGTGAACCTACGACACAATTGACCTTGAATACCTTTCACTCTGCAGGAACGGTCAAGGCAAACGCTACTTCAGGTGTTCCGCGTATTGAAGAGTTGTTATCAGCATCGGCAAATCCTAAGAAACCAGGTAATACAGTCTACTTACTGCCACACATTTCTACAGATCAAGATGCGACTATCTCCAAGATGAAGGAGATTCAGCGTACAACCTTGCGAGACATTACTAAATCCGTTCGAATCTACTACGATCCTCCATCATCGGGAACAGCAGTTGAAGAAGACGCTGAGATTCTAGCGTTGTATCGAGAATTCACGATTATGAATGAAGCGTCTTGTGCATCCCCTTGGGTCATGCGTCTAGAATTGAATGACGCAGAACAGGCAGCACGTAATATCATTGACTTGACTGAAGTGGTTGCTAAGATTAGAAACTCAGGATTGAAGATCTTGGAATGTATGCATTCAGACGCTTCTGCAAAGAAGATCATCTTGCGAATGACCTTTGATACAAACACTATCAAGAACCCGACTCAACTGAGGTTCCTTGAAGAAAAGGTATTGGATACTGTATTGACTGGAGTCGATGGAGTGGGTGGAGTTCATTTGCGAAAGGTAAAGAATGAAATGATCTACGATGAAAAAGTTGCCGGATACACACAGAAAGAGCAATATGTTCTAGATGTGGACGGAACCAATTTGTATCAACTCATGGTCTTCCCAGGTGGAGATGGAACACGTACGTTCTCAAATGACATTCACGAAATCAACGATGTGTTTGGTATTGAATCCGCGCGCTTGGCAATCTTTGAGGAGTTTTCAGAAGTCTTCGTTTCAGAAAAGGTGAATTACCACCATCTGAGTGTATTGGTCGACAGCATGACCTTCTCAGGAAGGATTGTAGCGGTTAACCGATTCGGTATGAACAAGAATGAAACTGGAGTTCTGGCGCGATCTTCATTTGAAGAGACTAGCAAGAATATGTTCAATGCTGCAATGGGAGGTGAATATGATACTATGAGAGGTGTGTCTGCTAACATCATGTTCGGACAGAAACCACCCTGTGGAACAGGATTTGTGGATATCTTGGTAGATGAATCACGTCTACCGGATGGACCCGACGAAGAACCTGAAGACACAACCTTGCAAGATGTCAATCAACGATTGAGCGCCTTACCTGAGAGTTCATGTCGTCTCGAAGACATCTTGATGGACTGGTAAGTTTTAAAGTATTGAAAGAAAGTAATGAGTGGGGAACCTGATGAGAATGAAGAACATATAGACATTCTTAAAACAGACTCAATTTTTGATTTTAACTTTGTTAAACCTTTGCCTATAAAAGTAACACCAAAAGAACAAGAATTAACTCAAGTAGTAGATGATGATATTTTTCAAGCGTCACAAGCAGGTGCTACTGAAGTATACCTAGAAGAACTAGAAGAAAAAAAAGAACAAAGTAAAAAATCTGAAATAAATGCTCAGGCAAGGGAAGTATCAAAAGAAGTACTAAATGAAAGAGGATTCTCACCTATTACTGAAGAAACTGAAGAAGATGAAACAACTACATCTGAAGAAGAAGTACCTATAGAAACAACAAGATCTAAACGAACTCCTAAACTATCATTTAAGATAACTGAAAATTTAAGACAAGAAGAAGAAATAGCTCAAGCTGCTAGAGAAAGAGAAAATCAAAAGAAAAGCAAATCACAACTTGCACAAGTACGATCTACTGATATAGATCAAGACATTTCAACTTCAGAAAATGGAGGTATAACTGATAGTAGTATTGCAAGTATTGCAAAAAGGTTTATTACACCAAATTTACGTCTTGAAACTTATAATCCTACTAGTCAAGCAACAGTAATATATGGTGAACAATTAAAAGATTTAACAAAACCAGATTCACTTTGTTCTTTATGTGGATTTCAACTCAAAGACAGAATCTCTTATTGGCATAATAAAATCCATAATCCAGACGATCCAGAAAAACTTACTTGGAGTTATGATCATTTTGTTCCAGTTAATTTTTCTGCTGTTGTATTTCGTATTCCAACTTCTAAAAGTAAACATGATGATAAAGAGAAAGAATATCTTAAAAACATTGGACATATAGCATGTTACCATTGTAACTATGAAAAATCACAACGTATGTTCATAACCTGTCCTGTAAAAAATCAAGTTAAAGATTTTCAAAATTTCACACCAAATGAAGATTCAATTACGCTTTTTGTTCATGACTTATATAAAAGTCAAAATAAGAATGGTTGGTCAAAAGAAGGAGATAAAATAAAGAGAACATTAACAAAATGTTTAACAAACGAGCAGAAACATTATGCTACGTGGATACGAGAAAGAATAAAAGCTATAACAACATTAGCGGAGAATGTATGCACTATACTTAAAACTCAAATTGATGTTGGTTCAGTTAATAAACGATATAGACTTACACAAGTTCTTATATTAAAAGCTGATACACTTCTTAAAGAAAATGCAGAATATAACAATTTAGAAAGTAAATCTAAGAAAATTAGATATAGGAAAGCGTATATTGCTAAATTATTTGCCGCTACTGAAGAGAAGTTTCCTGAACCTTGGAAGGGTGATCCTCTTGTTTTAACTGATGAACAAGAACGTAGAGCTGGTTCACGTCGTAAACTCAAGAAGAAGAATAAACGCAAGACCTACAGACGAAAACGATTATTCTAAAAAAGTTTGGGAAGACGAAGACGACGACCTCCGAACATAGTAGGAGTGGAAGGCGTGTTCAAGACCAATGCATAGTATGGGTAGTAGAATGTAGCAAAGAAGAAGTCCAGGATCGCCCAACCGATCGACCCGTACTTCGCATACGATAAACTTGCGGCACCCAAATGCCAGACAAGTCCTACAATGATTCCAAACACAAGGGAGATGATTGCCCATGGACTCATCTCAACCTTGGTGTCTTTGGGCGTTTCTTTACTTTCAGGCATCGGTGGTGGTCCAGGAGGTGAGGAAGGCATCTTTAGTAAATAATCAGGAAACAAAGTAATGGTTAACTTGACTCATGCAGAGTTGGCAGAAATTACAACTCAATCATTGCCTGCTGCAAGTTTAGAAGCGCTTGAGACTCTACGTAGAGAGATGTGTACAGCGTCATTTGCTCTCCAACCTCAACAGAAGTTTTTACGTAGAGTTTTGTCTCCCGATTCACCCACGCGAAATTTACTGATGGTTCACGGCACGGGGGTTGGTAAATGTCATGGACGAGGAACTCCAATTCTAATGTATGATGGGTCAACAAAACTAGTTGAAGATGTGAATGTAGGTGATCATTTAATGGGTGACGATTCAACGCCTAGAAAAGTTGAATCACTTGCTCGTGGACGTGATCAAATGTTTAGAGTCACGTCCATTAAGGGTGAATCCTACGTTGTTAACAGTGAACACATTCTTTGTTTGCAACACACTTCTGAACGAAATACCGTATTTGAAATCACTGTGAATGAATTTTTGAAACTAAGTAATAAACTTCAGAGAAATCTTAAGGGATATAAAACTGCAATTAACTTTCCTTCTAAACCTATTGACTTTGACCCATATATTCTAGGTGTTTGGTTAGGTGATGGATCTCAACGTGATCCAGTAATTAGTTCTCAAGATTCAGTGATCCTTTTTTATCTACGAGAATTCTGTCAACGAAATAATTCAGTTCTTACATTTCAAAGTGGATATGATTATCGTATTTCATCAGTTTCAAGACATACAGAAAACGTATTTTTATCGTTTTTGAAAAGATACAATTTACTTAATAATAAACACGTTCCTGAACTTTATAAAGTGAATTCAGAAGAGGTGAGATTACAAGTTCTTGCAGGTTTAATGGATACAGATGGAACACTTAGCAATAACACATATGAAATTATTCAGAAGTCAAAGCAAATTACAGATGATATTGTATTTTTGGCAAGATCACTAGGTCTTGCAACGACTACACGAATTGTTGAGAAATCATGTATCTATAAGGGACAGCGAGTTTCAGGTAAGTATTACAGAACATTAATAAGTGGAAATACTGACCGAATACCAGTGAAACTTTTGAGAAAGAAGGCAAATCCTAGAAAACAAATCAAAGATGTATTACGATATGGAATTACATTGACTCCATTAGGAGAAGATGATTACTATGGATTCATAATAGATGGAAATCATAGATATGTTCTTGGAGATTTTACAGTTACACATAATACCTGCTCTGCGATTCAAGTTGCGGAAGAGTATATCCTACGTCCTGAATTTCAGGATAAGAAAGTGATGGTTGTGGCGTCTCGTGCAGTTCAAGAGAACTTCAGGACTCAAATCTTTGATATGTCACGTGTTCATTTAGATGCGGTGAGTAACACGCTTAGTTCAAAACAATGTACTGGACGTCGATACCTAGATATGTTATTACGAATTGAATCGGAACCCAAAAACTGGGCAAATCCTGAAATCGTATCACGATTGGAAACAACTTCAGATCGAATCATTGATGAATTCTACGAATTTACGGCCTATGCATCATTTGGAATTCGTTTGCTTGAAAAACTAACTGGAACTGAAAAGGACATTGATACTGCTTGGATCCACGAAAACTTCGACAATCGTCTATTGATTATTGATGAAGCACATAACATTCGATCTCAAGATACACAGATTGCTTTAGGTCTTGAACAATTGGTAAAAGTAGCGGATGGACTTGTT